AGAAGGTTAGTCAACTTCATCCTGATAACGCTATAAAGAAATTCGTTGTTGATAGAAAGATACCTAATGTTTACCATGCCAAGCTTTTCGCATGTCCTAATTTTAAGCATTTTACTAATAGTCTGGTTCCCGACAAGTTTTCAGCTGAGTCTCTGGCTCGAGATGAGACGAGGTTGCTTATTCCTTTTCTGGATGCTAATAAGTCCGTTCATGCCTTCCAGGGTCGCATCGTTAGAGGGAACAGCTCCGTTAAATACATTACAATCGTTCTTAATGATTCAGTACCTAAAGTTTATGGGTTGGACACTGTTAATCCTAACTACACTATACCTGTCCTCGAGGGTCCGATTGATAGTATGTTCGTGCCTAACTCTATTGCTACTGCTGGAGGTGATCTGGTTAGTGCAGTTAGAGACTTTGACAAATCTAGGTTAGTTATTGTTTATGACAATGAACCTCGCTCTGCAGAGACTGTAAAGAAGATTGACAAATCAATCATGATGGGTTATAATGTATGCATATGGCCCGAGAACATGGAGCATAAAGATATCAATGATATGGTTATTAGTGGTCTTAGTAGCGATTTTATATCTCATATAATCAAGACAAACACCTATCGTGATTTGTCTGCTAAGTTGGCATTACAGAGATGGAGTAAAGTGTGAGAGCACGTAAGAAACCTGTAGAGGTTGAGGTTATGCAGCTACTAGATAGTAATGCTACTTTAGTTGCCGATTGGTGTGGTGGTCTTCTTCTCAAGCGAGACGATAACGCCGAGCCTTCTATTCAGATCATGACATTAGAGGGAGTCATGACTGCCCGTTTGAGAGATTATATAATTAAAGGTGTCCATGGCGAGTTTTATCCATGTCATCCTACAATTTTTGAAAAGACCTATGAGATAATTGAAGAATGAAAATCCTATCCCGTGAGATTAAAGCGAACGAAGAGACATTCGCTCCAGAAATGATACTAACTATCTCTATACCCATGGAGTTGGCTAAAGCGGGTGATCTAGAAATAAATCAATACGAGTTGTTTTACGAAGAATTGGGTAAAGCTTTGGAAGAATATGAAAGAGGTATGAAATGACTGACGAAGAAACAAATAAGCTAAAGAAGATTCTTTTTGCCTTAACTCTTATTAAAAATAAAGAATCTGATGAACGCAAGCTTGCATACTTACTAGAAGCAATTGAACATGCAGAAGAACTTTTGGGAATAAAAGTTAAATTGTGAGACAATTAATGACCTACGATTTTAGTATACATAGAAATCCTGATGCCAGAGCTTGGGCTAAGTTCTTCATTGAAACTGTAGAAAGCAATCCAGAATATAAAATTGATGAAGAAATTATGGTTGTTTGGTTTGCTAATGCTATGATGGCTATGCACGATCATCTTCAGGGTATTAGGTTTCATAACGGCGATCACATAGAATATGAAAAGGAACAAAATGAACAACGCTAAGATTATTGCTATTACACAACCAACGATAACACTTCCGCCAATCGATGAATCGTTTGGACAAATCCGCCCTATGACTGCCGAAGAGTTTATCTGTTATACAGCAAGAGTTTCTAATCCATCAAATCAGATGAATACCGAAACTGCTCCACGACTGTTGAGATATCTAATCAAGCACAAGCACTGGAGTCCTTTTGAACTTGTTCATATTACAATGTCTATTGATACGACCCGTGACATTGCCCATCAGATCGTGCGCCATCGCTCATTCTCTTTTCAAGAGTTTAGCCAGCGTTATGCTGATCCGACTAAGGACATGGGTTTCGTGACAAGAGAGGCAAGACTACAAGACGCCAAGAACCGTCAGAATAGTATTGAGACTGATGATGAAGCATTATCTTTTCAGTGGGAAGATGTGCAAAACGATTTGCGATTGACAGCAAAAGAAACATATGAATGGGCTATTCGTAATGGTATTGCCAAGGAACAAGCCAGAGCAGTTCTTCCAGAAGGTCTAACAAAGACTCGTCTATATATGGCAGGGACGCTTCGTTCTTGGATTCATTACGTCGATGTTAGAGCCGAAGAAGGCACACAGAAGGAACATCGTGAGGTTGCTATTGCTGCCCGTAATGAAATCATCAAACAGTTCCCGTCATTGGAAGAGTATTGGTTTCCTGTCGAGGATGTTCGTATAGGTGAATATCCTGATAAGAATAAGACCTGTTGTGAGACTTGTTTTCGTCCGTTCAAAGATAAACCATGGTGGAAGTTCTGGGCATGAAAACAATAAAAAGAGTTGTAACAGAACTAATTGTTGAAACTGATGCTGATGGTCTAGATTGGGCGATTGTGACCACTAGTGTTAACCTTGATGGTCTAGAACGTATCGTTGCTCTGTTTTGTTTGGAAGAGGATGCTAATTATTTCTTAGAACACGGTCTACTAGGTCAAACCCAAAAGTATGAAGTAAGAAAGGTCCATCGTTCAGGTGTAAAGAAACCCGATCCTATATGTCGTTGGCAATATACAGGGAAACTGGAGGAATAATATGACTGTATATTGCTCTTTCTGTGGTAAATCACAACATGAAGTATATAAACTATTCGCTGGCATAGGACCAAAGTCATTCATTTGTAATGAATGTGCGACGCTATGTGTTAATCTTATGTTAGAAGACCTTAAGAAACCAGATGATATGATAACTAAACTGAATAAGTGGATTGAGAGGAATGATGATTAACACCTATATCATGTCGGAAGAAAACGCTAAAGATGTAGAAGATGAGGTCAATCGTCTTAGAAAAGAGAATAAATTTTTACGATCACAAGTAGAAGCATTGACTGGAATAAAAGATAAATCATATAAGCAGTTACATATAGAATCAGAAGGAAAGTTGCTCATCATTGTTGATGGGTCTGTAGGACTAGGTCAATCAAGAGAAAGTTTTGGTCATGAGTAAATACGAGGAACTGGTTCGTTTCATCGCTAACGACTACCTTGAACTTTCACATGAAAAGGTAATGTCGCAGCGCAATTACTGGAGAAAACTTTGCGAAAAACTCATTCGTGAAGAACAAATACGTAACTATTGGGAAGAACGTATGCGTAACTATACTGATGCAGATCTTCTAAGAGACATTCAAGCCATTCATGGTAAGGAAGAAGGCCTGAGACAATACAACGAATGCAAGGAACTTGATAGGAAGAATCGTGAAGAACATATGCGTCGCTGTATTGAAAATAAACGTATAGGTGACAAGCCTGACATATATGATTATGAAGTAGTTTATGAAGAAAACGCCAATTTTATAAAAAATAAAGATGAAGTTATCGAAGGACTATGTAAGATAATAGAATCCTATGGCGAACATGAGGGATATGTTCCTAGAGAAGTTTATGATCTTTACGAGAAGTATTACAAGGGTTATAAAACTAGGAAGGAACATGCAGATAGAGATTATCTAAAAGGTCTTGGGTAATACAATGAATGCAAGTAACTGGTCGAAAATACAAGCCGGAACAATCGTCAAACTAAAGAATTTCACAATCATAAAGTCGATTGATGGAATGTGGTATGTATGATATACATACTATCACAATGCACCGTGGACAAGAAAGCTGTTTAACTTATGAGCAAAACATATCTAATTGAAACACGACAGACATTCATCATCGGTTATGCTGTAACTATGGATGACGATATGGATCCAAAGACAATTGCTGGCAAGATCATTGCCGAGACTGGTCATGGCGCAGAATATCCTATAGAACTATATCAGTATGATGCTGGCGAAGTTTTTGAACAATGCATTCCAACAAGCAATGAACAGATACCAAAAATTTTTAGAGCGAAAAACGATTATCTCAGTCAATTGAATGACGATGAGATACTTGGAAGATTTACAATGGATTTTAGAACGAACAAAGAGGAAGAGTAATGTTCTACATTTTGTATATGATTGACTGTGATGGCCGTGGATGCTTTATGCGAAAGTTTGTAAAGCGCCAAAGAGAGTTGAAAGATGTAACATCATATTGGATGGTGCCTAATGTTTGAAGATGTTGGTTCACTAAATAGAGTTGTCCGTCACGATACTCCAATATCTACGGACTCTAACGCTATTTGGGAGCGCCAGCCTATGACTATTTATCGTCGTATTTACGAACACCATTTTGGACCTATTCCAAAAGGTTATCATATCCATCATAAAGATGGAAACCATTCAAATAACGAACCAGAGAATCTAATGTGCGTAACTGCGCAGGAGCATTTCCGCATACATTACGATCAGAAAGATTATGGCGCCTGTTGGGCTATGATAAGAACAGGTCATATTACCCTTACTGAAGAAGAAAGATCTGAAATTTCCAGTCATCAAATGAAATATCAGTGGGACAACCACAGAGATAAAATGATGAAGGCAAGAAAAAATAGAGATGATTCTTGCCTTATTGGAAGAACATGGAAATTAGACCCAGAGACAGCTAAAAAAGTAAGTTCATATATTACACCATTTACAACAGAAACAGCAGATATATGTAAAGATACTATCTGGATAAACAATGGTTTAAAAAATAAACGTATAAAAAATATAGAAGAAATACCCGAAGGTTATACTAAGGGAAGATTATTTACACCGTGGAATAAAGGAAAGAAAATAAATGACTGAGATGAATGTTTATCAGCAGTGGATCCATAAAAGTCGCTATGCTAGATACCTACCAGAAAAGAACCGTCGAGAACACTGGAAGGAAACAGTTGCTCGTTATGTAGATTATATGGCTGATAAGGTAGACCTTAATCCTGATACTAAGAGAACTATTTTTGATGCTATTTCAAATCTAGAAGTTATGCCTTCCATGCGTGCTCTCATGACTGCAGGTAAGGCTCTAGATCGTGATAACGTTGCTGGTTATAATTGTTCGTATCTACCTATTGATGATCCCAAGGCATTTGATGAAGCCATGTTCATTCTTATGTGCGGCACAGGCGTTGGATTCTCAGTAGAGCGTCAGTATATTAATAAGCTACCAGAAATTCCAGAGAAGCTTTATCCTTCAGATACAGTAATTAATGTTAAGGATAGCAAGGAGGGTTGGTCAAAGGCTCTTCGTATGCTTATTGCTCTTCTTTATTCTGGTGAAATTCCTAAGTGGGATTTAAGCAATCTTCGTCCAGCTGGTGCAGTACTAAAGACTTTTGGTGGCCGTGCATCTGGTCCTGAACCGCTTAATGATCTTTTTAAATTCGTTACTCGCATTTTTACTAACGCTCATGGTCGTAAGCTTACATCGCTTGAATGTCATGACGTTATGTGTAAGATTGGTGAAGTAGTAGTTGTTGGTGGTGTACGTCGTTCTGCAATGATTAGTTTATCTAATTTGTCTGATGATCGTATGCGTCATGCTAAGGCAGGTGAATGGTGGCAAGCAAATGTTCAAAGAGCTCTTTCAAACAATTCAGCAGTATATACGGAGAAGCCAGAAATCGGACAGTTCATTTCCGAATGGCTTGCGCTCTATGAGTCAAAGTCCGGAGAACGTGGCATCTTCTCACGAGATGCGTCTCAAAAGGTTGCGAAAAGAACTGGAAGAAGAGATCATACATATGAATTCGGAACTAACCCCTGCTCTGAGATTATCCTCCGACCATATCAATTCTGTAATCTCACAGAAGTCGTTATCCGTGCTGGCGACAACGAAGGGGACATTGCTCGCAAGGTACGTATTGCAACAATCCTCGGAACAATCCAATCCACACTAACTCACTTCCCTTATCTTCGTAAGGTATGGCAGAAGAACACAGAGGAAGAGAGACTACTAGGTGTTTCGTTTACTGGAATTTATGATAATGCATTGATGAACGATCATAATGATCCAGAACTTCCTGCTCGCCTAGAGCGTTTACGTCAGGTCGCAGTTGACACAAATAAAGAATGGAGTCAGAAACTTGGAATCAATCAGTCTGTTGCTATCACATGCGTTAAGCCGTCCGGGACTGTTAGTCAGTTGGTTCTATCTCCTTCTGGTATTCATCCTGGTCATGACCGTTACTACTTCAGACGTGTCCGCTCTGATGTCAAGGATCCACTTACGAAGCACCTCATTGACTCTGGTGTTCCTAACGAGCCTGATGTTACTAAGCCTGACAGCACTGTTGTATTTACTTTTCCCATGAAGCTTCCTGAGTCTTCGATCACAAGAGAAAATGTTTCGGCAATCGATCATCTTGAACTTTGGTTGAAGTATCAGCGTCATTGGTGCGAGCATAAGCCTTCTGTCACTATTAACGTTCGCGAAGAAGAATGGATGGATGTTGGTGCATGGGTGTATCGTCACTTTGATGAGATGTCTGGTGTATCATTCCTACCGCATGATGGTGGTTCTTATCGTCAGGCTCCCTATGAGACAATCACTAAGGAAGAGTATGAAAACGCCATTATAAATATCCCAACTAAGGTCGACTGGGATGCTCTTGTTGAAATGGATGATAATGTAGAAGGCGCTCAGACATTGGCATGCACCGCAGGAAATTGTGAAATCTAATGTCAAAATAACATAAGGAAAAACAAATGGCAAGTTGGTCAACAGGTTCACAAATATTTGAAGAAATTGCTGTAGTAATTAGAGCAAACGTTTCTGACTACGAAGCAAGATGCGATATTTACAGAGAAATAATTCCAATCTTTGAAGATAACGGTGCAGAACTTCACGATATCTATGAATCTGTTGACGAAGCTTTTGATGAAGTTTGGACTGAAATGTATCCACAAGACGATGGTGATGGTTGGTGATTAGAATTGATCCGCCATTGCCTTTAATTACACCAAAAGGAAAGGCAATGGCGCATTTCCTTATTGATTATGGGTTCGAACACGATCTTCATTGGGTTTGTTTTCAAAACGACACTAGCGAATGTTGGACTTGGAATAATAAAGATATAAGAATACAAAATAATATTACAGCAGGTAGAATAAATGATACCGTACATAAAACCAATCTTTCATAATATATTAAAACCTAATTGGAACGTTTTCAAAGATGTTAAATATGGCCCGTCAGAAGAAACAAAGGCAGACTTATATCTTTTAAAAGATGGCGTGAGACCTACTGTAGTTTTTATTCATGGTGGTGGATGGATGGTAGGAGATAAATCTGTTTACGAAAGCAGAGCTAAAAAGTATGCTCTTGCTGGCTTTAATGCTTTTGCTATAAATTATAGATTAGCAAAGTTTGAAGATCCTACAACTCAATGGAATGCGCAACTACAAGACGTTGAAACTTTTGTTAATTGGTTACGAGAAAACGCTGTAAAGTTTAATGTTGATCCTAATCGTATTGCAGTATGCGGTGATTCAGCTGGCGCTCATTTATCTTTGTTTTTAGGCGCATCAAAAAAAGTTTTAGCTGTTGTAAATATGTTTGGTCCTTCAGACTTAACAACTCCTCATATGCAATATCTTTTAAAATCAAACGCTTTATTTGGAGGTAAGACAGAAACAGAAGATCTTTCAAAAGCTTCTCCAATAAATTACATTGATTCGATGTCTTCTCCAGTATGCACTCTACACGGAACTAGAGATGAAGTTGTTCCATATTCTCAATCCCAAAATTTAAAAACTAAATTAGATCAATTTTTTATTCGTAATGAACTTGTTACATATGACGGTGGACATAATCTCAACGAAGTTCCTTGGTATGTTCAGTTATATTTGGATTTAAGAGGTTTATGGTTTTTAATCAGTATACTTAAACCGTAACTAAATATCCCGAAGGAGACTTTGGGATGTGGTACTATAAAGGCGAAGAACTAAGCGAAGTTCCTGACGGTTATGTTGGGATGGTTTATCTTATTACTGATCTTACTAATAACAAGAAATATGTTGGTAAGAAACAGTTTCATTTTCGTAGAACAAAAACTGTAAAAGGTAAAAGAAAGAAAACTGTAGTAGAGTCAGATTGGCAGAAATACTACGGTTCTAATAAAGAACTCCAAGAACAAGTAGCATTAAACGGCGAACAACAGTTTCGCAGAGAAGTTCTTTACCTCTGTGAAAATAAAACACAGATGTCTTATCTAGAATTACGAGAACAGATAGATCGTCGAGTCTTAGAAACAGAATCATATTACAATTCTTGGATCTCTGCAAAAGTTCGCAAAACAAAACACTTGACTGATCTTTAAAAACGGGTATAATAGTGATTATTGATGGAGGTGAATATGAATAGAAAGAAGATGCGTAAGAAGCTTATCAAGTTACAGAACCTTCTTGGTAAGAATGAAGGTAAGACTCTTTGGCTTCTAGAAAAGAAGGAGCTAGCTAATGCCGTGGCCGAATAAGAATCGCCCTCGTAAGGGTCGTCGTAAGGTTGGTTCGCAGAAGCGCAAGGCTCGTCGTCTGAAGGGCCGTAAGCGTAAGTAATTCAGGGGTTTGATCTAGATACATATATGTCGTAATGCTAGACAACATTCAGGTCAATACGTGAGACCCAGTTTGATAAAGAAAGGTAAATAATGAATAAGGTTGTGTTTTTTGTCGCTATGATGTTTGCTGGCGCAGCTTTTGCTGCAGATGTTCCGCTACCGCCAAAGCGTTCAGCTAATCTAAATGTTCAGCCACCAGCTTATGGTGCTGCTATTCAGAACGGTCAGGTTGTTGTTCGTGCACCACTAGGTGCTGATATGCAGGTTGATGTTGATGGTGCTGATCTAGACATTACTGTGACTGGTAAGAACAAGTCTGGGTTCGAGAAGATTCTTCCTTGGAATTGGAAGATCTGGAAGTAAAATGAGGTAACGATATGCGTAAGCTGAATCTAGAAGAAGTCAAAGATTTTATTCGTAATACTTCAGAAGCAACTAAGATTTATATCGGTTCGGATTCAGCACGCCATCGTAAACACGAAACATGGTTCGCTGAATACTGTACTGTAGTTGTTGTTCATTATGACGGTAAGCATGGTTGTAAGATTTTTGGTCAGCTAGAAACTGAAAGAGATTATGACCAAAAGAAAGACAAGCCACGTATGCGTCTAATGAATGAAGTAATGCGAACTGCTCAAATGTTTCTTGATCTCGAAGAAGCAATTGGCGACCGTACTGTAGAAATTCATCTTGACATCAATCCAGATGAGAAGTATGGTTCGTCGTGCGTAATCTCTGAAGCAGTAGGTTATATCAAGGGGTTCTGTAATGTTGTTCCTTTTGTTAAACCTCGTGCGTTTGCTGCTTCTATTGCAGCCGATAGACTACTAGCTTAGTCTATCTCGGGGATGTAGCTCAATGGTTAGAGCCGACCGCTCATAACGGCCTGGTTGCAGGTTCGAGTCCTGCCATCCCCACCATTCTTAAGGGTATATTATGTCTTGCTTGATTCCATTTTTGTGTGCAGCAGCACTCAATTTTCATCCAATAAATACTAATTCCACTAATGCGAATGCATCGTGGTATAATGATCGAAGCGGACGGACAGCTTCGGGAATGAGAGCCACCTATGGTGTAGCTCATAAAACACTTCCATTCGGCACAAGGATTCATATTACCAATCCTAGAAATGGAAGATCCGTAACAGCAGTTGTGACTGATAGAGGTCCATTCGTCAGGGGTAGGAACCTTGACGTTAACCAAAATGTAGCGAGATCTCTAGGTTTTAATGGTGTTGCACGTTTATTCTATTCTATAGTGCATTGAAGTCACAGTTGCGCAGAAGAAAGGTATAAGTATGAAGAAGAATATTTTGGCTGCGGTGGCAGCTGCAGCTGTTCTTGCGTTTAGCGGAGCAGCTGAGGCCAGACTCCATCACGGCAAGAATACTCGTTATTCAGTCGTTGATAAAGACCATCAAGTTGCCTATCATGTTGAGAATCCGCCAAGAAATTTTCTTGAGCATATTTTCGGCAATGGCTCTAACTGGTCCGTTACTCCACAACCACGCTGGCGTAACGAAAAGCAAGCAAGAGCATATCAGAATCAGCAGAGCAGATATTTTGCATCCACTGCTTCTACTTTTGCTTCGCATTCAATCGTGGCACTAGGTCACCAACTACAGGAACAGGGTTATCGTGTTTCAGAACACCCTCTATTTGGTGGCGTACATCATGTGCACTCACATCATTCGGCGCACTACTCAGGTCGTGCTATTGATGTGAACGTTGGAACGGGTTTAACAGAAGCTCGTTCAGGTTATGCACATAAGTTCGATGCGCTCGCTGCAAGTATGCGGGCAAGTGGATATAAGGTTCTCTGGCGAGTTCCAGGTCACTACGACCATATTCACGTTCAGCTTTAATATTTGGGGTGGCAATGTCCGTGCCACCCCTTTTTAACATGGAGTTAAGATGCTAAAAGAAGAAACAAAAGACATTAATATTCCCAACATTGAAGACCATCATTACTATATTTTCTCACAAGATTTTGACAATGGTTCCTGCTCGGATGCTATGAGATTCATTCTCGCACGTAATTTAATGGGCAGAGATCGTCCTAAGTTCATGAAAATGATCATTAATTCACCCGGCGGAATGGTAACTTCTGCATTCTCTCTTATTGATACGATGAAAGGATCCAAGATTCCAATATATACATATGGACTTGGTGAAATTTCTTCATGTGGTTTGCTTACGTTTATCGCAGGTCATAAGGGTCATAGGTATATTACAAGAAACACAGCTATTCTATCACACCAATTCTCATGGGGATCCTATGGTAAAGAACATGAGTTGATGTCTAGGGTTAAAGAGTTCGAAAACACTTCTCAACGTATTATGGATCATTATAAAAAGTGCACTGGTCAAACGGAAGCAACTATTAAGAAGTATCTATTACCACCAGAAGATGTTTGGCTTTCTGCAAGAGAGGCAGTAAAATATGGTATCGCAGACGAGATTGTGGATTTTTATTGAGTGGGCAGCAACGATAACTTTGATTATTGGTGTTGCCCTTACTGCATGGAACGTATATCCGATTAACATATATATCAACGTAATCGGAAATCTTCTGTGGTTTTTCTTGGCTGTTAAATGGAATAAATGGTCTCTAATTATAATTCAAACTTTTGTTTTGATATTATATTTGGTTGGCGTGATTAAACTTATATTAGGAGTATAAAATGGCAATTATTCGTTTTAGTGATGAAGAAGTTTTTGGTACAGATTCTCAGGAGTATGAAATCTTAGTAAGAGCAGCAGCTGCTGTCAAGCAAGAAGTTCCTGGCGCCATCGTTGAGATTGGCACTCGTCGTGGTGGTTCTGCTAAGTTGATTATTGATACGCTTGTTCAGACAGGCAACAACAATCGTTCTATGTTCTGTATTGATCCATATGGTAACATCGAGATTGAATGCACTAATCTTAACATGTCAATTCATAACCCAGAACGTCAGATCGAAGGCGATAAGATGTCAAAGGAGATTACTTCGCCCCAGCGTTTTGATTATGATAATACAATGCGTAACCGTATTATTCCTTCTCTATATTTCTATGCATATAATGCTGGTTTGAACTTCTCCTTTTTCTGTCTAGAAGATTCAGAGTTTTTCAATCGTTATGGTGATGGCGTTCCGGTATATGATGATTATAAGAAGCTAGAAAACGAATACGCTTTCGTATTTTTTGATGGTCCTCATGATAATGGAGCCTTACATCTAGAGTGCGACTTCTTTGTCAAGCGTGCTCCAGTTGGATCAGTTCATGTGTTTGATGATATTTGGATGTATGATCATGACGAGATCGTAGAACAGACTTATCTATTCCCTAATGGCTTCGAAATTCTTGAAAAGAGCAAGATCAAAGCATCATATATAAAGACCAAGTAATAATTTCTCCGGAATATAAATAATATACAACATTCCGGAGGAACCATGCTTAATTTTAACATTTATTTGTCTGAGTTGAAATTAACTCTTCAATACCACGAAGAATTAAACCCAAAAATTTGGAGCTCCTCAGACAAATTAAACCCAGAAGTAAGAAAAGCTCTCATAAATTTTGGGCATGCATGGGCAGAGTTTGCTAAAATACCTAAGTCAATGATCGAAGATATTGTAATGACTGGCGGTAATGCAAATTATAATTACACAAACAAGTCAGACATAGACGTTCATTTGATTGTTGATCGTAGTAAACTATTCAGCGACCCCAAATTCGTTGAAGAATATCTTCAAGATAAAAAATCTCTTTGGACTCTTACTCATAATATTGATGTTTATGGTTATCCTCTAGAACCTTACGCTCAAGACAAGGATATAACATATCCTAAGAATCAAGGAGTGTATTCTCTTCTTAAAAATGAATGGGTAAAGAAACCTGTTAAAGTCAACTATGACTTTAAGAACGATCATCTACTCAAACAAAAAGTTTCTCATTACATGCATGCTATTGATCATATGATCAAACATCATATGGGAGAAGAATCTTTCAATAACATGAAAACTAAATTTAAGAATATGAGAACAGCTTCTCTTCAGCAGTATGGAGAGTTCGGTAGAGAAAACCTTTTATTCAAAGAACTACGTAATCGTGGATATATAGATAAGATGAATAAGTACGAGTCTTCGCTTAAAGATAAAGAGCTCTCCTTAAAATAAGAGTTTACTTTTTCCCAAACAATTAGTATAATAATATGTCTTAATTGGAGGTTTGTTATGGATATGAGCAGCGATCTAGAGTTTATGGTAGAGACAGACATGATCATGAAGGGTTACAATCCTTATGATCCTAACGATGTATATCATTATTGGTGGAGTTATTTCAATGATTGAGGTTTATTCAAAAAATAATTGTGTGTATTGCGATCAAGCTAAACAAATGCTACGACTTCACAGTAAGGAGTTCGTCGAATATAAGTTAGACGAAGACTTTACAAGAGAAGTGTTACTTACCAAATTCCCCGAAGCAAAGACCTTTCCAGTAATCGTTCTGGATGGATTCAACATTGGTGGATTTGAACAGCTAAAGAGACATCTTACTGAAGAAACTTCAGATAACCGTAAGATTCTATTGGAGAACGACTAATGGCTTATGAACGTGATACGCTTCTAAACGATCTACGTAAAAATGTTATGGCCGTGTACTTCACAAAGGTAAACGGCGAGAAGCGAGAGATGCGATGCACTTTAATGCCTGCTCTTCTTCCTCCTAACTACGTAAACGAACAGGCAGAAGAAAAAGATTTTCACGGCAAGAACCCAGATGTTCTTGCCGTATGGGATGTGATGAAGGGAGGATGGCGTTCTTTTCGCATTGACTCCATTGAGTATGTTGAAATTTTAGATCCTTACCAATATTCATAGGAGACAAATACATGAGCGAAAAGACTTATTGGGGTTATCATCTTATTGTTAATGCAAGCGGGTGTAATCACGAAATGATTACTAACTATGGTGTAATTCATGAGTTTACTAAACAGTTAGTCAGAGATATCGATATGGTTGCTTATGGCGAACCACAGATTGTGAACTTTGGTTCAGGAAACAAAGCAGGTTACACTCTTGTTCAATTAATCGAAACAAGCAATATTTGCGCACACTTCGTTAACGAAACTGATGATATTTACCTCGACGTCTTTTCTTGCAAGCCTTTTAACGAGAAGACAGTTCTTCATCTAGTTAGAACATTTTTCGAAGCAAAGAATATTGATTCTACGCTTCTAACTAGACAAGCTTAATATAGGAGTTTATTATGGATTTAATATGGTCTGACTTTGATCCAATGTCAGAAGTTTCAGTGAAAGCTCGAGAAGCTAAAAACGTAAACGGGCCAGAGTATTGGCCAACGATGCGGGAAGTGTTTAAGCATGATTGCGCTACACTCCCGCTTAATCGTTTTAGGCTATGGGCTTCTTGTCACAATGTACCTTTTATTACTCAGTATAGAACTTCTCGCTTTGTTGGCGAATCGTTTTATCATGCTGCACGAGATGAGCAAATTGCCACGGCGCTCCAAGAAAATTGGATTGGAGCGCCAGATCACATTAGACCAATGCTTCGTGTCACTTCTGACTTTGATACATCGATGCAGCGTATCCAAGATATTGCTCATCTTTGTATAACTGGCTTTGCTGATAAGTTAAAGGATATGAAGTCAATTGTTGAGATCGGTGCTGGTTATGGAGATATGTGTTCGGTAGTTCATGCTCTAGGATTTAAGGGCGAATATACTATTGTTGATATTCCAGAGACGCAGCCAATCCAAGAATTTTATCTTAGTAAGCAGGGTATTAATCCTAAATGGTCGTTCGAAGATGACGTTGCTACTCATTCTGATCTAGTTATTGCTACTTGGTCTTTGTCAGAAACTCCTGTAGAATATAGAAACGTTTTAATGCCTAAGATCGATAAGTCTAAGAATTGGCTTGTCCTTGCTCAGTCAGCAGTGTTTGGTTTAGAAGTCAATGATGATTATTTCAACAATTTCTTCATGGACAAGAACGTAGAAAAGATTCCTTTAGTAAGCGATGGTCTTAATAAGTGGGATGGAGGAAATATGTATTATGTTGTCAGAGGATAATTTTTCAATAGGAATTACTTTTGGCTCATTTGACCTGCTTCATGCAGGTCATGTTTCCATGCTAGAACAATGTAAGAAACAATGTAATTGGTTGATAGTAGGGTTACAAACTGATCCTACTATTAATAGGCCCAAAGAGAAAAACAAACCAGTTCAGACAACGTTCGAACGTTGGTGTCAGTTAAACGCTTTAAGATGCGTAGATGAGATCATTCCTTACGATACTGAGGAAGACCTAAGTAATATGCTATCTATTCTTAATATAAACAAAAGGTTTATAGGATCAGAATATAAGGGTCAAACATTAAACGGTCAAGACATCTGCGAAAACAGATCCGTTGAGATTATCTATATTGATAGATTACATAATTATTCTTCAAGTGGTTTGAGAAAAAGGATTAAACATAATGAGTCACTCTGACGATTTCTTTCAAGAAGTAACAACTATTTCACAGGCTATCGATACTCGAAAGATTCAAATTCTAGCCGAAGCTCTTTCAGAAGTTAGAGCTCGAGCAGGTAGAGTTTTTGTTTTGGGAGTTGGTGGTTCTGCTGGTAATGCTTCTCACATGGTAAACGATCTTAGAAAGCTATGTGGTATTGAAGCGTATTGTCCAACAGATAATGTTCCAGAGCTTACTGCTAGAACAAATGATGAAGGTTTTGATACTATCTTCGACGAATATCTACGCACTAGCAATCTTAATAAGTATGATGCTATCTTTGTTCTTTCCGTTGGTGGTGGAAACAAAGAAAAGAATGTATCAGTAGCCTTAGTTAAGGCAATTGATTATGCCAATTATGTTGGAGCTCATATCTTTGGTATTGTTGGTAAGAATAACGGATATACCCATCAGATGGCTCATCAGGTTGTTCATATTCCTGAGGTAAATCCTGCTCGGGTTACGCCTCATTCAGAAGCATTTCAGGCAGTAGTTTGGCATTGCTTGGTTTCTAATCCAGTTTTACAGAAGAATTCTACAAAATGGTAAAAGCTATTTTCCTAGATCGAGATGGAACAATCAACGAATTGGTTCATGGAAGGGATAATCCTAAACATGTTTGTCCTTGGTATTATTCAGAGTTTGAATATATTGATGGCGTAGAACAAGCTATTGCTAGTTTTCGTAGTTTAGGTTATACTTTGCATGTAGTAACCAATCAACCTGATGTTGATGATGGTTATACTACTGAAGAAACAATGAATGTAATTCATCAACGCCTCAAGAATGATTTAAAAGTTGATACTATTCAAGCAGCTAGAACTCGTGGTACACCAGAATACAAACCTAATTCTGGTATGCTTGATAAGGTAATCAAAGAATGGATGATTACTAGAGAACGTAGTTGGATGATTGGTGATACTTGGAAAGATGTGGTTGCTGGTAACAAGGCTGGGGTCGCGACTATATACCTTGGAGATATCTATTCTTCTCCTGAAGAGTATATGCATATCAAACCAGACTTTTATGCCAAGAATCTTCTTGAGGCAGTAATTATTATTCAACAAAATGTAGGTGGCGAATGACGATTGAAATTTATGCAGATGGTGCTGATTTTAATGGTATTTTAAAAGCGGCAGAGAATCCTCTTGTTACTGGATTTACTACTAATCCAACTCTTATGAGGCAAGCTGGTGTTACTGATTATGAGGAATTCGCTCATAATATTATTAGTGTTTTAGCGCAAAAGAGACCAGGGACTAATATTTCTCTAGAAGTATTTGCTGATGATACTAATAGTATGTACGAGCAAGCAAAGAAGATTGCTTCGTGGGGCGAGTTTTATAAGTATGACGTATTCGTTAAAATTCCAGTTACGAATACAAAGGGCGAACCTAATTACGGTCTTATTCGTTTGCTTAACGAAGAGGGTGTGAAGGTAAATGTTACCGCTGTGTTTACGCCACAACAGACCTTTAAAATTCTTGAAAGCATTAACAACCCCGAAGTTCCAGTAATTATTTCTATCTTCTCTGGACGTATTGCTGATACTCTTCGAGATCCAGTTGATAGAACAAAACGTTGTGTTCAAGAAATGGATTGTTTTGAAGAAAACGATGTAAAAAATGTAAAGTTTCTTTGGGCTTCTTGTAGAGAACTTTATCATCTACGAATGGCTGAACATTCTGGCTGTAACATTATTACTATGCTTCATGATCAGATTAAAAAGTTAAGTCTAGAGAACAAGGATTTAGAAGAGTTTTCACAAGAAACAGTTCAAATGTTTTATAATGATGCTGTTGCATCTGGATACAGGATTGAAGTATAATGAAGGGATTTGAAGAAAACGAAATTTCATCAAAGGCTCAAGGCGGAACAGAGATCGCAAAGAGAAAGCTAGCTGAGATTTTAGATCAGGATCTACTAGATAATTTTCAAATTATCTGTTCTCGCGAACGTCAGTTAGACGAATCTAAGATTAGATTATTTTGGTGTCACGATTTACCAGAAGACCCAGAGTCTGCTAAGTTCCGTAACACTGAATGGCGAGATAAGTATCACAAGTTTGTTTTTATTTCAAACTGGCAGTACCAGAGGTACAATCTTATCCATGGATTACCCATGGATAACAAGTCAGTTATCCTAGAGTCAGGCATCGAACCTGCTCCAGAGGTAGAAAAGCCCAAGGATAAGATTCGGTTAGTTTACACATCAACTCCTCAACGTGGGCTAGAGATTTTAGTTCCTGTATTCGAGAGGTTGGCAGAGACTCAACCTGATATTCATCTAGACGTATTTTCCTCTTTTAAGATTTATGGCTGGGATGAAGCAGATAAACAGTTTGAGCCATTATATGATAAGATTCGTAATCATCCTCAAATGACATATCATGGATTTGTTTCAAACGAAAAGTTGAAGGAGCATCTAAACTCTGCTCATATCTTTGCATATCCTTCTATTTGGGTTGAGACTTCTTGTCGTGCTATGCTTGAAGCTATGTCTGCTAGACTAGTTTGTGTTCATCCTAATCTTGGAGCTTTACCTGAAACATCTGGTGGATTAAATGTTATGTACCATGGTAACATGGAAGACAAGACTATTCATGCTTCTTTGTTTGCTGGTAATTTGAACGCTGCTATTCAACTTGTTAGAGAAGACAACGAGAAGAGTATGTTAGCTTTCAATAAGGTATACGTTGATTCTAGATTTAACATTGAGTTCATTAATAACAAATGGAATGCTGTCTTAAGAGATCTCCTACAACAGTATCCAACTGTTGAATCTAGAAAGTTCCCTGAACCAATGTTCGTATATAAGGTGTAATATGATTATTACAAAAACTCCACTACGTGTTTCTTTCTTCAGTGGTGGTAGCGATATGCCGTCTTTCTATGAAAAGGAAGACGGTGCCGCTCTTTCAGTGACTATCAATAAATTTATTTACGTAATGGCTCACAAAGTTCCTCACATGGGCGTACGCTGCATGTATGATGAAGTTGAAGAACAATACGATATTGAACAAATGCAACACGCAATCACAAGAGAAACTTTAAAGTATTACAATATTTCAAAGGAGATTACGGTTGCGTCAATGTCTGATATTGTTACTAAGGGTTCTGGCCTTGGTAGCTCTTCTGCTTTTACAGTTGGGCTTGTTAAGGCTATCTCTACAATTAACAACAACGAAAGATCCCGAAGTCATTTCGCAGAAACTGCATGCGAAATAGAAATGAATCGTTGCGGATATCCTGTTGGTAAACAGGATCAATACGCTGCCGTTTATGGAGGGTTTAATCTTTTTCAGTTTAGAAAAAACGGTCAAGTTGATGTAGAAGAAGTTAGACTAACCAATCCTAATTTAATGGCTTTAGAAAAAAATCTATTGTTGGTTTACTCTGGAAGAAGTAGAAACGCTAATAACATTCTTCAGAAACAACAGAAAGCCATGGTAGATGTTGACAAATTTAATAAAGTCAAGAGGTCTAAGGATAAGGCTTTCGAAGCATTAGAACTGATCCATAAAGGAAAGATTGACGATTTCGGTAGACTTCTACACGAATCATGGATAGATAAGAAAGGTGTTTGCGAAGAAATAACGCAAGACTATTTCGATGAAATCTACAATACAGCAATGGATTCTGGAGCTTTAGGAGGTAAACTTCTAGGAGCAGGCGGAGGAGGATTTTTTATTTTCTATGTGCCAGAAATTCATAGATCGTCAGTAACTTGGGCGATCTCTAATCTACACAAAGACTGTAGAATTTACGACTTCGAATTTTATGGACTAGGATCTAGTGTGGTCTATCACAACTAAATATATTGACAATAATAATATTATAAGGTAATATATTATCATGACTTCGAATAATGTTGTAACTTTTCCCAAGGGAAAACAGGATACAAAGGGAATAACTCTAGAGGATATCCAACATAACATGGACATGATGAGGCATTATCATATCCAAGAGACGATTCAAAACCTTGTTCCTATGATTTTTAACCAGCTAGATATCGCAGGATTTGGTCTCATTGAAGACGATGTTGATCATGATATTAAGGATGGCGCTCTTATAGTTGAAGCGTTACGTTCTCTAATGCTAAAACACTATGATATGCACCATCCTTTTCAGCAAGTAGCAGAAGCAATCTTTATTCCTCATCCCAAAGAGGAAGGTGCGTATAAGATTGTAAATAAACTAGAACTCGAACTAAAAACTGTAGAAGACGAAGAAACAGAATAGGTGAAATTGTGATTATTGTTGACTTGAATCAGGTCATGTTGTCAAATCTTCTAATGCAGCTTGGTAACCATACCAACGCTCAGCTAGAAGAAAATATGGTTCGCCATATGATCTTAAACTCTCTCCGTTCGTATAAGGTTAAGTTCGGTGACGAGTATGGCGAAATGATTATTGCTTGTGATAACACCAATTATTGGCGCAAGCAGGTGTTTCCTTATTACAAGGCAAACCGAAAGAAGAACCTTGAAAAGTCTGAGCTAGATTGGAAGGCTCTGTTCGAATGCCTTAACAAGATTCGCGCAGAACTAAAGGAGTATTTTCCTTACCGAGTTATTGATGTTGAAGCTGCAGAAGCAGACGATATCATCTCAACTCTTGTCACTGAGTTTAGTTCAGAGCTAAATACTGGTGAGAAAATTCTCATTCTATCAGGCGATAAAGATTTCATTCAATTGCACATTTATCCTAATGTAAGACAGTATGATCCTACCCGCAAGAAGTGGGTTTCTCACGAGGATCCGGAACGTTTTCTTCACGAACATATCCTAAAGGGAGATGCTGGTGATGGCATTCCTAACGTCCTTTCCCCTGATAATGTTTTTGTTGTTGGCGATCGCCAGAGACCACTGACAGCAAAGAAGATGGAAAAGATTATGGGAACTGATCTAGAAGATATGGATACAGTTACTGCCCGTAATTATTCTCGTAACGCAAAGCTAATCGATCTCAGTTTTACTCCTGACTTCATTCGTGAGAAGGTTATGGAGCAGTTTGACGCACAGTCAAATCGCGATCGTAGCAAACTACTAAATTATTTTATAGCAAACAAACTCAAAAACCTTACTGACTGTTTGAGTGATTTTTAGGAGATATAAATGGCTGTCCTTGGAATGTATGAATTTCTACACAAGGTTTCAAAACTAAAGAAGACGCAAGAAAAGGTAGACAATCTAAAGGCTAATGATACATTTGCTCTACGAATTGTTCTACAAGCAATCTTCGATCCAAACGTAAAGTTTCTATTGCCAGAAGGCGAACCCCCATATAAGCCCAACGATCTTGTTGATCAGCAGCATGTGTTCCACAAGGAAGCTGATAAGATTAGGTATTTCGTCGAAGGATTTCATCCTACGCTCAACCAGACAAAGCGAGAGACTATGTTTGTTGAGTTCCTAGAAAGATTAGATCCAGACGATGCAAAGCTTGTCCTAGGAATGAAGGATAAGAAGATGCCATTTCCAGGCATCACAGTTCAACACGTTAAAGAAGCACTACCAGGACTAATCGCAGAATGAGCAAGTCAGCACTAAAGAAGTTTAAGAAGAACGATTATTCGGATCATGAAGAGTATCATGAAGACCCTCGTAATCGTGTTAATAAGTATAAGGAAAAGCGTGTGGAACGTGCTCTACGTACCAAGGATATCTCTAGTCTTCTAGAAGAAGACGATGATGACTTTGACATCTCTGAGATTTGCGCAGGGACTACTCGTGGGCATATTATTGAAGAGGACGACTGATGGAACCTTTACAGTTTTGTTATTGGCTACAGGGATTTGCTGAGATTAACGGTGAGCCTCCAACGGAGGCTCAGTGGCAAGCAATTCGTGAACATCTACAGACAGTTTTCGAAAAGAAGACTCCCAAGTATATCCCCAGAAATACAACTGCAGCGCCAGTCGCAGATTCTACTGATTGGAAACCTGTCATCCCATCTAGGGCAGTTTGCTAATGCCTATCTATAAGTTTCTCAACACACAAACCGAAGAAGAATGGGAAGAGCTTATGTCCATTTCAGAAATGGAATCTAAGCTATTAGAGCATCCTCATGTCAAACTTCTCCTCAATGGTGCGCCCATGGTCACTGGTACCATGGGTAAGAACACACCAATGAAGAAGATCAAAGATTCTACTTCGATAAACAAACCTTTCTTAGATTCAACAGGTAAGTAATGCCAACATATAAGTTTTTAAAAACTTGAGAATCATAAATAGTTGTGTCCGTCACGAGTTGGCGCTCCGCGGACTCTATGTCTAGGAGGACACAGCTATGTATTACATATACGCATATATTTCTAATAAAAATGGAAATCCCTATTATATAGGTAAAGGAACAGGTAATAGAGCATATAAAAAACATGGTAAAATACCTGTACCGAAAGAACATAATAGAATTATTATAATGGAAAAAAATTTGACAGAAATAGGAGCTTTTGCTTTAGAAAGATTTTATATTAATTGGTATGGAAGAAGAGACATAGGTAATGGCACACTGTTAAATATGACTGATGGCGGCGAAGGAATTTCCAATATTTCTTCTATTACAAGAAAAAGAATGAGCGATTCTGCTAAAAAACCTAAACCTTGGGTGTCAGAAAGATGTAAATCCAATCCCCCAAGAAAAGGAACAACTACCTCTGAAAAAGCAAGAGAAAATATGAGAATTGCTGCTAAGAAAAATCCTAGTAAATATTGGTTAGGTAAATCCAGAGACGAAGAAACTAAAAACAAAATATCAGAATCAAAAAAGGGTGCAATACAAACAGAAGATCATAAGAGAAAAAATTCTGAAAAAATTAAAGAATTGTGGAAAGACCCTGTTTGGAGAGAGAAAATGTTAGCCGCAAGAAAGAAAAAGGATTCTTAATATGTGCCCTACTTATTTATTTCGTAATGATGAAACTGGTGAAGAGTATGAGGAATTCATGAGCATCTCTGCTCTTGAAGTCTATCTTGAAGAGAATAAACACATCACTCAATTAGTCAATGGCGCTCCAATGATACACTCTGGTAGAGGCATGGGTAAACCTGATGATGGTTTCCGTGACCTACTTAAACACATTAAAAAGGGTAATCAAAAAGGCATTAGCAGGAGCACCATCCATACATTTTAGAGGCAAAATGGAAGAAGAAATCCTAGAACCAACAAAAAGATTAACTCGTAAAGAAAAAAGACTTCTTCGACAAGGAAAAACAAAAGAAAGTTCTCAACAGCAAAAGCTAAATTTTAACCTAAGACATTTCGATCCTCTTACAGATAACCAGAGGATTGCTTTTAGATCTTTTGCTGACGAAAAGAATCTAATGTTACATGGTATAGCCGGAACTGGTAAATCGTTCATGGCGATGTATCTTTCTCTGAAACAGATACTTAATAATCCGGACAGTTCTTTTAAAAAGATCGTTATCGTGCGTACAGTCGTGCCCACCAGAGACATGGGCTTCCTGCCAGGTAACTCTAAAGAAAAGACTAAGGTTTATGAGGCTCCTTACTACGCAATATGCTCCGAGCTATTTGGTAGAGGTGATGCCTATGAGTATCTAAAGCAGAGAAACTTGGTTGAGTTTATTTCTACTTCCTTTATTCGTGGTATTACCCTCAACGATTGTATTGTAATTGTGGATGAAATGCAGAATGCTACTCTTCACGAACTAGATTCAGTAATCACACGTGTAGGACATAATTGTAAGATCATATTCTGCGGCGATTTCCGCCAGTCTGACTTTACAAGAGAACACGAGAAGAATGGATTGACTGACTTCATGAGAGTTATCAAGAGTATGCGTTCTTTTAATTTGATTGAGTTTAATGCAGAAGATATTGTTAGATCTGCTCTGGTTAAAGAATATATAATTCTAAAAGATAAGATGAGGATTGTGGTATGAGTTTATTTCAGCTAGGAAAGTTCACCAGTCATTCTGGTAATGAGCTAAATTGGAAATTAGAATGTGACGCTCTAACGGATGATGATTGGGATTGTCTTGCCAAGATGATTTCTGATCGTATTATGTTTCACGAAGTAGTAGGAATACCAAGAGGCGGAAATAAACTTGCCTCTGCGCTACAAAAATATTGTGAAACAGAGAAAACACATCAGACTTATCGTCTTGTTGTGGATGATGTATGGACGACAGGAACATCCATGCTAGAAGTTATTGGTGAAGATGATTTTGGTTACGTGGTATTCGCTAGACAGAGAATACCGCCACTTTATCCTGTTAGGGCTTTATTTACAATGGATATCTTATGAGAAAAACATTTAAACACAATCTCGTACCAGAGATTGACATTAATACAACTACCATAGATGGTAAGAGATATTATGTGTTACCGAACGGTGAGAAATTCCGTTCGGTAACAACCGTATTAGATGGAGCTATGGATAAAACAGCACTACACGAATGGAGGAAAAGAGTAGGACATGAGGAAGCTCAAAAAATTTCTACACAAGCTGCTCGTCGTGGAACCGCCGTACACTCTATCGCAGAGCGTTATGTCCTCAACGAAGAGAACTATCTTCGGGGCGCTATGCCTTCTGGAATTGATGCTTTCAAAGGTGTTCAAACGCTCTTAGATAAGCATGTTGATAATATTCTAGGCATCGAGCTACCATTATATTCTGTTGCTCTTAAGACAGCTGGACGTTGCGATCTCATTGCTGAGTTCGATGGTGTTCCTTCTGTAATTGATTTTAAAACAAGCCGTAAATTAAAAAAGGAGGAGTGGATTGAAAGCTACTTCCTCCAGACAACAGTATATTCTATGATGTTTGAATGGATCTATAAGATAAAGATCCCACAAATAGCAATCCTAATAGCAGTTGACCACGAACCTCCACAGCTATTTGTGAAAGATCGTGGTCAATATGTAGATAGAGTTATCGATATCTTTACAGCACAAACAGGATAATAACGCCTAAGATAACAAGAGTCCAGAATAATTCTGACCAAGACTTTATCTTAGGTTTTCTTCCTCTTCTCTTAGAGAAACCGCCAGTAGTTTTACTGGTAGTATACCAAGAGTTCTGGCCTACCTTTTGCGACTGAGTGAACCTAGATCTACCTGTCTTTTGATTTGTAGAATAGGTTACTCTTGTTCTACCTATCCCCTTACCATTACTGTAAGACATGGAAGAAGTTGTGCCTCTGCCACCTCCCCAAGAAGTAGTAGTTCTAATTGGTCCTGATTTCTTTGAAATTCTAGTTCTTACTGTTCCCATATGATTATTTAGGCGTAGTCAATCCCATACATCCCAGGATCGTCTGTGGAATACACAACCATCTTAATTCCAAAATGTTCGATAGCTTTCTTACATCCTGAACAAGGTTCTGCTCTTCCATCAACCCACCCACTATCTCCTTTCTGTTTCTTTTTTACTCTATAAACATAGAGAGTCGCACGCTTCATATCTTCAGCGTCAATGTGTTTGAGCGCATTGACGATACAATCAATCTCTGCGTGCTTAAAGATTGATTCTGAATTCTTGGAGAATCTTTTTTGCAGGGGATGAGACTTATCAGAGTTATATCCTATGCTGATTACCTCGTTTTGGATAACGAGGCAAGCAGCGAGTTTCATTTTCATTTTATTGGAAATAGCCATTCGACGAGTAAAGGCCATATACTTATCGTCGCGAGTCATCGATCTACCCAATGAAAAAGGAGGGAAGATCCCTCCAATTATCAGTAATTATATCGCTTAATTGCGATAAAGTCAAGAATTAAATTCTAACATCAGCAAGCTGAGTACCGATCTTAAAAATTCGATTACAATATAGAGCTCGCCTAGTCATAACATCTTCTCGAACAAAAGAATATCTTCGGCCAGTTTTAATTTGTGAGCCTTTTTGTGTCGTCCAATCATAGTCTCCATACTTGATTTCTTCGTATTCGCCATCAGACGAATAAACAATGCGAGTCCTAGTAGAAGGAACATCTCCTACGGAAGTACCAACGAATTCATAGGTTTCTTTATTACGACGAACTCCTAGAAACTTAGCAGTATAAACATTAACTCTATGAGAATAACCAGTAGTAACAACTACTACCTCATCTCCAGGATTAATAGTCTGACCGATTTCGTTAGTGAAAGGTTCTGCCACTACATTCGTATAACACTTGCCCATTATCTATCTCCGTTTTATCATGATGAATTAAATCAAAACTGGAGCGGTAAGTGGGAGTCGAACCCACGCTTACAGGGTGGAAGCCTATCGTGCTACCGTAACACTTCTACCGCTTAACTTTTGGATGGGGATCAAGGATTCGAACCTCAACTACCTGAGTCAGAGTCAGACGTTCTGCCAGTTAAACTAATCCCCAATGGTGCCGGCAGCAGGAGTCGAACCCACGACCTTCTCATTACAAGTGAGTTGCTCTACCGTCTGAGCTATACCGGCATTAATACGCTGGAACTAAACAACTCTGAACTAAATCTGCTCCACCAAAAAGTTGACCAAATAAATCATAAGGATCAATATACATGGCACAGTTACCAGAAGTTGCCACAGGAACGTTAGTAGGATATCCTGGAGGCGAATAGATATTCGATGCTTCTGGTGTTGGTACAGAGTTATATACAGGAACCAACGGTACAGGTTGAACAGGAACTGCTACTGGAACTGCAATGGTAGAACTGATTGGTCCAGGACCAGCAGGAACATACTCAATTGCAACAGGAACAGTCTTTACAACCTTTTTAATAACTTTCTTTTGAACATTGATATTACAGTTATTACAAACATCAATGTTATAATTACTGGCTGCAGCTGGAGTTGATACCAACATGAGAGCAATAACAATGTTTTTCATATCAGTAACCGTAGTAGTATGCACGTCCTGGGCGATAATAATACGCAGGAGGAGCAACAGGGACAGCATAATAACCACCATACGGAGGATAATACCCATATCCTGGTCTACCATAATTCCAATATGGATTGGCAGCACTAGCGATAGCTGCTCCAGCCAGAGCACCAATAGCTAAACCAGCAGCAGCATTATAACCATAACCGTAGCCATAACCTCCCCAATACTGGGCGTTTGCTGGTTGCATACTCAAACCAAGAAACAATGATAACGATAAGATAATCTTTTTCATTTTCTCTCTCCAAAAGAGAGGACTAACCGTGGGCCCTCACGAGTCTATTTATAGCGACCAACCTAAACTGGCTCCCGAGGAAGGACTCGAACCTCCGACAAAGTGATTAACAGTCACCTACTCTACCAACTGAGTTACACGGGAATATAACATATTGTAACTTATTTAGTCACAAAGTCAAGTTCTTTTTTGGATCGGGGACAGGGACTCGAACCCCGACAATCAGATTCAAAGTCTGACGTTCTACCATTAAACTATCCCCGAATAAACTGGTGCGTGGAGATGGATTCGAACCACCAATGTTACCACAAAGGGAACGGATTTACAGTCCGTCGCAACACCACCGTCGTTGCCGTCCACGCATATTCCATACACCTTATCGGTTTAGCCCTTTAGCTAAAGCAGTCAACAATCCGATATTCACGAGCTTTCCCTGCTGTTATTCTCGTTAGGTCTCTCCCGTGTATCTAGAAAACGGGATAACTGGTTGTCCCTGCTGGCTCCGACCCAGCGACCTCAGTCTTATCAGGACTGCGCTCTACCAACTGAGCTAAGGGACATTAATTCTTACTGTTCACATATATTACCCTAGATTGACATAAAAGTCAACCAATTTGGTACTGGGACCAGGTATCGATCCTGGACTCTGAGGTCCACAACCTCAGGTGCTACCACTACACTACCCCAGCAAATTGGAGTTGCGGATGGGATTCGAACCCACATGAAGAGGTTTTGCAGACCTTGCCGTAACCGTTCCGGACACACCGCAACATAAACTGGAGTCCCTGGTAGGATTCAAACCCACAACCCTCGGTTTCGAAGACCGATGCTCTATTCAGTTGAGCTACAGAGACATGGTGCCCTCGGTCAGATTCGAACTGACACTTGGTTGATTTTGAGTCAACTGCCTCTGCCGGTTGGGCTACGAGGGCAAGTAAGTTTCCTGGTGCGCTATCTACCCATTAGGCATAGAAGAAGCGTGGAAACTCTTATTCTTTACAATAATCAACATGCGTTCACACAACAAACTCTCATATGTATAAACGCCGGGATCAAGATTGATCCAGTTGTCTCTCGGTTTCACAGGCATATCGCAGTATACCGATACAGTCTTATCTTTTCCTACAATACCCGCTCTCAATCTAAACAACGTTTTTTCGTTGTTCATGATATATTTCCTTTTCGTAGGATGGTGCTTGTTCCTAGAATTCAACTAGATCCTTCCGTTCTTCAGACGGACGTGCGCAGCAGCTACACCAAACAAGCATATTTATAATGGTGCCCCTGGTAAGATTCGAACTTACAACCTCCTGATTCTAAGTCAGGCATCTCTTCCAGTTGGACTACAGAGGCATAAACTTACGGGATCGTTTAGTAGCAGGTTTACCCCCTGGTCATTTATACTACTACTGCGTATCCCTGCCAGCAACCCCTCTGTGCGTCCACAGCGATTCACTGGAATTGGTAGACGATGACAGGTTCGAACTGCCGACCTTCGCTGTGTAAAAGCGTTGCTCTCCCAACTGAGCTAATCGTCCATAATTCTGTCTGTTTTTCTTCCCCAGGAAACAGAAAACCTAGTGTGCAAGGTTCCGCCCGCTACGCAGACGGTCTCTGGAAGGCACATAACAGTCGGGCTGTTGGAACGCCTGCCCTGGCGGTTGAAATCTCGACTCCAACTGTGTTTCAACAGACCTTTCCATTGAAACAATTCAACATCAAATGGTCGGGGTAGCAGGATTCGAACCTACGACATCTTGCTCCCAAAGCAAGCACTCTACCAGACTGAGCTACACCCCGATAAAACTGGCACCGGCGGAAGGAGTCGAACCCTCGCCCTCTGTTTTGGAGACAGATGTGCTACCGTAACACTTCACCGATATAAACTGGAGGCCCGTTAGCGGTCAGATAGCACAATACAAGCAATGGACTGCTCGCATCTATCGACATGCACCCCGTAGATTTATATCCCGTGACGGGCCAAGCACGGCACATAAGACACACATTGTCCTCGCACCTTTCGGCATAGCGGATCCAGTTTGAGGAATATGTATCTATACTGGAAGCGGGTGTGGGAACTGCCCCCACTTCTATCGGCGTATGAAACCGACAAGATACTAATACCTCCCACCCGCAATAAACTCTAGTATACTTTATTTAGTCAAGATGTCAATAAAAAAGTGGCGGAGGATGAAGGAATCGAACCATCAACCTTTCGGTGGCGCAGTTTTCAAGACTGTGTGTGCACCATGCACGCCATCCTCCGTGTGTATATTTATCCAAGTTCTACACTTATCATCTAACTCACATTGTCTTGCTTCAGCGATCTTTCTTGGTATGAAAAATCTAGCATCAATAAAGTCCAATGCGAAATATATTATAAAAAATATCACACCAAAAGTAAAGGGATATTTTTCGTGTAGATATTTCATTTGGTAGCTCCTAGGGGAATCGAACCCCTCTTCCAAGATTGAAAGTCTTGTGTCCTAACCGATAGACGAAGGAGCCATAAACTCATATTACCATTATACCGTTTTCTGTCAAAAAGTCAAGTGGCGGAGAGTGAGAGATTCGAACTCTCGGAACCGTGTTAGGGTTCAACTCGTTAGCAGTGAGCCGCCTTCGACCACTCGGCCAACTCTCCATAATTGGTAGGCATGGTGGGACTCGAACCCACTGAAGAACACCCATCTGATGCTAAAGGCTTTATAAGAGCCTCCCCGCTACCCAGCGTCACGCCCAAGATCATAAAACTTATAAATAATAGCAGCAGATACAAACGAGGCAAAATATGAAAGCGTACACTTACACTATAGTCCATATCACTACTGGTATTATTTATTACGGTGTCAGAAAATCTTCTATAAATGATATTGGCGTTCAATACTTTTCTTCATCAAAAATAATCCAAAGACTTATTGAGTCTGAAGGTGTTGAAAACTTTTTATTTAAAATTAGAAGAAAATTTAATACATACGAAGAAGCTCGTAACCACGAAACAAAGTTTCTTCAAAGAGTTAAAGCAGTTTCTAACCCTAAATTCTATAACCAGGCAATATCATCACCAAGAGTATGTTTAAAAGACTCTGTATCAGAGGATAGAAGAAGAAAATCTATATCTGATTCGATGAAACTGTTATGGCAATGTAAAAAATATAGAGACAGACAAACATTTAACAAAATTTCCAAAGAAGAAAGAGTAGAAAGAGGAAGAAAAGGCGGTTTAGCTGCAGCTAAAACAAGAACCAAAAACCCAAATCCTACTTATAGTCAAGTTCAAATAACTAAAAATGGTAAATTTAAAACAATAAAAAGAAATCAAGTTCCTGCGTATAAAAAATACGGTTGGGAACGAGTCTGATATGGGACCATAGAAAGATACACTCAGAATGCTGACCTACTAACAGTTTCCAACTCTCTTAGTAGCGGCATTGGAAATGTCTGAATGTATCTTTCTATAGACCATAAAATAAATGGGCAATGCCAGTTGCAACTAACATTGTTTTTTCATCTATGTCGCAAGCCCGCTGGGGAGTCGAACCCCCATAGACGCCCATATTCAAAAATGGCGGGAATGACGAGTTTCGATCTCGCTACCTCAGCAGTGACAGTGCTGCGCTCTCCCAATTGAGCTACATCCCCAATGTTAATTTTCGGGCAGACGAGGACACACATTCGTCTCTTCTCCACATTTGTGCAGCGCCGTGGCTAGCCGTATATACTTGCACCACAAATGCGCTCCTGTCGCTACGTGCTGACAGGTATGTGGCTACGTATGCACCCGAAACTTGGTGGAGGATACCGGGATCGAACCGATGGCCTTCTGAATGCAAATCAGACGCTCTCCCAACTGAGCTAATCCCCCAAAAACTTTATTTATACTGCAAGACTCAAGAAATACTGATCAAGGTATTCATCAAATCCAAAAAGATCCCTAACCAAGTTGTTTAGAATCTTTTCTTGAACTTCTTTATTATGACGATATCCATGAGGCCACCAAAGATGGCGAAGATACTCACGATAATGTTCAGAATACGAAAGATCAACCATTTCCATAAATGTATACTTGCGCTTCATGACACTCACCTATATTAGTTTAGAGTACTTATGTCTTTCTTTGTTTCCTTTGCCTTTATTCAAAGCTTTCCAAGTAGGCGTCAATGAATGACAGTTTGGACAAAGAACTTTAAGGTTATCTTCTTTACAATTTTTACAATCACCATCTATATGATCGATTTCTAATGGCGTTTTACCTGTAATTGGATTGATTTTATCCCAACCACATTCTGAACAACTATAATTAGATTTCTCTAACATATAGTTTCTTATATGCGATTTAATCCTCAATCCTGCTTTATAACCTTCATCGTTTCCATCAAACCATTCTTGTAATAGTTTTTTGGTTCTGAGTTCGCCTTGACATTTATTATTGCAATATTTTCCAACTTTTATTTCTTTACCACAATTTAAGCAATGCATCTAATACCTCATAAACTGACGCCTTTTGCTTATTTATAAATTTATAAATTTTGGTAGACCCACTCAGATTTGAACTGAGATCACATGGATTAAAAGTCCAGTACTCTACCTATTGAGCTATGGGTCCATATAAAACTTGATACACAACGCCTCTCCACGTATCTGGTAGCTATCTCCATACCCGCTTCCTTGAGGTCGGCGTCCCGTTGTTGTGTATCAATATGGTAGACCGAGAGGGGATCGAACCCACGACAAGCCGATTAAGAGTCGGCTGCTCTACCAACTGAGCTATCGGTCCATAATGTTACTGCGTCAACGGATTAGCATAATGACCGGACTTTGCAACCGGAACCTGGATCCCATACGAGACCTTTTTACGGTCTCTCCGGTCACCTTTGCTAACTTTACAACACATTACTGTCAACGTTTCGAACCGTAGTCTAATCCGTTGACGCAGTAACATTGGTGCTGGTAGTTGGGATCAAACCAACCTTAGACGCCTTATGAGAGCGTTTCGACATCCTGCCGACCTACCAGCGAAATTGGTCCGCCCTATCAGGGGATTATCTCCAACCCAATTTAATCTTATCCCATGCCGACGGACAACATGAGACTACACCATTCCTGTTAAACTAAATGTACACCCGGAATGGCCGATATACACTTATTCGCAGTCAGTGTTTCCCTCTCCTATCAACCCTTGACGGGATGCATTCTACGGAAACATATCGAATGCACATCGGCTATTTGCTCTCTGCAAATCCACAAACAGATTCAAAGTCTGCCGTGGAATTCTGGTGCTGCTAGAGAGAATCGAACTCCCGACCCACTGATTACTAATCAGTTGCTCTACCAACTGAGCTACAGCAGCGTTGTATTAAAGGCCAGCGGCCAGAGCTCGATAACCAGCAGCAATTAGCTTGCGGTTTGGAGTACCAGCACGATACTTAGCAACAGTCTCACCCTTGGCATTCTTGCTCTCGTTTAGATAGATAGCATAACCCATCTGACGAATCTGGTAAACAGCATCATGCGGATTAGCGACACCATAACGAGCCTTAATCTGCTGAGCTGTTAGCTGCTCGCCACGAGCAACAAGAGCCTCGAACACCTTATCAACCTTAGTAGCATTCTGAACCATTATATATTCTCCATTAAAAGATATCTACAACACGACCATTAGAGTCAACTGCACGGATCCGAGCATCCGGAAACTGCCACTGCAGCTGGCGCATTCCATCCCGATACAAGAGAGGAATATTTTGAGTATACGAATACGTACGCCAGTTGCCCGTCTGATCCTGAAGCTGAATTTCGATCATGTCCATATCCGTAACCCCTTTTCTTAGCTTAGAGTAATCTTACTATATTCTTCGAGAAAAGTCAAGACATTTTTTAGGTCAGAGAAGATAAACTTTTTATTCTGCCAACTGTCGCTATGATCGTTGCCAGAGACCTCGACCATCCAACCATTCTCGTATCGATTGACAGTAACACTGTCAGAAACATTCATAAACGCATCACTTAGCTTAATCTGAGCCATATTATCCTCTTCGAGATTTAGTCCCTACAGTCGTCAAATCAACGTTGGGACCGGCATACTGTAAACCGCCCTTGTTATAGAGGGGCATAACCAGAGAAGCTTTACGGAGGATTTCCTCCTGCACATGCTCTGGTTCTTTATGAAGATTGGTCATAATATCTCGCTTAGAACAATCACCAGCGACCAACTCTTTGTCGTCGTAGTGGCGAGTAGATCGATCAACCATCATAGAATCATTATAACCCGAACGCCACATTTTGTCAAGTACTTTTTTATCTTTTTTCGAACGGATTTGATCCGGATGGACTCCGTTCTTCATCAGCCAACGATCGTGATCTGACACGAGCTTAGTCTTGGCTGCTGGCTTCTTCTTACGTTTACGAGTGTTCGTAGTCGTATAGAAGGCGGGTAAAATATGCATAGACATAGAGTTCTCCCTATCGTATGCTTATATTACCCTAGATCCGGAAAAATGTCAAGCGATATTTTCTAGGATCTTTTTTATTTTTTCTACTTCAGGATTATATTCGTTTTCGAGTATATGTCTCGCGAGTCTATGATTTTCGAATCGCAATTCATGTAAATATTTAAATCTAGAGTCTATAATTCTCTCTAGAATAGCAGGAATTTCTTCTAATTTCTCAGAGGTTTCCGACATCTACATCATCCTTACTGCTTTCGACCATTATATACTTGGCTTCTGGATGTAACTCCATGTAAGCATCTAATAATTCTCTAATACTAGAAAGTCTTTTTGAAATATCTCTTATAGTATTATGAACTGCAGGATCGTTAATACCTTCTTCTAGGTCCGTCAACGCAGCATCTAGATTCATATCGGCAGAATAATCTACTTGCCATTTGAAAATACTACCGTCTTTATCTAATTCTTCATTTAGCTTACTTGGCGGAAAAAGTATATCCTTAATCTGTTCAAGTCTTTCTTCGGCAGGAGTATTATTCTTTTTTACAATTTTAAATGGCCACATAATATATTCCTTCAGTTACTTCTTCTTACGACCCATGTTATATTTAGCTTCTAGATTCCATTCATGCTTTTCTTTGTGATTAATAATCTTAATCTGACTCATGGAAGCTAGTGGCTCAGTAATACGTTCTGGTTCTACTACCTTTAACAGACCCCATTCTTGGAGTAACTGAATGATTTTATTACGTCGTCCCTTATCTTCATCAGAGAAATTAGATGGCTTACCATCTATACTAAACATCTCTTTAAAATGAACAATGTAATATTTACCCTGCTTATGGAATATATGACAGGACTGATAGAGCTTCTTCTCTTTACGAGAAGCCACACCGATACGTGTTAGGGTTTCTTTGATTTTGAGAAAATCTTCTTCTTCGGCGATCTTCACCTCAATTAGAGAATCTAAAAGTTCATTCATTTGACTCCACCTTTATTATTTTTATTCTTTATAAAATTCAATTGTTCCGCAGTAAGTATTTTTAAAGCTTCTTTAGTGCGCACAATATTATATTTATAATAGTCGGAAACTAGAGATTGGAGCTCTTCCTTTTGCTTACGATCTTTCTTTTCTTTATCTGTTTCTTTAACACCCTTCATTCTTTTCTTACGAATGGAATTATAAAGATAATCATAATGCATTTGATCTGTTACGCCATAATGACAATTCATTTCGTTGGCATAAAGGATGGTTTCTCTATAATTTGATAGGACACTATTAGTTCTCCATTGACTATAATCAGTGTCAATCTCGATTTCTTTCCCAGAGGTAATAGAATTTTCATACCGCCAGTCATATCTGGGTTTCTCCAATTTAATTTCTTGTTTAGGTTCTTTTCTCTCCTGTAACGTAACGTCTAGAAACTTAGTCATCAAACGAACTCACATTCAATCATAATCTCAATCAGAAAAGCCATAAAGTTGATCTCTGGATTAGCAGCAAATGCATTCTGATACTGATACTTTGAAAGGCTCAGAACTAGTGCTGGTGCTGATTGCTTGGTACAAATATCAGAAGAAATATCATAGAACTGATTATACAGATAATTAACATCAGTGTCTAGGTTATTCTTAACCCACTTACGGATCTCTGTGTAATTCTGACTCTTAAGAAACCCAACCAATTCCTTGATTGATGATTCTGTCATATTTGCTAGAATACCAGAATCAATCTTACCTGTTGCTGAATAACGCTGTAGTTCATTTAGAACACGACGCCAATCTGGGAAGTGCTTGTTAATTACCTCAGCAACTACTGCCTTGTCGTATTCCACACCTTCTGACTCGAGGATGGTCTGAACACGCTTGAAGAACTGACCAGCCAACTTGGCCATGGACTTCTTAGGAATCTTGAAATCAATTACAGAACATCTGGAGTGCAGAGGATCGATGATTCGATTCTTGAAGTTGCAAGTGAGGATGAAACCGCAATTCCTGGAAAATTCTTCCATAAAATTACGAAGTGCGGGTTGAGTAGAATTGGCATTAAGATAATCCGCTTCGTCAAGGATGACATATTTCCTGCCACCTGATAATGAAACGGATGACGCAAAGTTGAGTATTTCGTTACGAAGTGTGTCGATATTGCCATTCATAGATCCATTAATTACGATATAATCACAACCTAACTGCTCAAGCATAGCACGTGCAACAGTTGTCTTACCAACGCCTGCCGAGCCTGCTAGAATTAGATTAGGAATATTCTTTTGATCAACAAACTGTTGAAAGGTTGCCTTCAGATCACAAGGAAGGATAGTATCTTCAATTGCCTTTGGACGATACTTTTCAACCCAGAGAAATTCTTCATTCATTATTTCACCTCATCATATTGTAGCGACCAAACACGACCTTGGTATTTTGCCCAACAGTCAATACATTGATTTCTTACCTGCTCTCCATATCTTTTAAGTTTATTCAACTTAGAAGGAGTTTCGCAATAAAATTCATGAATGTATTTTACATCTTTACATGCATTGCATTTCTTAGTTGCAACTTCTGGACCAAACACTGTTTGAATAACTATCGGATCTGGTATCTTTCTCATAATATAAACCTCACATCAAAAAGAAGGGGACCGTAGTCCCCAACTATTAGAAAGTTGACGTCTGTTCAACAGCAATGTAGTATTCAACTTCATCTCGGACAAAGTGAGAAATACCCTTTGCTGAAATACTGACATCGTAATCGCCAGGAATAATCTTGATATTCTCTGCCTTAAAGATTGCCTTAAAAGCCTTATCAGTTTCTCCAATCTGGATCGAATAAACGTCACCGCTTGGGTTCTTTGAATCAGCTGCCTGTAGGAATAGGTTACTACCATCACCCATGACAACAATCTCAGGAAGAGCAAGAATGCCAGCAGCCTTCTCGACATCCTTTAGGTTCTCGTTAGTGAGTCTAAAGGTAACGTCGATAGATGGAAGATTAATCTCCCTATCTGGTGCCTTGGTTACCGAATTCTCGTCAGCATAAACATAATGAGTCTTACGATTATTGTCGCAAATATCAACAGACCTATCTCCAAACTTAAAATCTGGATCAGTGAAAGTGCTAACGATCGAAATGAAACGATCGAGATTATAAATTGCAAATCGCTTATCAAAGTCAGTCTTAACCTTTGCCTTGGCCATGATTGTCTTAGTCGGTGAAATCGTCTTTAGAACGTTGCCTTCCTGAATGACAATGGATGGATTAATCTTAGCAAAATTCTTTAGAACGTTAACTGTATCTGTATCAATTTTCATAATATACCTTCTCCTATCACTTAATGTTAGACTTCATCATTTTCTTAGATTTAAGAGCGCCTGGATCAGCTGTAGCTGAAGCGCCGATACTAGCTAGATCAGCAAGAGAACCACCAAAGATATAAGTTCCAACATGCTGCATCTTCATCCATGGGCAGAACCATGTACGTAGTCCAATATCCTGAGCCTTCTGACAGAACCAATAATCTTCTGATAGATAACGCTTTGACTTTGGATCAATTTCAGCCTGGAAAAACTGTAGAATTTCTCGAGTACCATCAAAATGTTCCGTACGAACATGGTCTGGCTTATAAGAATACTGATCCTTGTAATGGTCGTAAAATTTCTGCATGGCTTTCTTAGAAACCATCATAAATCCAGTTCCGATTTCTAGGACTTCAACTGGTTCGCTTAGTGGGATTGAAGTTTGATTACCCTTTGGGTTGAATACATAATCGCCAACAAACTTTTCTAGAACGCCTGGGTCATCATCAGCAACACCCTTATCTACAGCGTGCTTAATCTTTTCCCATGAGATACACTTCTTAGGATATGGTCCGCCAATAATGTCAAACTTTTCCTCTTCTTGAGCTTGTAGAGCCATAAGAGCGATAACATCTTGTGGATTAAATCCAATGTCAGCATCAATAAACATTAGATGTTGCGACTGAGAACGCATAAATTCATCACAACAATAATTACGAGCACGAGTAATTAGCGACTCGTTAAAAAGATAATAATATTGTAGAGGAATACCATACTGAGTACAAAGAGCAGATAAGTCTGCACAAGACTTAGCAAACATACCAGCACACTGGCCGCCATACATTGGCGTGGCAACAAACAAACCACGCTCTCTCAACTTTTCAATAGGAATCTTAATTTCCATTCAAATCACCTTTCTTACTTAATCAATGTTGTTTTATATTTACAACTTTTGCAATGAACTTTTTTTCGTGGAGGAAAGGTTAACAAAACAACTTCTGGTTCTGATTCAAACATTTCATCGCCACAATGCGGACATTGAACACCAGTTCCTACTTCTTTTAAAGCGTAGTGTTCATACTTCTCGCGATTATGTTCTTCGATAGTCTTCATTTACTTCCTTATAGTGGTCCACATATAACATCATTATAACGTAATGCAGAACTTTTAGCAAGTCATCTTTATTGCTGCCATGCTTTTTTCCATAGCGCCAAAGATACTTAATAGCTGTGTTTCGGAAGGTAGGCATAGATTCACCAAGGGCGAGCCACACATCAAAACATTCTATATTCTGCTCTTCAGTCATATAATGCTGCCCATATGTTTTATCGATATAGGCATGGAAGTCAGCAATAATCTGGTCTTCCTTATATTTGTATTTAGTTGGCGCCAAACCATATTGCTGTTGTTTAATAGCATCCTTTAATGAAATCCAATTATCGTCGCATAATTTTGTCATCAGAAAAAACTCTCCAGTGTATTGCCTTTAACACGCATATCCTTCAATCGAAGTTCAGCGTTACCAGTTGTCTCACGAATATACATCGTGCATAAATCAGGAAACATGTCTGCAATCTTTTTAATAGATTCATAAACATATTCTTTGGTACGAATTGTCTGTAATCCGCCATCTTCTTTGTAATAATTAGATTTAACTGTGAGATAATCAAATCGAACAACTGCATCATTCTTTACATACTGGCGAATAGAATATTCGTAATCTTCACCATGATTTGTCACACGTTCAAGAAATGGATCATGATCTACAATCACACCAAACATTGAAGCAATAACATAACAGAGCTTAGTGTAAACTCTATCCTTCATAAAGTATGCATTTGAGGCAGCATAGATGCCAAACGTTTTCGCACCAACCTTTTCGCATTCTTCAAACCCCTTGATGATGAAGTCTTTCTCAAGGTCTTCGAGCCTACCAAGTTTCTGCTCGGAGATTTTCTTCTGAACTTCTTCAACATCATCATCAAACATCACCAACTTAGTGCCTTCAGGATAATACTTTTCAATAAAGTTACGTTGCGCTCCAATGGTATGAACACCGACCACTAACTTCTGATAAGGAGTTCCTCCTAAAGACTTCTTATAAGCGGCAAGTTCTTCTTCATCCGCTACAAAGATTGTAATTCGTGACGGATCGATATTATAACTCTCTAAAACTTTTAGAGTCTTTTTCTTAATAGTTTCTGGGCGCTTATACGAAGGAATAGCAATTTGATAATCCATTAGAAAAATCCTTCTAGGCTTGCAACTTCATCCTTACCATAAGGATCAATCATACCATGTTCATGGAGATAATCATACCATTCTTTTTCTTCCCACATTCCTGGTGAAACTCCATTCCACAACGGACGATGTAAACGATGATCCTTATTCATGCGACGTTCTTCAACATATTGCTTACGCAATGCTTCGTAGTCATAACCCTTTAGCTCAAGCATCTTCTCTCGGAAATAACAAACTACGGAGATTCTCTCGCAAGCAGGATCATCAGGATTGTTAAGTACAATAGGTGTATTTCCATGAATAATTTCATGATTATTAACAAGAAGGAGATCGCCAGGACGAACATCAACAGCAATCCTATACTCAGGGAAAATAAGATAACCACCAGTATAATCTCCTGAGCCTAGAACAAGAAGGTTTGATAATCCTGATTCAAGATCACCAGCATCTCTGTGCGCTGCAGTTCTGAATGTTTTATTAACAGTGATTGTAGTAAACACTGTTCCTGGAACTAGGAAGCGTGGATCAAGCTTATCTGCAGCAGCACGCTGATTCTTCCAACGCCAAGGAAGGAGTTCGCGAAAACCCTTGTTTAGGGTTTGGAGGAATGGATATGCTTGCTCAAATAGCTCTGGGTATTTCTCAGTATATGAAGTTGGACGCCCATAAGGAATGCGAGGGTAACGATCGTACCAGCCAGCCACACCTGAGAACACGGACTTGGCATAATTTGTGGTCGAAGCCCACTTTTCTGCAACCATTCTTGCTTCTTCACGAACCATCTCCTTTGGTTTATTACTAAGGCCATCGACCCACTTATCGAACCAACCATGATACTCAGGATAAACCTTTTCGACCTCAGAACGAAGCCAAACAGTGCCACGAGTTTCGTCTACTGGCTTATATTTAGGATCGTTATACTTAGCACGAATGCTTTCTACTGAAGTTTCTTCGTCAAAATAAGATTCTAAGTTAGCAGCATCTAACTGAAGAAAGTCTAGCATCTCAGCCTGATAAGGAGTAACCCAATCACGACCGCCACGACCTTCGCATGCAAGCATTTCTCCACGAGGCCCAGCAGCTAGACCACGGTTCTGCGATTCAGTAGCTGCACCCCTTAGACCAAGATATGCTTCATGACATTCTTGCTTGGAGAAATAATTCTTACGAAACTTAAAAGCAATACGTAGTTCGTCATTACCCTTTTCGCAAGTATCACAATCATTCATACCGCAATCTGCCTTGGTAATGACATCGCAGTTCGGCGGCATGAAACAATCTGTATCTTTTGTGATTAAAACATCATAATGACTTTCGTCTAGAAATGTTCCTAGAAGATGTTCAGAATCATGTTTTTCTCTTGCAACAATACGTTTAACCATCACTTACTCCATAAAGAATCTTTTTAATGTCAGGAGCCGTCCAACCCTCTGGCTTTAAAATCTTACCATCATCACGACGAATTGGTTTACCATCAACTAACTTTGCCATGTTTGATCGATGAACCTCATCGAATACTTTATCAAGAGGAATACCATACGAAACAGCAGTGCCACATACAATGTAAATAATATCAGCAAGCTCTTTAGCGATGTTTTCCAAGTCGTTATTATACTCGCCTTCGTTGTATTCGTCAAACTCTTCTTCTAGAAGTCTCATTCGTAAAGCACGTTCAGAGTTATCAGGAAAAGCTGGAGCCTGTCCTACGTTCTGACCTACTGCTGTTTGAAACTCTTTTACATCTTTATAAAAATTAGTCATTCATCCACTCCGGCGGGTTACGGTTTTTCCAAGTATGAAGATGAGTTTTACCCACCTTGTAATAATTACGATAATTCTCTATCGGATCCGAAGATACAATATACTTAGGATCCATACAAGATGGCATGGTTGTCATATCATATTCAGTTAAGTTTTTGGGAGGAGAGCACAGAGTCGCAGAGATTTCACCATAGCACTTATGAGTCTTATCGTAACGATAAGTGTATTCTTCCATCAATGCAAAGAAATGATCTACGAGCCAATTGTAATTCTCTACGCTCGTGCGAGCCCAGATAGCAGAAGGATGATTGATGTGCGTAGCTGAATAGATAATGTGCTCGCGAGCATCATTTAGTAACCACCACTTCTTCTTACGAGTCTTAACGTTCCCGTCTTCCTGTTCAACCTGAACTTCTAACTGAATCTCTCTACCATCAAGAATACGATGTGCAGTAGAAAGAAGCTGAGCAGATTCTAGGATCATCTTAACGACATGACGATCTACCATCCACTCGGCAGCTTGAACAGGATTATCAGAAATATAAAAGATGTTCATTAATTATCCCAATAGAGAAACAACTTAACCCAAATATAAACTAAAAAGCACAAAATAGCAAATAATGCTAAATCTTCAATCTTGTGCATTAACTCTACTAGATTGTCGAAATGAAAATATCTTTCGTTCAATCCTGCTATATCGAACCATTTACCCATTTTTCTTCCACTTCCTTATGGCTTGATCTCTGTGAAATTTATTAGCTTGGTCATAAAACCTTTTACCTTCTAAATGATCATACTCGTGCTGAAAACATCTAGCAGTCATTCCAATAAATTGTTTCGTGATTGTATCTCCATTAGGAGTGGTGAATCTAACTCTTATCATCGATGGTCTTTTAATTTTAACATAAAGATTAGGATAAGAAAGACAACCTTCCTCTAGAGTTACTGTTTGATCGCTTATCTGAACTATCTTAGGATTATAGCAAACGAAATTTTCAGGAGAACCACGCATAGCGAATATGCGATATGGAACTCCGACCTGATTAGCAGCCAATCCTAATCCGTTTTTCTCGTGCATATATTTTACTAATGTCTGAGCAAACTGCACGGGATCAAACGGAGGATCTTTGAAATCAAAGTCTTCGCATTTCTCGAGTAAATATCTATCATCTAGATTCATATTATAACCTCAATTGTAAATAAAGCAATATTATTCTTGGATCTGAGAGAAATTTTTATTCTTAACGAATTTCAAGACGTTATTGAACTTCTCGTTGAGATGTTCTTTATGTGATATGATTATAATGTTACTATCTTTTGATATATCTCGGATAATATTCATTAGATAGTCTACAGCATTCATATCCAAAGAAGAGTCAAATACTTCATCCATTATAAGAAGATTTGTATTAATCGAATTACGCAATTTAGCTACTGCTCTCCAAGTAAACAATAACGCTAGATCGATCTTTTGTTTTTCGCCTTCCGAGAAAGAAGCATATGTAAAGTCGTCTCTGTATCTGGACTTTATAGTCTCGTTAAACTGCTCGTCAAGTTCAAAAGAAACAAAGAAATCCATAGCAGAAAGATACTTATTAATAAGTTTGTTAATAACAGGTATATATTGTTTGACGATTTTAGACTTAATACCGCCGTCCTTTAACAATATCCCAGCAGCAGTCAATAGGTTTCTTTCCTCGATTAGTTTATTATATTCGCCTTCAATCTGTTTAATTTCTAATTGAAAATCTGCAACCTTATCCTCGGATACAGTTTTAATTGGTTTTTGTAAGCTATCAATTTCTTCCTCTAAAGATCGAGAATATTTTGTTAGAGAATTGATAGTAGTTTTACATTCAATTTTCTTCATTTCTAATGACCGAATTTCGTTAATTAATTCCATAATTTGATTTAATCTATTATTAGTTGTCTCATATTCCACTAGCAACAGATTAAGACCATCTTCGATCTCTTTCTTTTGGATATTCTTTTCTTCTATAGTTTTTAACCTAAAGTCTTCAGCGATATGCTGTTTACAAGTAGGGCAATTTTCATGGTTTTTGAAAAAGTCTAGATCGCTATTCAACAACGAAACTTTAGCTTCAATCTGATGCCTTAGTTTAGAGATTTTGTTGATCTTTTTAGAAACAGTTTCTTCATCTTCCGTCTTAGAACATAGAGTTTCAATTTGAGTTTCTAAATCAGAATATTTCTTGTTAAGATCTTTTACTTTATTCTCAGTTTCGTTTATTAATTTTTGTTTTTCTTTAATGGTTTTAGCAATGTTTTCGTTAACCTCTTGCATATGCTGTTTGGTTAATTCTAATTTTGATTCTACTAACTTTTTATTGTTTAACGAATCGGTAATAGACCCACTATTAATTAACACTTTATCTTTTAATAGAGAGTTCATTATAGTGAATATATGTAAATCTAAAAGGTCTTCAATAATCTCTCTACGCTGGCCAGCAGGTAACTGCATAAATGGTTGGAATGTAGCCGAGCCTAGAACAACTACTTGATTAAAAGACTTTTGATTTACTTTGATAATCTGCTTTTCTAGAATTTCTTGGTAATCTTTCATTTCTGCAGACTGATTAAGAAGCTTATCATTCATATAAACTTCAAATATAGTCGGCTTCATACCACGAATAATCTTATAATTATTCATACCAATAGTAAATTCAACTTCTACTACGCAGTTTTTTTGAGTAATAGAATTAATTAATTGTGGTTTTGTAATTTTACGGAAAGGTTTACCAAACAGAACAAAAGATAAAGCGTCTAAAATGGTTGATTTACCAGCGCCATTAGTTCCGACTATTAGCGTAGTTTCTTTATTAAATAAATCAATCTCGGTAAACACATTACCAGTAGATAATAGATTTTTCCATCTTAATTTCTTAAAGATTATCATATGTCAAATCACTCAACTGTAAGAGCCTCATTATAAAGTTCTATAATCTTACTTTCTAATCTAGTTTTATCAACGCCCTTTACTTCAGCGCCCGTAATATACTTCTTAAAAATTTCAATTGTAGATTCGGCTTCGTCAACAATTTCCTGATCTTCTTCCATGTTTAGGTTTAGATGATCTTCTACAATTTGAATATCAACAGGATTCTGTTTTTCTATATTCTCTACGAATTTTTCAAACCAATAAGGATTGTTCTTTTCGGTAATAATGATCTTGATTGTTTTATTTTTAAACTGACTATAATCAACCTCAGAATCTACGAACTTAGGATCGCCATCATTATACCAAAACTTATGAAACATCTTATATGGATTTTCAATAAACTTTAGATCTCTCGTTTCCGTGTCAAATATATGAAAGCCACGTGGATCATCGTAATCAGACCAAGTAAACTCTGCAGGAGAACCAAGATAATGAATGTTGCCACGGTTTGAGCGATGATGAAAATGCCCAGAGCAGACAAGATCAAAACGTCCGAACACATTTGGATCATCTCCATGAGAAACGATAGAACCTTTGAACATTTCGAATCCCTGAATTTCCAAATGTCCGAAAGCAATTTGTGCATCTGTTTCCTTAATTAATTTGAAGGAGTGTTCTTTATTATCATCGCAAATCCAAGGAATGAATAAAATCTTGGTATTATCGAACACTACTTCGGTTGCTTTATCATAGATATTTAGAGTAGTGTAATTAATATAACTACCGAAAAGTTCAGTGAAAGAAGAAACCTCGTTAGTGTTCTTATGATACGTGTCATGGTTACCAATAATCTGGTGCCAATTAATACCACGCTCGAGCGCAGGCTCAATCAGATCTTTCCTAAGACGAAAAGCTGTATAAGTGTTAATATATTTACGGCGATCTACAATGTCGCCCAAATGTACAATTGTTTTAATATTATGAACGTCTAGATATTTGTAGAAAACATCATCATAAAATTTCTTCATATAATCGTGAAAAGCCATAGAGTCATTTCTGACTCCTGCATGCGAATCAGTAATTAGAGCAATTTTCATTTTCTACCTGAATACGTCTGACCAAAGTCTACGAAATTATGCTTCTTATACTGCGCCTCAGTATACTCTCGAATAGCATCTAGACGCTGTAGTAGCACTAGTCGTTCATTGGCGCTAAGATTTTTATCATACAATCTGTTTGCTATATCCTGCACATTGACAGGAACGAGATGTTCATTCTTCATCGTTTTCTACCTCTGAGAATTTTTCTACTCCAGTAAGTTTACTCGGTTTTTTGGTTTTTGTCAACTTATCTTCAAAGTTGCGAACCATTTCATCTGAATACTCGTTGTTGATTTTATTACCAGTAATATACATTTCTCTAGCGATATCTTCCATCAAATTAGAGTTGATGTAATTTTTGTGTTTAATGTATGTCTGTTTCTTTTCTTTCTGGATTCTTCTAAGAAAAGCATTCCAAGCAATCTGTGTAAAATAAGCAAAAGGATTATTTGTTTTATCTGGATCGAAATTATCTACTGCGGATATACAGTCCATAATACCATCACTAATCATATCCTGTTTATAAGTGTAACCTGAGAAATTTGGTTTCTTGGCTAGGTTGTTACAAATTAAAAGAATAGATTCGCCGATATACCTCGGGACTTGTGGTTTATCAGCATCGTGTTCTAACGCATGTTGTAAATCATTTTTATAATGAATCATCGCTCCGTAGAGAGTCTTGTTGTTGATGTAATTTGTTTTTCTCTTAGACTTTTTTACTTCCATAATATATTCCTTGACTTTTTGACAAGCACGAGTATAATCACTAGTGCACCAGTTGAAGTTAAATATCTATTCCTACTTTATAGATCTTGTATTCAAACTTCTCTTCGTTATATGTTTTAATTCTTTCCATAAAGTGTAGTAACGTATAGTTCTTCTTATTCTTCCAAGACATATCATCAGCTATATCATATAGAGTTGAACTTGTCTTAGACTCAGATTTTCTTAGTCCTCTTCCGATCGATTGAAGATTGCGGATACGAGACTTCGAAGGCGAGGCAAATATAATATTGTGAAGGTTTCGTATATTAACACCAGTGGAAAAAGTACCAAAACTTGCAACGATAATAGCATTGCTCTCTTCTTCGACAATTTTACGAATTCCTTCGCGATCGTCGCCACTAACTTCGCCTGAGACGAAAAATACGTTACGATTCTTTCCAGCTTCTTTAGTAAGATCGTTGAATAATGCTTTACCATGTTTTTCTACGTATTGAAAAAGTAATAGAGTGTTACCTTCTAATGAAAGAGTTAGATTACGAATGAATTTATTTCTTGCTTCTAATCTAACCAGGTAATCCATCTCTGCCTGATAATCATTGGCCTTGGCTATCATCTTTCTTACTTCATCTGGATAAGAAAGAACAATAGCTTTGATCTTAAAGTCAGCTAGATGCTTCTGCTCTATCAACTCAGCAGTAGTAGTTACTCTTCTGACTGCTCCAAAGAGCCCTTCAAGAACGAGGCGGTGGGTTTCAGAACCATCCAATGTTCCGGTAAATCCAAAACGGTAGCGTGTTCCGGATAATTTAGTAAGTATAGAAGTAAGAGATTTTGCTTTGAAGAGATGAGCTTCGTCTCCGATGACAACATCAAATGAATCAAAGAATTCTTTAGGTAACTTGTATACGCTTTGCCAAGTTGTGATGGTGATAGGTTTTGTTGTTCCCTTGTCCTGTCCAGCGAACACACGATGAACAAAAGTATCGGAGTCGAAACCATAGTCAGCAAAATCACTGGAAAGCTGGCTAACAAGAGAAGTAGTTGGTACAATGATGAGAGTTCTTTTTGCATAATACCTCACAAGTAAATAAATAATAAACGACTTACCAGAAGCAGTTGGAGAAAGAAGTAGAGCTCTACGTTCTCTTACAGCGTGAACGAAAGCATCAATCTGATAATCTCTTGGCTGCATGGTTGGCTTTAGTTTTTCTATGAAATCTTTTGCTTCTTTCACAGAAAAATTTTCAGAAGAGAAGTCTGATGTATATTCTAGTTCGTATTCTCTAGACTTACAGAACTCTTCAATGTATTTTGTAAGACCAGCATATAGCAAACCAGTCATTACATTCAAAAGCCTAATCTTACCGTCCCAAAACTTAGAACGATAAGCAGGCATGAACTTAGCACCAGGAACTTCGAATGTAAAATATTCACTCAATTCCATCATGATCGAGGGTTCAGCTTTTATCTTTATGTAAACCTCGTCGTATTTTTCTACTTGAACAGTATCCATTATGCTCCCATGGTGAACTTTTGCCAATCAATAGCATTACCAATATGAAAACTTCTATTAACAATAGTCTTAATGATTGATTCTAGAAGTTCTATCTTTTCTTGTTGATAACCAATTTTAAGAGACAAATTAATAATGTCTTCATCAGCATCCATATACATTGGTATATCTCCCTTTAGGATCATACCTTTTGGAGGAAGCTTCCAACCTTTATCTTTTGTCTCTTCGTTTGGGCCTTGTGTGAAAAATTCAAATTTGTCAAGCTTTAGACGCTTTAATTCTGTCTCTTGTTTTCTGAGAATCAGTTTTTCCTTGACAAAAATTTTATAATATTTATGATGTAGCTTCGGTATATTGAGGGCTTCTTGACCCAGTTCAGTATTATCGATCTTTGCATCAACTTGCCAATTTTCTAAGATTTCATCAATAGTCATAACTCTCTCACAGTTTTCATCTAATATTTTATATTACTATATTTCTAGAAAATTGTCAAACTTTTATTATGTCATAGTAAGTATATTTAAACTCGGCCGAAGCTTCTGTATATATGACATTTTCATCTGTAGTATTAAAAACAATACCCGAAAGAGAAATAGGAAAAGCATCTGCAAAAGTTATATCATAGTTTGCAGATTTAGTGCTGGATAAAACCATTAAAGATATATCAGATTTCAGCCCTTCGCCTGTATATTCTTGCTTAGAAGAAATATTTCTATACTCTTCGAAATCCTTTGGCTTACCTAAAGCTTTTACCCAGTTATGAATCTCGAGGTAATTCTGAAGATCTTCATCTACTTTAAAAGTTATGGAAAGGTTTCCATAACTGATATGTTCACCAGAATATGGGATGTTCACGAAAGGGTTTGGTGAAGCTATTGGTGGTAATTCCATGGGAGGAATATTTACTTTTTGAATAAAAAAGTTAACATGGGGCGAACGCTTCAATTGAAATTTGAAGTTTAAAGGTGAAAGAAAATTTCTATTAGAAGGCGTATTATCTATCGCTGACATGTTAACTCCTTTTCAACTATTTATATGAAAAAAGGGGCGATCCGAAGACCGCCCCAGTTTCTAGTTTTCGGCTCTTCGTCCGAAAACAAATTACATAAGGTTAGTAACAATAACTCTACGATAGTACTTGTTAGTGCTAATAACGTTAGAACGACCAAAGCCCTGTGTAAGACCTTCAGCGAATGGGTTTGCGACCATGCCGTAACGAGTCTTAAAGCCGATCTTTGGCTGGAAGCTTGACTGATCAACTGCACGAACCATCTGTAGTGGAACGTATGGGCAATAGAATAGACCAGCGTCGAAAGCTGATGAACCCTTATAACCAACAGTTAGATAGTTTCCGCCAAGAGCGTATGGATCGATATAAACACGTAGACGACCATTTAGAATACCAGCGAAAGTATTTCCAGTATCGTCAACCTGTAGGTTGTTTGAATTAAGAGCAGGAGCGTAGTCAAGAACACCAGCCATCTGTAGAGCAGAAGCAACGTCTGAAGAACAGATAACGATGTTACCCTTACCACGACGAGTCTGCTTGGCGATCTGGTTAGCTTCACGCTCTAGCTGGAACATTAGACCCTTGAACTTTTCAACTGACCAACGACCGTTTGAGTCAGTGTCAAGATCGAACACGCCTGGAGTAGTTGTGTTTTCCTGAGCGCCAGCCTCAGCAGTGATGTTGATAGTACGAACAACTTCACGGTTGATTTCAGCTAGAATTTCTGCTGAAAGAATGTTAGCTAGTTCTGTTTCAGCGTCGAGACCATGGATAGCCTTAAGATCCTGGGCTAGTTCCATAGTATACTCTGCCTTTAGAGCACGAGTGTTAGCTGTAACAGTAACCTTCTCAATTGAGAATGCCATCTGTGGGAAAGCAGTGTTTGAGTCAGTTCCAAGAGCTTCAGCCTGGAAAGTACCCATTGCAGCACCAGTGTTATAGGTGTTGACTGCTGTTAGTGGTGAAGTGTTAGTTGCACCTGGGATAGTACCAACATGCTTCTGACCGAAGGTGTTAGCACCAGATGTAACAGAAGAGAACTGAGTGTTAACTTCGTTATAGAATGTTTCTGCGCCAGCGTTGTTATAGCTAGTTGTATTAGCATAACGTGAACGCATTGCGAAGATAAGACCAGTTGGTCCAGTCATTGGCTGAACGCCGCAGATGTCGTATGCCATTAGGTTTGGCATTGCACGACGAACTAGAGAAATAAGAACTGGATCGAAAGTATCGATACCACCAGTACCCTGAGTGGAGCTTGAAGCGCCCATTAGGTTAGATGGAACTAGTGAACTTGTTTCTGTTAGTGTCTGATAGTCACCGTGTGCTGCTGATTCACGGAGAGCCTTCTCTGTGTTCTCGAGCATAACTGCAGTGACTGAACGGCGGTGCTGATCCTTAATGGCGCCAAGAGCGTCATGGTCAAGGACTGGTGCCCACTTGTTTTGAATTTCCTCAGCTAGATACATTTGTTTTCCTTTCTACTAGAAAATATACTTTATCTATTTATAATAAATTACTTTTTAACTGTTCTGGAGATAGCGGCTAGATAACGTCCTACTGTTGGGTCGACGTTCTTAGTTTCGCTTACTTCTCCTTCAAAAGTTTCTTCTTCAATGTTTGAAGAATGCGAAGTTGATTCAACCTTAAAATAGTTTTCTTTGACAATCATTAGCTTCTTAGCATAAGTGTCAAGATCACCATCAAACTCGATACCTTCAACAAGAGCAGCGAACTTTTCCTGCTGTGTCAATGCTAGATCGGAAGCAAGACTTTCAACAATGTCCTGTCTTTCGTTCTCAGCAGCAAGGCTCTTTAGCTCAAAGTTCTCAGTAATAGTTTCATCAAGTTTTTCTTCTAGGGCAGCAACCTTTTCAGCCATTGCTTCTAGAACATCGACCTTTTCTTCTGGTACACTAATATAGTGCTCAGCGAATAGGTTCTTCAATCCTTCCATGAACTCTTCTGCGAGTTCATTGCGTAGGGTTGATTCAATAGCTACTTCGTTTTCCTTCATCCAGTTTTCAACAACATAATCGAGATATGTGTCGAGCTTTGATGTTAGTTCTTCGCCGAAGTTTGCAATTTCTTCCTGTAGTGCTTCTTCATATGCTTCTTCAAGACGAGCAGTTTCAGCAACCATTCTTGCGGAAACAGCTGCTTCGAATAGAGTAGCAACATTATCCTTAAATTCTTCTGAAAGATCCTGACCATTGAACATTTCTTCAATGTCTTCCTTGACGTTTAGCTTAGGCATAGCGTCACGAGTCTTTGGTGCAGACTTACCAGTAGCATCGGAAGGCTTCATGTCAAGAGTTGACTGATTAGCGGCTGACTTATCGCCAACGCCATAATCCTTACCTGGACCAAACTGAGACTGAACCTGATTGAAGAAATTGATAAGATCTGACTTACCCATTCCGGCCATTACATTCATAACACCATGCATAGCGCCAAGCTTTGACATTGGGTCTGATGAACGTGCCTTTGGATGTAGTGATGAAGCAGCAAGAGTTTCTTCTGAAACATCATCTTTCTTTTCGTGCTTTTTCTTCTTCATCTTCTTAGAAGACTCTTCGTCTTCTTCCTCTTCTTCTTCCTCTTCGTGCTTTGCTTCAGATACAGCAATATCTTCTAGTTCAACAAAGTCCTCGAGGTCGTGTTCGTTATTAGCCATTTAAATAGTCTCCTATTTTAGAAATTTATTATATTTATATTAATTAGTCTTTTAGAGTTAGGGATGATAAATACTCTTCAAAAATAGCAAGTTTCTTTTCTTCTAACTGCGATTTTGATAGAGTATGAATATACTTCTTTGTTTCATGAAGTTTTTCTTCGTGCCATGTGTTATGAACTGGATCATAGATCCAATCAACATTTTCCATAATACCATTTACAAAACAACCTGGTCCGCTTGGGTCGGAAACGATATCAACTGTAGAAAGTTTAAAGTCTGGTTGAACAACCATAACTCCATTGCTTTCTTTCAAAGATCCCATACCACGAGTAGAAACGCCAAGCTGTCCGCCTGATTCTAGGAGACCACGAGCAATTTCGCCCATAGGCGTTGATGTTATTTTGGCTTTACCATTAACAAAATTACCATCCCAATTAAGTTCTGTGATGATGTGAGAAACGCGATCTAAATTAATTGTCGGACCAGCAGGATGATTTAGTTCGCCGAAAGCTCTTTTTGCTTTTACAACTTCTCTGAGATATCTTTCTACTTCTTTTTCAAGAATGTCTTTCTTATATAGTCTACCATTCTTGTTCTTTTCTTCAGCAGTCATGAAGCGGCCAGTAATGTAATGATGTTTCTTACCGTCTTCGGATCTCTCTGTGATATATTGTGTATCTTCTGTTAATTCGGCGATGAGTTTCATTTTACCCTCTGTAAGCGACTGGTGTTGCTAACATACCAGTTCCTTGAAGTGTGTCTGTTAAATCTTTAACGACAAAGATTGGTGCTGTATTTGTAACTGTTGTGTTAGCGTATACAACTCCGTTAGCATAAGCGATGTTTAAAACAGCTGCAGTAGTTGGATTCACAACTCTACAAAGATTTGCAGTGTTACCAAAATTGTTTGCTGTTGAGATTGCTCTTTCGGCGCCAAGTAATTTAATAAACATTATAGAGTCCCCACATCTAATCTACCAGTAGTATATCCTGCAGCGCCTGGTCCAGTATAATCTGTATTAGTTGCTGTTCCTGACTCTGACTGACCATGCATCTTCCATGCCTTAGCATAAAGAACCTGCATGCCTTTTTCTTTACCGTATTCTTTTACGAAACGTTCTTTGTTGGACTTAATCCACTTTTCAATCTTTGGGTTTTTTGGAGCTACTTCGTTAATAGCTTCTTCTTTAATTTTCTTATCAAGAAGAACCTTCTTACCCTTTTTCATATCCTTTGGTTCTGTACCAGTAGGACAGGCAGCTTCACCATGAACTTCGCACATTACGCCTTCGTTTGTTTGATTACAAGAGGCTTCATAAACTCCATCTTTCTGGAACTTATACTTCGTAGTTTTTTCTGACCCGCCCTTCTTACCCTTGAACGCAGCTTCAGCATCATGAGGATAATCATGAGTTTCAATTTCATGCTTCTTGATGAACTTTACACCATCAGGACCATTCCACTGATAAAGGTTTTTATCGTCGATGTCTGGCGGAGAAACTTTGCTTTTCTTCTGACCAGCTAAAATATCTTTAAGACTCTTCGCCATAATCCTCTTCCTCTGAGTTATCTATTTCTTCTTCAGAATTGTAACCATACATTTGCTGAGCAACAGCAATTTTTTTATCTTCTATAGCTGCTGAGATGCGATCAATAATCAAATCATTGAACGCAGCCTCGAAATCTGTTGGCTTTTGCTCTAGAGCAGCTACAACTAAATCTGTCATTTCATATTTATGATCTGTCATAATAACACCTTATTGTTGTTGAGTTGGTTGCGGAGCGCCACCTGCTTGCGCTCTGCTTACTAAATCTGGATTTTTAGCAATTATTTGCACTGCTGCTTTATACTTGGCTTCGTCGGCCATAGTTCTATTAGCTTTTGGCATTTTCTTCATCTGGTCTACGATGATTTGAGCATTACGTACTTGTTCCATTTTCTGAGCCATTTCAGGATCAGATTCAGTAGAACCTTCTGTACCAGGTTGAAGTTGTTGTTGCTGCTGTTGCAATGCTTCTTGCTGTTGTTGCATTTGAGCTTCGGCTTGTTGTAGTAACATTTCATTGTTTATTACAGTTGGGTTGACCCATCTATAATCGCCTTGCTCCGAAAGTTTATTCTCGATCTTAATATTCTTATCGTTATTGATAATATCTTCATCTGACTGTCGGAGAACGTTTTTACGAACCCAATCGTGAGAATAATATTTACCAATCATATCTTGAACGTTTCTAGCTTGATTAATTCTACCTTCAAGAATTTCAGAATCTTTAAGTTCAGTGAAGTAATTATCCTTAGAGAAATCAAAACGAATATTATCGGAAAATAATTTCCAATCTTCTAAAGTGCAAATACCCTTCAGCACTAATTGTTTTTCTAACATTTTACTGAAGAGATGAGCGAATCTGTTTCTTAGTCTTGTTGTGAACTTAGTAAACTTTAATTCGTCTCTAGTAATTTCAGTAGCTCTACCAACTGAGAATAGAGCATCGGAATTTAATCTTGACACTGGGACGTTTAGAGAGTTTAAGAATTTCTTCTGGAAATACAAAACGTCATCCATCTGTCCTAGTGTCTGACCGCCTGGTAGGGTAGTAACCTCCGTACCTCTACCACCTTCGCGACGAGGAAGCCAATAGTCTTCTAACATAGTCATGAACTTGCGGTCATCTCTGATGTCGCCTGTTTGGGCGTCATAAATTAAACGGTTCTTATGCTTTACCATAATGTCACGAACATACTGCTCGGCCTTCATCTTAGGAAGATTACCAACGTCAATATACCAAATACGACGTTCTGGTGCACGAGCAAGACGATAGATAACTAGAGCGTCTTCTAATGTTCTTAATTGATTGAGAGGCTTAATAGCTTTATGAAGATAGGAAAGAACCATTGTGCCTTGATTGTCTGTTAGACCTGACACAACGTGTAGAATAGAATCCCTAGCGATCTTTAGACCTGTAGTTGATGGTCCCACTGCTTTATTACCAAAGTTAAAACCTTTATCGTTGAAGATAAAATATTCATTAACAGTTTTAGTAACAACTGCATCGCCTGGATTGTTTGCTTGAATCTTTTTCTTTTGGACCTCACGGACTTTACGAATCTTACGTGGGTCGACGTATCTTACTTCTTTAATACCTGCTGATGGGTTCTTGTCATCAATGATTACATGATAATATAAACGACCATCAATATACCAACGACGATAAATTTCGTAAGCATATTTGTTAAATTCAAGAATATTTAAACAATTCTGAAATTCTTCACGAATAGCCTTCTTAATATTATCGTTTACTTTTAGATCTTCAAGATTGATCTTTACAACGTGTTCTTCGTCTATAGCAATAGATTCGTTTACAATTTCATCAACAGCAGCATCGCATTCTGGTTGTAGTGACATCTCACGATATTTTGTAACTAGCTCAGCTTCTGATCTTACTGTACCATCAAGATCAACATACGTGCCAAACGCACCTCCTGCTGAAACGACAACTGCTCCGTCGTCTGAATCTCTCTCTGGAGCAAACGAAGGTAATTCTGGTTCTGGGCGTTTTTTTCTGAATTCGAAGCCGAATAATTCTGCCATTTATTTCTCCAAGTGTAGGAGGGAGTTTCCTCCCTCCAAATAATATAGTGTATTTAGATTATTCCTGCGGACCAGTATTGGTCAAGCCAAGATATGGAGTAATCTTTCCAGAAGTCTTGACTGTAGTACCTTCGTCAACTGGTAACCAATAATCATATGAAAAGTTAACTGTGAACTCTTCAATAGCATTCTGAGTATCCCAGCCAAGACCGATACCGCTTACCTGTGTTGGGAAAGCGCCGACTAGCTGATAAACACGAAGAATTTCGCCGTCCTTACTGAACTGAGTTACGTCAACAGCAAATGCTTTATATTGTTCAAAAGCAGCTTCTGGTAGACGAACGTTAGTCTGCATAGTATTGATAGCGTTGTGCCAAGCTTCAAACATAGAACGAACTGAGAAGTCTTCGTCGTTCATTATTGTGATTGACCAATCAGCAAAAGTTCTTTCGCCAGCAACCTTAATTCTACGACCGAAATATGGAATTTCAATATTAGTAATTGTTGACTCTGGTAATTCCGCTGCTCTACAAGTAAATACCAACTTTCTGAATGCTTCCGGATTTAGCGGAAGTGTTGGAGGTGGAGTTACTTGTACCTGGAATAGAGCAGGGCGAGCTCCGCCCCACTGCATTCCGTTTGCTTTGAAAGAGTTAATATTAAAAGGCATCTATGTTACTCCTTTGAGATTTTTATTATTTATTAAAACTTTCCGATAACTTCAGAGAACTGTACTCCAGAAGGAACAGCTACGAAGTTAAGCTGGATAAAGTTGATGCTTCTCGCAGGTTTGATATAGATATCTCCGACAAACTGGTTACTATCAATAATCTGCTGAGTATTGTTAGTATCGTCACAAACAACATGGAAATCAGTAATACCACGACGGCCCTGAATGGTGCGTAGATATGGGATTACAAGATTACGGAACTGTGCTCTTGTAAACGCATCGTTGAATTCGAACAACTGATACTTAGCAGCAACTGAAATTGCTTTCTCAAGAACGATAAACAATCTACGAACGTTAATACGATCAAAGGCAGATGGTTTAGCCTGTAGGGTCTTATCTCCGAAGAGGATAGTTCCCTGACCTGGGAAAGTAACAACTGGGTTAATACCGTTGCTGTATAGAACATCTCTTTCAGCCTTGCGTGGATTCCATGCTAGCTTAACTAGGTTCTTGATCTGACCACGGTTGAAACCAGCTGGTGACCACCAAGCGTCATTAGTGTTATCTGTTCTTACGCAGATACCAGCGATGTCGCCGTTTAGTGGTACCCAACGATAAAGATCGTTATAACGATCGTACTGATACTTCCAACCTGAATCAAGAACAGCGTAAGAAGTGCTAGTGATAGCTCCTCTCCATGCTCTTAGGTCAGTTGTCTCGTTTCCAACGTTGTTTAGAACTAGAGACTTATCTGGTGAAATAAGAGCAACGCAATCTCTTCTTCTTTCGCAGATGTTTTCGATGATATAATTAGCTAGCTGGAAGTTCTGAACAGTTCTTCCGTTGATTGCAGTAGAACCACCAACTGGCTTGCCCTGTAGAACTAGAGAAATGTCAATATCTTCTGGTGATGCGAACAAGTCGTATGCAGCGCCAAGAATACCTAGCGAAGCGTCGTTTTCGTTTCTACCATCAGCGCCTAGCTGCAACTGAATGCTTGCAGGAGCAGTAGAAGTTGCAGAAATAAGATTTAGTGAGTTGGCAGAAGGAGCAGTGCCACGATCATTAGCCCACCAAATATATTCAGAACTCTGATTAATAACGTCCTTATAATAGTTAAGGGAATTATCAGCATTCTTTGCGTCTGTTGCTCTTGAAACGCCCTTGTAAACTTCTAGGACAGTTCCTGGGGTTCCAGTAAATGCGCCACCATCGTCAACTACTACAACATGAAGCTCGTCGCTTGCAGCAGTATTACCGTTGAATAGGACATAGTTAGACTGACCTGGTGCAGTTTCTACAACATTAAAGAATTCCCAATAACGGTCAACTGTCTGAGTTGTATAGTTTTCACGAAGTCTATATGGGTCTTCGAATTGAACTGATAGAACACGATAGTTAGCTGTTAGAACTGAGTTGGAACCTGGAGTTGCAACAAGATCAATTTCAGTTCCAAAAGGATTATTAGAAAGCTTTAGGCCGCTAGAGTTAGCTTGAATAACATGATAACTTGTACCGTTAAGCAGACCGTTAACTTCTGATTCACCAGCACTGTTAGCATACACAACAATATCGCCATTAGTAAATGGATTACTTGGAACAGAAATAAAGTTAATGTTGCTATTTACTGCAGTGTTTCCTACGAAAGTGGTGACTGCAGTAGTATTAGCAGCGATAGTCGAAGATCTAACCTGTAGATACTGAACACCAAGAGTGCTATTACCAGCAAGAATCTGATCGCCAACAGCAATCTTTGAGATTACTGAGTTTGTAACAGCGTTAGTTGAACCTAATACCTTCATGGTAGCTACGTTAGAACCAACTCTGAATTCCATAACAGCGTTAGCAGTAATACCAGAACCAGCAGTGTTAGCGCCGAATAGAGGAATTGCAGAATTGAAGCTATCAGCGTTATCGCAAACTGCAACTCTTAGAGAGTTACCAATTGCACCTGGGAACTTAGCAACATAAACAACGTCTGTATCGAAAGTTCCATCTTTCTGAGCATAATGAGTTTCGTTCTTAACAATCTGATTAACAAGGTTAGCTGCCTTGGCTACAGTGTTTGAAGGATCAAATCCAACAGCAGTATATACTGTTTCAGGACGCCCGAAATAGAAATTTACGTTAGTGAATGAAGAAGCTGTGTTCTTGTTCATCACAATATGTGAAGAATTCTTTGAAACAACTATGAACGAAGCTACGTTACCAGTAAGAACGCTATTGTTTCCTACTTGAGTTACATACATACCAACTGTAATGGCTGATGTATCGCCAACGTTTAGAATGCTATTTGCACCACCTGCAGCGTTTGCTGAAACAAATGGAGTTGCGCCTGAAGTGTCAGCAGCACGTGCTACATATAGGCGATTAGCGTAAGATAGGAAGTTGGCTGCTGAGAACCATGTCTCGGCGTTGAAGTTTGTTGGTTTACCAAATCTAGAAACGAGACTATTCTCAGTGTCTACTAGAATTCTCTCTCCTACTGGACCCCAACGGAATACGCCAGCGATAGCACCGTCGCTAGTAGCGACTGATGGAACCACTGTAGTTAGGTCGATTTCAGAGACATTTACACCTGGACTTAATTGGAAAGCCATTTTTTTCTCCCTTTTTTAGGATGTCAATTAAATGTTTTTTGTATTTATTATTTTTTACTTTTAGACCGCTAGTTTCATCCTTACAAAGAGAGCGTTTATAGTTATTTAGAAGTCTCTTGGTGTATCCCACATCCAGCTGTCAGGGACATATCGTTCGTATTCTTCTTCAATAAAGTCATCTCGACCTGAATCCACAAATCCAAATGGAGCCAGATCTTGTTCTATATCTTCTTCAGTTTTATCTCTCAGAGACATGAGGGTGTTAATATTAGTATAATCTTTAAAATACTGTTGGTCCGAAAGCCAAGCAAATAGAACCAAACACATAACCAAGTCGTCGTGTTTACCAGGTTCTGCCTCGAAAGATTTGCCTTTCTTAGAAAAAGTTCCCAGTTCGCTGATGGTATTAATATCTCTGACCACCATTTGGTTCTGTTCTACTAAAAGTTTTAGAATAGAACAACCTATGGATTTAACAATTTTAGTAGTTCTGATACCCTTATCTATTGATCCGCCACCAAACCCAGTCGTAATTCTTTTACCAGATCTTCCTGCATTTTCAGTGAACAGAACGTTCTCGTAACCAAAATCATAGTTCAAAGAAGTTGATACTTGTTCGCCAATATCGTTTACTTCGACGAGAACTGAAGCGTTATTATAGGCTTTGGCTGTTCTGTAAATAATGTCAGCATAATCCAGTGGAGTAATGGCATTGTTTCTGTAAACTGCAGCTTGTTGGTATGGCATACGAGTGACATCCATAAGCTGAAAGGCAGAATAATCTAATCCCTTACCCCTAGAAACGTCGCATACCATCATATAAACATGATCTTTTTCTGGATGAGCGAACTGAGTTAAACCGTCTTTTTGTAAGATTGGGTTACTAGAAACTAGCTCTTTAAGCTTCCAACCAGCAATCAGAGTTCCGGAAGAACCTAAGAATTCGCAGTTATATTCCTGATCAAACTTTTCGTGATCAAAGTTCATACCTGCTAAGGTTTCGGCTTTCCACTTTTCGTCTCTTCCTGGGACGCTAGTCCAGTGCACTAGGATAGGATGGTAACCATTTTGACCTTTTTGAGCGTTCGCCCAAGTAGCGTGAAAGTGGTTCAAACCATTAGGCGTAGAAACTAGGATAATCTTAGATTCAAGGCCAGAAGAAATAGTAGGATAAACTGAGGTGAAGAACTCGTCCCAGTTATCAATGAAGGCCGCTTCGTCGATGAATAGAAGGTTGATAGTATAACCACGGATGGCAGAACCAGAAGTAGCAGCAGCCAAAACACGACTGTTGTTTTCTAGAACGAATGAACCTTTGTTCCACTCGACCACGCCCTGTTGTAGCCATTTTGGTAAGTGTTGGTAAGCCAACTGAACTCGACCAAGAATTTCTCGAGCCGTATCGCCCTTATTGGCTAGAAGAGCAACGGTTTTATCAGGATGGAAAATGATATACCAAAGAATGAAAGCGCAGGTTGTAGTTGACTTACCTGCCTGTCTTGCCGTTGTAACGATTGTATAACGATTATCCTTGAAGGATTTAACCATATCCTTCTGATACTCATACATGTTAAAGCTAGTAAGACCCTCATTAATAGAGATGATCTTCATATAGTTTTCAGTAAAATAAACGGGATCTTCTTGACACTTGACGTACTCCTGAACGAGTTCAGGAGTCCATTCGATGTTTTGATTAGTCTTTTTTAGAAGAACATTACCCTTATAACCACCAACCAAATCATTCATTATTCTTCATATCCTTAAGAACTTTTTGAAGTTCTGCAGTAGAACCAACGAACAAATTGTTATTGATAGTTTGGGCTTTATCGTTGATTGGGGAATCTTTAGCGTCAATCTCACGGATCTTAGTTTGGAGTTCTAAGAGATCTTTGTTGGTATTTACTATGGTGTCCATGAGTTTAGCCAACACTTCAAACGCACGTGGGTGTTGAGACTGAGTAGCTATTTCTGTTAGCGTATCCATTGCTTCTTTACCAGTTTGAATAACTTCGTAAAGATTTGCTCTAGCCGCCTCGAAATCATTCTTTGCTGAATCATCATGAGCTTGAGCTAACATTTTTTCTATTTGTAATTCATGTTGTAAAGGAGCAATGCCAAGAGCCTTGCCAATAGGATCATCATCTTTTTCTGTCATTCTATCTCATCTGCGTCATAAATTTGAGTTATAAATCCGAAATCGTCATCAACTTCAATTTGAGCGTAAGGAAGAGTTCCTGTATTAGCATTAGGCCCACCATAATAATTTATAGGATTATTGTTTGCATCTAAGCCAGGTTGAACTGTAATTCTTTCTTCGATAGGCGAAATACCTCTGCCTTGAGCAGCAGTGTTTGTTGATGGTATATAAAAATTACCTTTAACAAACTTAATAATGTTAGAAGATTTTACTGGCCCGTAGAGATAACCCTTTAATACAAAATCAAGCTGCCAAATGATAGCTCTTCTTTCGGTATACTGACCATCATAATTATCAGTGTAACCTATGTTATTTAGGATGATAGGAATATCCATAGTAACGTTTACTTCAGGAATAAGGTTACAAGTCGTAGTCCAATCAGGAGTAAAATAAGGTAAAATCTGTTCAATAATCTTAGTTCCATCTTCAGCATTTTTAGCATACACATAAACTTTAAATTCTATGTTATAAGGAACAGGATTATACTGATACTTGAACTTATTAGCTGTAGTAGCATCACGCACAGAAGCTTTTCCGATTGTGTTTAATTTTCTAGAACCGTCATAAACCATTTTACCCATCTCAAAAGAAATCATAGGTAAAGGAGCTACGGCGCTCTGAGAGTCCAACGCTGGATCTTGTTTAATACGTGCCAACATTTTATCTTTTGGGGCATAAGTAATTGGAACTTGCATAAGAGATGTTACTTCGCCAGCTTTATTTGTTCTTGTAATGCGAATTTGATTGAGCAAAGTTCCCATTAAAATAACGTATTTACGAATAAGGCCGAAGTAAAAAGGTGATCCAAACATTTATATTTTTCCTTCGCTGAATGGATCAATAGAACTAAAGTCTACGAACAAATCAGATTCTTGTTGTATCTCTTCGTTATCTGCAGCTGGTACCAAATCATCCATTGAAGAATTTTCTAGAACAATATAATCACCATCTTCGGTGACAATCTTTTCATCTAGTTGGTTTTTGATAGTCCAGTAAAGAACGTTAGTGTCAAACTTTTTCTGAATAGAATCAATTTCTGGTATACCTGTTGAGAAGGTTTCGCCAGAGTATTCAAATACTTCGCAGGTCATTTCCCATGTTTGTAAAGCGCCAAGCTGATAAAACATCTCATACTTGTTTACAAACTTAATCTGAAACCCTCTTTTGTTTAAAGGAAAATAAATTATATCTCCTTCATTAGGTCTTATTTGGGTTGTAAATTCTCCAACTTCTTCGTTGAATCTTCTTCTAGATACAGAGAACACAACTTGATTGCGTATTTCAACACCAAACTTAGACAGAAATTCTTGATCTCCGCCAAAACCATCAATAGATTTGATATACATTTCTATTGGATATGCAATCTCATAAGAAGATTGATCGTCAGCACCATAAACGTCGTCGTAATTGTTTAGTTTACGTGGCAAATAATAAACATCATGTCCATATAGGCGAATTGATTCAACGATAAGATCTTCAATCAACAGCTGTTCTTGTGAAGCCTGAAAATTATTAACAAAAAAATTAGTGGCCACGTTTAATCTCCCAATATTTTTTTCTGGCTTCTGACATTTTTTGTTTAGTTTCTTCTGATTTAGGAGATCTGTTTTTTCCTATCCTGTTTAACGACATTTTATTCTTTGAATCTTCAGAATGTTTTCTGCCCAACATAGGGTTACGTTCTCTATCGTAGGAACCGTTAGCTTTTCTGGTAGAAACCATTTTTTTAACGCTTTCTTCGGATAGACCTTTTTTATTTCTTTCTGATAAATCTAATCTAATTCTACCAACATGTTTGGACGCTATTTTTCTTTTGGTCTCTTCTGTATGTTCTTTTAAATAAAATTTATTATCGCAATTGCGCCTATTATAAAACTGTTCATCAAGTGCTGCATTTACAGACTGTAAAATTTTTGCTTCCAAATTTCTTACATCATCAAAAGACCCTTCAGCAACAATCTGTCTACTAAAATCTTCTGGTCTTTTATTATACTCTTCTATCATATATTTACTAGAACAAATATATCCATCATCGATCGAACCCTTGTGGGATCCAACGTATAACATATTAGTTTTCTTATCTGTCCAACAGTAAACGAAAGCTTTCATATATTTCTAACCAATCATATCCGTAGCTGGTAATGAGTAGCTGTAAATCATTTCTTTTTCTAACTGTTCTCTTTCGTTTGTAGCTTCATCATAAATTCTTTGACCGTTGAATTCTAGACCACCAGGAAGTTTCATACCCTGAAACTTTTTCAAATTCTGACCCCACTGCTGCTTTATCAAACAAGCAGCATAACGCTGTAACCAACGATCATTCCATGCATCAACATATACATCAGGATCTACAACCTGGTACGCTTCAACAATCAAATAGTTTCCTACTGCAACTTGATCCCATGACATATCGATGTATAAACGGTTTATGTGTCGATTATATCTTAGCGGCTGTTGACCAACCAGCATCTGTTCGAGGAATTGAACATGATTCATGGCCATGTAATATGGAACCATTGACACTGATGTCAAAGTATAAAGGTCGTTTAGTGCAATCTGGTATCGAATATTAAAAAGATTGTTTAGACCAAGAGCAGAACCTAGCGGAAATATATTTACTGCGCCAATAATATTCTCAGGAAGAGTAATATACTTGTTAGCTATATCAGTTGCATCAATTTGTTTTTTATAATATGTCTTTTCGGAACCATCGAAATGATAATCCCAATACCAACGAAGAGCTTCGTCGATACGATCAGAAACTTGATCGTCGTCAACATTAATCTCAATGACTGGTTTACCCAATCTTCTCAAGCAATGTTCAGCGAATTCTGTTCTTGTTGTTGGGACTGCCATTTTGCTCTCTTTTGTTTTAAGTATTTAGATTATTAGATTCGAACCATTCTAATTTATCGTTATCCCAACCGTAAAGTTTGCCATCGGTTGGATAAGGAACTGGTGGAATCCACTGTCCTGTAGTTTCGTTTAAAGTCCAAGTATCAGAAAATATAAAAATACTTTTGGTAAACTTTATCTTTTCTTCTTTTTCAATTTCAGTTAACGGTCTAACATTATGAACATCTTGCCAAAACCCATTAACTTTTTCATAAGTTGTACCTACAAATGTTTCTAAAAAGTTAACAACAGGAGGAGCGATACGTATAAACTCTTCTAAACCATCTGGTGGATTGTCAGGGTCAAAATCTTTAATTAACTGAGATAAATTTTCTGCTGTGTATGGATGTTCAAAAGGGTTTCCCTCCACTACTCTTATAAAACAACGCATCATAATCTCCTTTATGAATAAGTAAAGTATATAGCTCCAGGAGCACCTAGCTGACCGTTTGCTCCAACGCCAGCATAACCAATACCTCTTGCACCAGCTGCTCCTACTGTATAGGTATAAGATGTTCCCCATTCAGGATAACCAGCTGTAGCAGCATACGTCCAAGTCTGAGTAGTTTTACCACCATTACCACCTGTACCACCTTGACCATACGCAGAATAACCGCTGGCTCCGCCTGCAGCGCCACCGCCAGTTGTTACAGTTCCTCCAGAACCACCACCAGCAGTTCCTACAGCACCAAAGTTACCGAATCCATCTTGGCCTCCACCACCACCGCCTCCGTTAGCAACAACGTTAGTTGTACTGAAAAAAGTAGTAGCTCCGCCAGCACCACCTGCTGTACCTCCTCCATAAAATAGCCAGCACTGTCCGCCGCCGCCACCTCCGCCGCCTCTACAATCAGCAGTCAAATACTGATAAGGAGGTGGAGCGTATGAGTATGTGCCAGGCACTGTTTGACTTGCAGTTCCAGAAGCTGGTTTGTTGTATGCTTGTGATAAAGATATCTGCCCGCTTGGTATTCCCAATAAAGTTCTAACTTTAGAATCGTTTAAACTTACAACAGTGCCAGAAGCGCCTTTTGTAATGGTTCCAATGTCATTTAATGATATCGTACCAGATGCTGGTGTTGGCATTATCTATTGCTCTTTAGTTGGTCAATCTCAGACTTCAATTCTTTGATTGCCTCAATCAACAAAGGAATAATCTTTTCATATTGAACAGTGAGATAGTTCTCTCCAGACTTAGAGTATTCAACACCATGCTTGACATCGATATCAAATGGTGCCTGCTTGACAGCCATTGGAAGAACTTGTTCGATTTCCTGAGCAATAACACCAACCTGAGTTGACTTGTCTGTGTAACCATAAGACGCTGCAATGTCATTGCTGTTATAAGTCACGCCGCTGATCATTGAAACCTTTTCAAGAGGATTATCTATTTTCTTGATATTTTCCTTGAGTCTCTTATCAGAATAGTAAGCGGTGATATTGTTTGTGGCACGAATTTCACCAGCAATCGCAGAAGCAGCAGTACCAACTCCGATTGAATTAAACTGAGAATTCTGGGTGGTGCTAGTAAACGTTGTAGCAGAACCAGCAGTAGTTGCTGATCCAGCAGTAGTAGCAGATGTAGCAGTAGAGGCAGTTGTGGCAGTAGCAGCATTACCGGAAATACTAATACCCCAAGTTCCAGAAGCACCAGTTCCTGTTAATGAAGGAACACCGATTTCTGTTAGCGACCAAGAAACTGCTGCTGAACCGTCAACTGATTTGGCAGTACCACCAATTGTGATTGATCTTGCAGTTCCCCATGTAGCTGTTGTAATATTAGCGGAACCATTAAACGAAGTACCGTTAATATTTCTAGCAGTTTGTAGAGTTGTAGCAGTTCCAGCATTGCCTGATGCATTACCTGTAATGCTGATGCCCCAAGTTCCGGAAGCGCCAGTTCCTGTTAATGTTGGCGAATAAGAATTATAATTGCCCGAATTAAGATAAGTTACCCATGCGCCAAATGCGCCATTTTGAACGTTACGTGTTCTAAGGGTATTGGCATTATCTTCCCAACCCCATGCAACCTGGACGCCCCAAGTGCTTGAATTATTATTGTGCCTAAAGTTTTCTTGAAACCACCAAGAACCACCAGGACCACCAGTAGAAGTACCTGTAGAAGTGTCGCCTCTTAGGTTCATGCTTCCAGCTGGAGTATTTGCGAAATCTGTATTCCAATTTGAAGCGAATGATTGTGTTGTGTTTATAGAATATGTAGCAGTAGTTGCTGTTCCTGCGTTTCCAGTTACGTTGATTCCCCAAGTACCAGAGGCATCGCCACCAGTTCTAGTAGGAACATTAAGCGAACCACGCATACCAGCAGCATCGTTCTTACGAACAAAATCATCATAAGAACTATAAAATATAGTATCTCCGGTTCTTGATGAGGAAGCGTGAGACATGTTCAAATATTGACTGTATAGATAAACGCCAAATAAATGACCAGAACCATCTCTTAGAGCAACAGTTGATCCAGTAGCTGTTGAAGCTACGCCATAACCAGCAACAGTTGCAGCATTACCAGTGATACTAATACCCCAAGTACCAGAAGCTCCAGTACCTGTTAACGAAGGAACACCGATTTCTGTTAGCGACCAAGCAACACCACCAGAACCATCAACCAGCTTACCTGTGTTTCCGATAGTTAAGGTTCTAGCAGTTCCCCAAGAAACAGTAGTAATATTAGCAGAACCATTAAACGAAGTTCCGTTAATTGTTCTAGCAGTAGTTAAAGTTGCAGCTGAACCTGAAATATTAATACCCCAAGTTCCTGATGCATTACCGCCTGTTAGAGTTGGTGCGTACGAGTTATAGTTTGATGAGTGAAGTAGTGCGGACTGCGAACCGCAACCAGTAATATCGAGTGTAACACCACGGAAACTTCCAGCACCTTCAAATATACGAATTGCATTTGAAGCATTATCAATGATGATATTGCCTGCTAGTGTTGAGTTAGTCGCTTTTTCAAATGTAATTTCTGCGCCTTCGTTAGCGTTATCTTGCTTACGAACTGTGAAACCAGCAGGAACACTAACTGCGCCTGTTGAAGTTAATCCAGCAAAAGTAGGAGAAGCAGTAGTTCTTACATCTTGATTTAGAGGGTACTGAGTAATATTAAGAGAATTGATACTCCAGTTACCAGAAGCATTCGTTTGAACTGCAGAAGTAAGGTGAGAAATTGATGCTTTACGATAAAACCCGTCAGCAGCATTAGTAACAATTACTTGCGAAACTGCTGGATTTTCTCCACTAGCTGTATTACTGTTAATGTAATTGAAATAAGCATAATTACTAGCATCTCTAACAACTATAGTGTTCATAAAAGCAGAAGTAGAGGCGCTATAACCATCAACAGTCTCAGCATTACCAGTAATGTTAATGCCCCAAGTACCAGAAGCTCCTGTTCCGGTTAGCGTTGGAGAATATGAATTATAATTACCAGCGTGAAGAACCTGATTACCGCCTTGAGTGATGGCGCCAGTAGCGTTCAGAGTTCCGGAAACAGCTAATTTTGAAGAAGGATTCGAATCTCCAATACCAACATTACCGCCTAATAAAACGGTAACTGCTGTTCCTAATGTTGTGTTATTTGCTCCGGTAACTAAACCGTTTTTTACTCTGAAATCTAAAGTCGCCATGGTTCCCTATCCCCTATGGTATTTTTATTATTTATTCTTTTTATTTCCCTTTGACCAAGGAAATGTATCTTCTACTACAATTAGTTTCTTTTCTTCTATTTGTTTGGCGATAATGTTATTAACATGATCGTCTAAAGATTCAGAAACAAACATCTTTACCCATTTAATAACATCTGCTTCTTTTAACTTATTATAAGGCAGAAACTTATAATTATCTGGGTATGTAACAGTTTTTGGATCTAACAAACCTTCGAAAGAGCCTTCATGGCCCTCTTCGTCGACGCCTCGTTTTCTCCATATAACTTCAGTAATTATATCTTCGTCTTTATCGTTTTTCTTGTATTTCAGAGAAACAATAGACCAGTCATATTTGATAGTCATTTTAAGTATTACTTGTTGATGTATTAGTTACAGGTGCTGTATTACTTACAGCAGTATTAGTAACAGGAGCCCATGGTAATGGTGGCTCAACGATTGGATTTTTCTTTTCGTTGATCTGTTTTAGAATTTGACCATTAACGTGATCTGCATAATTACCAACAACAACTGCTTGAATCCATGATAGAACATCTGCCTCTGTCAAATCTTCGAAAGGAATAAATGATGTCCCGGCAGGCATGTTATTGAGAGGAAATGGAGTGGCTCCACTAAAAGTTCCTTCATTACCATTTTCATCAGTACCAATTTTCTTCCAATAAGTCTGAACGACTATATCAGGAGTATCGTTGAAAGTTGTGGTTTTCATACCAGTAACTTCCCAAGTGTATGTAATAGCCATAATTTCTATCTCCTTTAATGCGATATTTTATATTTAGGTTGAATTATAACTTTGCTGCGTCAATGAAAAACTGATCAATCTGTTGAGTTGACCAACCTAAAGCGTTGCCAACAGCATTAGTGAATGGATGATTTCTCTCAAATACTGTTGCTCCTGCTAACAACATTGTTGCTGCAAACTTTTCAGACGAATTTTGTATTCCATCAACAATACTTTGAAGAACTGTTGGAATTGTGCCAGTCTGAACAGCGGCCAATGCTTCTGCTTGTGAAATAACACCAAGTATAGCTGCCTGTTGAAAAAACTGACGATCTGATATTGTCGAGGGAACAGGAAGTAACTCTGATTCTGGTTCTTCTGGTGTATTACCTTCAGATAACCAAGTTTGATATTCTTCCCATTCTGTTTCGTTTTCAGGACCGATGATTGCTCCATCGGTTAGACGAACTACAGCTTCAGTATCGTTTCTAGATTTATAATTGAGTGTCATTAGTTCCATCCCCAAATTTGAATAACGCCAGTTGAAATATTACCAGATGACATATAGACCTGAAGACCTGTAATCGTTGTAGTAACATTCAAAGAACCTGTACCCCAACATCTACAATATCCTGCAGTGCTTGAATCTAAACCTCCGGAATCGACTATGTATTGTTTGAAACCAGTTGCTTGGTTAGCGTTTGTCAATAAAACTGTACCCGTAAATCCATTACTTGCTGTATTAGAAACTCTGTTACCTGCTGAAAGATCAACATAAGTTGTGGACGCTCCTGCTGTTGAACCTCCTGTGTTGAACACAGCAAGATAGTTTAGATAATTTGCTGCTTGATACGAACCATTACTATAAAACTGTAATCTTAGATTCGTTGATGTTGTTACAGGAACGATATTTGTGAAAATAATTTCATAATATCTATATCCGCTTAGTGCTGTTGTGGAAAGGGTTGCAGAATTTGATGCTGTAAGAGTTGCAATAAGAGTCTTACTGCCTGTTCCGACAACAGTTAGATTGTTTAGTCTTGTGGTGCTGTTAGGGTCTACATAATAGTTTGTATCATCAAGATCGTAATGTATATTAGAACGTGATTGGTTGGTCATATATGTAATAGAGTTTGGTAAATCGACATACCAACGATATGAAGAAGCTGACCATCCACCAATACCAAACACTCCATCAGCACGAAGATGCATATGAGCACCATATGTGCCCTGACAGTGAAAAGAAATAGCAGCAAGATTTGAATCGCCAGTACCACCAGCGTTCATAATTTCTAAGCCAGTAACATTACCAGTAGTTGCAGAACCTGCGTATGGTCCAATTCTAAAATGCCCTGCTACTTGACTACCACCATTGGGGTTCAAATAATAATTTGTATCGTTGCTATCATAGAAGATAGGTGTTCTTATATTAGAATAATGCCATAGATAATCTGTCGTGATGTGTGCTAAATGTGTTAAGACAGTGCTTGTCTTATGATAGAACCTGAAATCACCACCCCAATCACTAAATGCCATAACATCAGCAATAGTTGTCGCAGGAAAAGCGCCAAATGTTGATGGATAACCACGGAATGTAATATCATGATATCCATCAGAATAACCAGCTCTTGCCCATAGACCACCGACATCTTGAAGAGACAATGAACTTAGTAGAGAAGTTCCATTGCCATTAACATAATATGCAGTATTATCCCTATCATAGTAAATAGGAGAATATGCAGCACCAACAGAAGAAAGAGTACCACCAAAAACAGCATCGTTGTTTGTGAGATTTATGGTGAGAGGCCATTGAGAATTAACTTGCGCCCAAGTTTCTGTATCAACGCCGCCTCTAAGAACGTATAACAAATTAGAATTACAATGAATCATTGCTGAATTATGATCTGTATCTCGTAAGAAAATTGTTGGCGATGTTCCTCTAAGAACAAAATCATTACTAGTCCAACGACTAATAGTATCATCAGAATCGTAGAAGATTGGTGCTCTTGCAGAACCGCTTATTTGCGCAAATCCACCACCGCTTGCTATGTTGACTCTAGTATTACCTCTATCCCAAGCAATAATGCCTCCGCCAGAACCAGAATATAATCCCCAGAATGTAGAGTTATTGAATAGATAAGCAGAGTTTTGACCAGTGAAATTAGCAATTAACTGACCTTCTGTAGCTGTTGCTGCTGTTGCAAAACTATTAAGCGAAGTGGATCCTAGATTGGCTATTTGACTATTAACAATAGTCAACAAACCAGCACCAGAAAGGGTTAGGGCGAGCGTAGTTCCGCCATACCATTTGAACTGCGCTCCAGTATTAATTACAGAATTCCATAAAGTGTTATTCTCAATACCAATAGCATAATCAGCAGCAGAAGCGGCAAGAGATGGATATAATACTAACTTGGTTCCAGCAGAACGAGTAGTAAAAGTTGGAGCAGCAACGCCAGCAGTATTCCAAGTGATATAGTTGCTTGTAGCATTATTAAATTGAATGGCGTCAACACCACCAGATATGATAAGATCAGTGGGAATACCTACATACGAACCTGCAACAGTTGTTATCTGCGAAGTAGAACCAAGAACAAATGGTCCTCCATCGTTTCTTATAACAACAGCATTATTACCACCATCAGTATTTCTTGTAGAACCGTTAACGAATGCAACAAGTTTAGTGCCACCATCGTTTGCTGCTGACATGATATTGTTGTAGGATGCTGCTCCTGCAACGTCGTTGATATGTAATGCAGAAGTTGTTCCGGACCATAGCGATACTCTAGTTAATACTGATGTACCATTAGGATCAGAATAATAAGCAGTATTATTACTATCATAAAAGATAGGCGCTCTGAAATCGTTACTTGTTCCAAAGGTACCATATCGATCTAGATATGCTGTTCCGGTATACGAAACGTTTGCTCCAGCAACACCAATCGGTGCAGTGAGAAAACTAATGTATCCATCGGAGCTATCTACAGAGAATGAGATAGTAGCAGCACCACTATTTGCACTGTTGTTGATATACTTTAGCGAACCATCCATGTAGTTACCTGCACGGAAGTTCCAGTTACCACCACCATCGTTTGATGTGATACGCTTGTGCTTGGTGGACTGGAAAGTTATGACGCCCCAATCAACGTAGAGACCACCAAAATTCGACCAATCGTTAGGATTCATATAGTAAGCAGTATTGTCACTGTCATAGAAAATAGGCGCTCTGAAATCGCCAGTAGCGTTTCCTGTACCACTAACTGTCAATTTTTGAGTCGGGCTTTGAGTTCCTATTCCAACGTTACCACCAAAAGCAGAAATACCTATATCACGTTTTGTGGCAGAATTTGTTGGATCAAACGCTTCTATACTAGCAGAAGTTGCGTTTTGACTATAAATTGCAATCGTAGATTGGGTATTTGTTGAACCACCAAGCCAACTAGTACCAACAACTTGAAAATTTGTCGAGGGTGAAATTGTTCCTACACCAACGTTGCCGCCGCTAAGAAGGGTGATTCTATTAGACGCATTTGACCTAATATAAAAAGGAACAGCGGTATCTGTACCTACGCTGCCAGCGGTACCATCAAAGTTGAGTGTTCCCCATTGTACATTTTGTGCAGCATTTGTGAATTGTAGAACGGCATTGACAGCCGATGTTCCACCGCCGGGATAAATTCGAACACCATAGTTACCACCACCGGTTCTAGCAATAATACCAAGACTATCAATTGTATGTAAACCTGCAAAAGTAGCAGCATTCAAAACGGACGTTCCTGCGCCGTCAATATAGTAACCAGTATTGTCGCTATCGTAGAAGAGTGGTGATCTTACAGAACCTGCCGCTGCCGTATAAGTTCCGCCAAGTGATATGACTTGAGGAGAATTACCAGTGCGTGTTACAGTTAACCAATTTACCGCCGCTGTATATGTATCATTGACTGTTCTAAAGTTTAATGTACCATCGCTTCCTGAGTATGTATCCCAAAACTTATTATTAGCTGCTGCGCTATCATGCTGCCAAATGAAAACGCCGCTGTTCAATATTCTATATTGATCTGAATATATTGAACTAAATCTAGAAGCGGATGCAGCATCAACATAAAAACTTGTATTATTACTGTCATAAAAGATAGGAGAACGAATATCGACATATCCAGTAATACTACCACTTGAAGCGATTCTCATTGCTTCAGTGTAAGCCGCACCAGCAACAGTAAATGACATTGCTGAATCTGAGTGTAAACCTAAACCAATATTTGCTTTATGGAATAAAGTAGGTTTACCTGTTACTGAAGGAGTTGTTCCTGCACCATTTAGAACAATCTGCGCTGTTCCTGGACCTGATTGATTATCCCCGCCATCTCCAACAGTAAACCTTACTGATGCTGTAGCGGAACCTATACGCACATTACCATTAGAAGACAAACGCATTTTTTCGGTACCATCAGTATACCAAACTTGAGCTCCGCCTGCTTGCGTAGTAAATTCCATCTGATTAGTAGAAACACCAATACCATAATGACTAGAGCCGTCAGTCCACACACGAAGTTTTGGTGCGCTGCCAGCACTGCTGTTGTATGTGCCTCCTATATCAATTACATCTGGAGTTGCTGTTGATGTTGAAGTAATAGTTCCTATTGATAGTTTGTTACGAGGTGAGGTAGTTGCAATACCAATATTACCATTAGAAGGTATTACTAAGAAACTTGAACCAAGAGTAATTGTACCCGCATTACCTGCAGTATCTATTAAAAGATTACCGCTTTCTGTTCCCAGTTGCGAAGCAGATACTTTGCCGTTTACATTTAATCTAGCCGAACCAGTAGAAGACGTTCCGACTCCGACAGTTCCATTAGCGGCAACAAATAAAGCAGTCGCAGTACTATTAGCAAAAATACTAGCAGTATTTGCATTTATAGAAGTGTTTACTGTGGAATTACCAACAAATAAGGTCATTGAATCTCTTCCAGTTTAAATTTGAATCTTTTTCCGTTTTTGTTATTTATAATGTAGAGATCGTTTTCGCCTTCTTGGATTGTCCAGTTACCAGTAGTCTTATCAACGTCATTACCTTTTGAGTTTTCGTTAGAAAGATGTAAGTCGCCTGTATAGATGTTTGCCCATCTCATAGTAAGCGAACCTAAATTATAGGTATTGTCTGCTCCTGGAAGAACGTTACCAGAAGCATCGATTGATAATCTTCCAGTTCCTCCAGTATGGAAAGTTAAAGTGGAACCACCAACTGTTAAAGGTTGATAAGAAGCGTAGCCTGTATTATCTACTCCTTCAACAGAACAACCTCCTGTACCTGTTACAATTCTTACAGCCTTCGTAGCTCCTGCAAAATAAGCAGGAACGCCATCAGCTGCTGAAACTACTAGTCTAGAATTTGTTGTTGTAGTACCGATAGCGACGTTACCGCCAGTATCGATTCGCATTTTTTCAGTACCGCCTGAAGCAGTAACAAAAATAAGAGGATAATTACTAATTGTTCCCAGATAACCAGCAGTAGCAGTGGGATTTAATTGAATAGAAGAAACAGAACTACCAGTTCCATCTATTCTAAGAGTAGCGTCTGTTCCAGAAAGATGAAGTTTTGTTGATGGAGAGGCAGTTCCACATCCAACATTACCGTTAGCAGCAACATATAATGAATTAGTCGGAGCTCCTGTACCAACAAAAAACGGAGCAGTCCAAGTAGAAGAATTTGCAACATCTGGAACTGATCTGATTGTAAAATTATTAGAAAGAGCGCTCAGAGCCCAATCGTCGCCATCAGTTTCTCTTAGATATAAAACTGGTCCTGTTCCTGACACTACTAACTTAGTATTATATGCTAAATCTGTAGTAAAGTCTGTGGTTCCTACGCTAAAAGAACCTGCAGTTGAAACTGTGTCAGCAAAATAACCAGTACCGCTAACTGATAATTTATGCGAAGGAATTCCATTAGCAACACCAACGTTACCATTGGAGCTTAACAACATAACTGTAGTGCTATTAGCGCCTAAAGATAAATTTTTCCCATCTCTGGCCCAAGCCAGCATGGTAGTACTGTCGCCATATCCAACAAATCCAACGCTTTGTGAATTTGCATACATATAATCAGTAAAACCAGTTCTAGTATCTCCTTGGGATATATTAACCCAACCAACAGAAGCAGCGCCACGATTGGTAATTATTCCAGCTACATCAAGTTTTTGAGATGGAGAGCTAACGCCAATACCAACATTACCACCATTAATGTAATTTATTCCTGAAGCTCTTAGTATAACATTTGGTGTTCCCGCTAAGTTTAAAGATAAAACACCATTGTCGTTTGTAGCAGACTGACCATAGAGTTTAGCAAACTCATAAGTACCATTCTGCATCGTAAGACCGTTAAATTGTGTGGCCGAATTCATACGAATCATACCGGCAACATCTAATAAATTGCTTGGTGAATTAGTTCCTATACCAACATTACCTGCAAAAAAGTTATCAGCAGTGCCGCCAGAGTAAACATTCCAACGACCAGTTCCACTAGGAATATCACTACGAAATCCGTAGTTATTAGTTGCTCCAGTAAGAGATGATGCAACATAAAACCCAGACTGACTTGTTATAGTTGCAGACGCACCGTATGTTGCTTGTCCTGCAAGAAAATGATACAAATTAGGTAGAGTAAATACTGCGTTTGCAACAGAAGGATAAGAAGCAATATTAATAAAATTTGTCGTCGTTGATGACGAAATTAATTGCGCCGCTTGTAAAGTTCTAGCCGCAGCGACAGCAGGAGCATTACCGCCAAACAACATAGAAACTGAACCTGTTGTTGTAGTTCCAACAGATATAGTTCCATCAGATGCGATTCGCATACGTTCGGCGTTATTTGTATAAAATGTTATGGGAGCAGCTTCTATTGTCTTTAATCCTAACTGCCCTGTACCACGATGGCTAATTTCAGAACCGCTATTTGCTCCAACATTGTCTCTAATGATTCTTAAACCATAATCGGTGTAAGTATCGTCACCTATAAAATCAATAAGAGCGTAACGATTTCCGGTCCCTAATCCATTGACCTCAATTGAACCGCTTGCGAAACGATTGTTCAATATTCTTGTTTCGCCGTTTACCTCTAACTTATACCCTGGTGTTGAAGTTCCAATACCAACATTACCATTGGCAACAAAATATGTTCCAGTTCCGATAGTAGCTGTATTAGTAGAAACTACCAAAGAAACAGTATTAGTCATAGTGGAATTAGCAGTAAATGAAGTTCCTACTGTATGACTAGCAGCGTTAACTGTTCCTGTATGATACGCTCCTGAACCATTAGCAACAAACCAGTTAGTGCTTGTATTACCAGCAAAGTATGTATTTGCCTGGAAATTTGCTACCTTAAAACTTGTATTTGTAGTATCGATGAATACGCTTTGATCTGGTTCTGGTAAATACCCATCAAAAACTTTCCAGATACCATCAGATGCATCTCTAAAGAATCCGGCGTGCTGATATGTTCCATCATTATAACCAGCAGCAAAACCTAAATCTGGATTCGAATCTGTTTTGCCTCTAGCAACACCGCCAGAAACATAAGAAGCAGTATTAGTGTTAGCTACTACGAAATGCGTTGCATTAGCCAAGAAAATGTTATTATAATTACCATTATACGAAGAAGGGTTAACCCCAGTTATTGTTACGTCCCAACCAGTAGAATAATTATTGTTAGCAGTAAATGTTACATAAGTTCCATTACCGGAGATATTAGTGATATTCGCTGATATTCCTTGATTCAAATATAACATATTATCAGTAAAGCTAACAGTATTACCTTGTAAGGTAATAGTAGTGCCATTAACTGTTAGATTACCAGAAACTGTAATATTACCGAACGTAACTGTATCGTTAGTACGAACGTTTTGATCCATACGATATGGAAGTCTGGCTTCTGCTAAAGTTCCTGTATTAATATTAGAGGCGTTTGAAGCAAAAGCTATAGCATTAGAATAAGCAGTAGCTGCATTACTAGTAATAGCTGCATTAGCAGTAGCAATTTTACCATCAACATACGATACAGCATTAGAATAAGCAGTAGCTGCATTACTAGTAATAGCTGCATTAGCAGTAGCAATTTTACCATCAACATACGATACAGCATTAGAATAAGCATTAGATGCTGTTGATTCAGAATAAGATCTTAAATCTGAAGAAGTATTACCACCAACAGTTGTTGCGTTATTTGCATTTAATGTAGCAATATACGAAGCATTTACAAACAAACCTGATGTATTAGAAACAATACCGTTATTAGCAAGAACATATATTGTTCCGTTTGTGGTGATTGGTCCGCCTACTAGGCCATTTGCCGTGTTTATTTCATTTACTGTTCCTGTTCCTGCTGTCGCCCAGAAAACTTGTGAACCATTAGAGGAAAGAACTTGACCGCTTACGCCTAATGAACCATTGGCATAAACAGAATCAACTATTAAATTGTTGATAGAGGCATTAGAAGAAACGCTTATATTTGAAAGGTTCGAACCTATTTCAAATACATTAGATCCATCTGACGAATAAAGAATCTTATCAGTCAAATTTATGGCTAATTCACCAATAGAAAGCGTGGATGTATTTGGAACTTTGCCTGCTACAGAAGAGCGGCGAAGTTTAAAAACCGTATTAGCCATTCTAGGCTCCCTAATACCTCAGTATATACTGAGTTAAATTAAAATTCGTCCGGAGGCAATATTGCCTGGGCTGGTTTCTTTTTTACATTATTTTCTTTTTTTGGTTGAGTTGAATTACCTTTCAACTCTTCGTTTTCTCTATATAAAGTATTTAGTTCTTCGTTTTGTTTTTGTAATTCCCTGCGAATTTCTTCGACTTGCTTAGAAGAATTTTTATTATTTTGTTTAATCTCTGACAATTCATCGAGGGCTGCAGCCAACTCTTTTGTTTTAGACAACAATGATGACTCTAAGTCTTTTATTTCAGACTCATAAAAAGATTGTTTTTCTAACAGTTGATTTTTTTCTATAGAAAGTTTTTCAACACCAAGAGTTGCTTGACTGGCTAACTCAGTCTGTTGATTTAAATGTAAAGATAGTTCTTCTATACGCCTATTAGCCTCTTGTAGAGAACTCATATAAGCTAATAATTTAATTTCAAAATCTACGTTTTTTCTAACATATTCCAGAAGCAATGTTTCGTGTTTCTGGATATATGCTGTTAAATAATTTTCTCTATCAGTTACTTTTTCGCTTGACTCCATCATAAATCTCCAGTATAATTCATATGTGACGTTGAAGTATTAATTCCAAGGTAAAGGAGGAGTTACTACTGGAGGATTCTTTAACGAATCAATAGAAGCTTGTAGACTAGATTGGAACGAAGCTATTTTATCTTCTCCAATAGCTTCTTCTAACCATAATACTACTTGTTCCTTAGTTAGTTCTTCATAAGGAATAAAATCTGTAATATCGTCAGCGTTTAAAGCTTGTGAACCATAAACATCGGCATAATATTCGCCGTCTTTTGCAGTATATCTCCAATGAACGTTGAATACTACTTCCGGAAGTTTATCCTTTACAGTATAACATTCTAATTGTGAAATTACCCAATCATATACAATAGCCATTTTTAACTCCTAAAAGTATTAGAAACTACCACCATCAAGGTAGTCGTAAAGTAGAGCAGATCCATTAGACTGTAGAACGTATCCTTCAGAACCTAATGATAATTTGTTATATCCATTTGTTGCATTACCCACAAGGATAGACTGATTCTCTGAAGTCTTATAACCAGTACCACCTTCTGTTCCAGCTAGAGCGGTAGATAAAGTTAGGCTGTTGGCAACAAAGTTAACACCAAGGGTGCTGTTAGCTGTGATTTGAACGTTAGAGCTATTAGCAACTAGAGCGCCATTAATACCGTATGGAGCTAGATATGCTTGAAGAGTTCCAGTAGCAGCATTAATATCTACTGTTGTAGATGTATTTGGGTTAACTGATGTTGAGAAAAGCTTAAAGTAAGGATTGCCAGCAGAAGAACCACCAGCAACACGAACAAGACCAGAATACCAAACATTGGTATTATTACCTGCTGGAGAATACCAGCCAGTATCAACTAAGTCAGTCTGGTTATTATTATACGCAAGCTCGATAATATTGTCGTTAACTTGAATAGTTGAAACGTTAACTGTAACAACAGCACCAGAAACGAAAAGGTTTCCAGTGATGTTTGCATCTCTTACGTTTAGGGTTGCTGAAGTCGCATTAACTGACTCGCCAGTATAAACTAGAGATGTGCTGTTTACAGTATAGGCAGTGCCAATAGAGTAAGATAGAGCGTTAACAGTATTTTCAACAAACACTCCAGAAGAATTAGCAACTACGTCGTTATCGTTAACTTTGATAACGCCCTGTGTAATCTGAGTGTTTACTGAAGAGTTTCCTACCACCACAGTAGTAGAATTAGCGTAAACGCCTCCAACACCAGTAGTAGTGTTACCTACATTGAAAGATGTAGAATTGACTGTTCCAGTGTGATAAAGGCCAGAACTGTTAGCAACAAAAGAAGTTGGAATGTTAAATGCAACAGAGGTATTTGTAGTGCCTTCTATAATAAGGCCGCTGTTACCATTAATCAATCCTGAAGCGTGTATTGTGTTGGCTTTTACGATCCAACGTTCGTCGTCGCGACCTAACTCAGAACCTACAGTGTTAGATACAGGATAAACACCAGAAGTATTAGCTAGATTTCCTGCGGTAGAAAGAACTGCTGCGTTGACTGTTCCAGTGTGATAAAGGCCTGTAGAGTTCGTAACAAGAGAGCTACCAATAGTTATTGCTGATGCGTTGACAAAACTTGTCCAAACATTATTGGCAGTATAAAGAGTGTTGGTAACTTTATCAAAGGTAAACCCAGAGACGCCATTAGCAACTCCGGAGTCGTTAAACTGAACATAAGTATTAGCGCCAGAAGTACCAGTACCCCAGTAAACAGCAGAACCGTTTGTAACAAGAACCTGACCGTTTGAACCAGCAGAGCCATTAGCGACTAGAGATGTTACAACAGCATTTGCGACGATAACTTTATCTATACCGCCTGTTGCGTTTGCAACGAGAGCCTGATTATTAGTTAATACGCCTGGATACTGAGCGCCACCAATTCTTAGTACGCCAGTGCCGTCGGGAAGTCCTATGTGTAACGTGTTACTGGCTTGAGTAAAGGCCAATTCGCCGTTAGATAGACCTGACACCGTAGCATTAGCTACCGATCTTTTGATTTGAATTCTATTATTGGCCATTTAAACAGGGCTCCCTTGAAATTTTTATATATTTATTGATTAAAAAACTCCACCATCCAAATCGCCGTCAATAAAACCAAAAGTCAATTGTTTCACTTGATATGTGTCGGTCGTAACATCATAAACTAATGTAGAACCTTCGGATCTTTGAGAAACTCCTACGTCTCTCAATTCGTCGATGGTATCAACGCCAGATGCAATAGTTGGAATATTTTTAAGCGTCACTGGCGTGGTTGTGTCGATAACGCCAGCTGTGGCGTTTGTTGAAATTCTTACGTTTCTTTTTCTCGATACAACGACGTTTACCATCTATTATCTCGTTACTTGTGGTGTCACAGTTACTATACCTTCAACAACTCTAGAGATAGCGTTAGTGGAAGATTGTGTTAATTCTACGTCATAAACGTATCTACCAGCTGTTAATAACCCAGTCTGATTAGCTGTAAGAGACAAAGATATCTGGCCAGAAGAAGTGTTTATAGATGTCGCGAAAGCTGTAGAATTAGAAGAAGTATACCACTTTCTAAGTTGAGCGTTAGCGGTAAATCCATCCAATCCAAGTGCATCGCCGTTATCGTCTGTTAGATCTAGATCAACACTAAAAGTTGTACCTTGATCTATGACTAGGTTAGCCTTTGTTGCCATTATGCGTTAATCCTAGTAAATGCTACTGTAGTAGAAGATGGCACTGGAGTATATTGGACAATACCATGAGTAGCGTTTGAAGTAACTGTAAACGTTCCAAGAGAGGCAACATTAAATATTGTTGCGTATTCAGTACCAACCATGGCGGAAGAATTACATGTAGCGATAATTTTCGTAGCGTGTCTTCTTCCTGTTGTCACATTATCGATTACATTAATTAACCACTCGTATGCATCATTTGTTGAAAGTAGAACGCTATCGATAACTTGTGCACTAGTTCCGGTAGTAGTAACAGAGCTATTTGAAATTGGTAATGTTGGTAGGGCTCCCCAAGAACCGTTGGCGCTTAGGAAAGTGTTACCCTGAGTTCTCTCTGTATTGTTCGGAGGAACAATCGTAATATATGATGTTGTTGATGTATTACCAAGAACAATCTGATTATTTACCAACAAGCTATGAGATGTTGTAATATTTGCAGAAGCAACAATGGCTCCAGCGAATAATCCCCAACGATTAGTTAAATTACCTAGGTTGAAATTATTACCGAATGGATTAATATCGCCAGTAGCAACGCCAGTGTATGTTAAATTACCGCTTACTTGTAGATTTCCTCTGACGAACATATCGCCAGCGACGTTGGCATAACCTCCAGCTACGCCAAGTTGGACAGCGGCTCCAGAAATATTAACGTTACCGCTACTCTGTATAATACTTGTATTGACTATAGTTGATGTAGAAGAATTTCTAACAATCAAAGCAGTAGAATTTACTACTGAGTTAGAAGATCCTGCGCCAAGGTTTACAGTATTGGTATTGACTGAATTAGAAACAAATAGACCGCTAGTGTTACCTATTACTGCAGATCCTACTGATAGAACAGCAGCGTTAGTTGTTCCTGTAGTCCAGAAACCAGCAGTATTTACGATAGTCGCAGTTCCTACAGTATAACTAGCGGAATTTACGCTTGTTGTAACGTATAGAGAATCTCTTACATACATATTACCAGCAATATTAGCATATCCACCAGCTGTACCAAGCTGAATTGCTGCTCCAGAAACATTAATGTTACCAGTGCTTTGGATAATACTAGTATTAACAATTGTAGAAGTAGAAACGTTTCTTACGATAAGAGCGGTCGAGTTTACTACTGAATTAGAAGTTCCTGCTCCAACATTAACGTTGTTAGTGTTTAGAGAGTTAGCAACGAATAGACCGCTAGTGTTACCTATTACCGCAGAACCTACAGATAGTACAGCAGCGTTAGTTGTTCCTGTTGTCCAGAAACCTGTAGCGTTTACAATTGACGCTGTTCCAACTGTATGAGCAGCAGAATTTACACTAGTAACAACTTGAAGAGTTGTTCCGAAATAAACTGAACCACCAACAGCCAACATATCTGTATATGTTGTATTACCAATACCAACACCAGTAGTATTAGAAGTAACTCTTATATTACCAGCGGTGTCTCTAAAATAATGAGTATTAGCGTCATAATAATGAACGCTAGTACCGTTGAATGTTATTCTAATGCCAGTATTAGTTGTAGCATCGTAAACTCTGAATTTAGAATCTGAAGAAGAACCTGATCCAACGCCGACATTACCTGTTGGTGTTACTCTGAAAAATTCTGTAGTGTTATTACCTGCGTATAGAGGCAAACCGCTGGTCGAAATAAACGAACCGCCGTAGCCGCTGGTAGATCTACCATCAACGCCTGTAGAAGTATTTGATACGCCATAAACGCCATAAGAAGAATTTGAAAAACCATATACACCAAAAGAAGTATTTGATATACCATAAACACCATACAAAGAACCAGAGTAACCTGTTATGGCAGTGGCTGTTCCGCTATTAGAACCAGAAGTAAGAGTGTTTACATTAGCTGTACCAGTATGGTAAATTCCGCTGGTATTTGTTAAGAAGTTACCCGAAACTGCTACGGAAGTAAGAGCAAATATAGTTCCGTTAACAGAAAGGTCGTGAGTTGGGTTGCTGTTACCTATACCTAAACGACCACCAGATGTAATTCTTGCGAATTCTATTGTGGCATTACCTACGTAAAACGGATTACCGGTATTAGAAACAAAATAACCAGCCCAATTGGTATTAGATACACCATAGACAGCGATAGAAGAATTAGATATACCAGAAACACCATAACCACTGACAGAAATACCATAAACGCCAGTAGAACTGTTTGATCTACCGGAAAGAGCAATGTTAGAATTAGATTCTGCTCCAATAGCTGTTACGTTATTCGCTCTTGCTGTTATAGCAACAACAGGAGAATTTAAATTACCAACAACAATAGCAGTTGTGTTTACTGTTACGTTACCAGTAGTAATAATAGTACTATTTACGTAAGAATTACCAATACGTAAATAATCAGATGCAAGGTTAGCTACGCTAGAAGAATTAGCTAGGCTAATCAAAGTAGAGTTAATCTTTACGTTACCAGTTGGACTTCTAACATCAATAAAAGTTGAGTTAGAAAGAACGTTTGAAGTCGATGTATAACCCAAAACCAATGTAGTGTTATTGGCATATACATTAGGTCCAAGCATGAATGTAGTAGTATTAGCTGTAAAACCAGTAGGTTCTACGTTAGCTGTCGTTACCATTGTAGCATTAATAACGCTGTTACCTACCCACAAAGTATCAAAGGTAAGAACAGAAGAAATAGCATCTTTTGTGATTTGAACTGTGGTAGAATTGGCGACAGTATTGACAGTGCTGTTACCATGAAATACTATACGCCACTTATCGTGAACTGTGTTAGTTACACTTTCGCCTATAAAAAGTTGAGAGGTGTTTACAACAACATTAGAACCAACGTAAACGTTGAAAGTTTTCATAGCAATGGCGTTTACTGTAGAATTTACAGAAACGTTACCAACATGCATAAATGTTGTATTGACATAAGCTGAATTGGATTCTGCGGCACTAAAATTACCTACAGAGATATAAGTTCCAACGTTCGCATTATGAGTAAGGATCAAAGAATTCGCACTAAACATTCCAGTAATTGCAGCATTACCAACAGCTGCATTAGAACCGTTTGCTGTGACAGCATACACTGACATAGCATATGCTAGTTCGTTGGTTCTATTGCGCCAATAATCGAAAGTATTGTTATTTGCTGTATTTGCAATTAAAACTGTCATTTATTAGTTTCTCTTTATTAATTGGCTGAGCATTTCTTTGATCTCTTTTATATCATTCTCAACTTTATTAATTCTTTCAACGTTTTTAGAACTGGCTTCAAGAGCCAGTTTATGCTTTTTATAAGCTTCTAATTTAACATTATCTACGTTGAGAACGGCTCCACTATCAGGGTCTTTTACTAAGCCTTCGAAATCCGTTTTATAGTATTTATTATTCATTTTACAACTGCATCGCTAGAGCTCTAAGATCGTCGATAATCGGAACTTTAGAACTATCGTTAGATCTTAGGATAATCTTAATTTGGAACTGCCTGAAAGAAGTAAACAAACTTCTAGAAGAATTATAATAACTTAGTCCAGGGTTTACCACGACTGAAGCGTTTGCTCCAGAAACAGCTGAAGACCATGGAGTTCCTACTGTCAAGAAAGTAGAATTAGATATTGAAACTACAGTTTGTTGATCGCCAGCGATACTAATAATAGAACCAGCGGCCAACTCAGTAGTAAATAGAGTAGAACTTCCGATAATACTGTTGTTAGTAGTGCTAGTTGTTACTGTACCAGTAAGAGCAGTAGTATCAGCTTTTCCTGACCAAGCGACAGTAGAAGGTGGAGCCAAATACATTGTAGTTGCAGTAGTATATGTTCCAATAAAATTAGAAGCTACTGTCAAAGAAGTGTTGCTTGCTATACTTACAATTCTTCTCTGTTGTTCTCTGAAACCTGCTGTTGCAGGAGGTATGAACGATACGAACCAACCTGGGCTCAATTCAGTAAGGAATTTAGTATTTACTCCAGTGACTGTGGTTCCTGAAACTGTTACAGTTCCTTCAAGCTGAAGAGGTCTATAATAACTTGAAACAGCAAAAGCGTATTCTCTGAAATCTGATGGGTTACTTGGATCGGAATAATTATTCTGACCTAGATTATAGAGTGGAGTCCATGTTTTCTGATTTATAGGTTCGCCATCTTCGCCGTTTAAGAATTTAACCCAAACTTCGATATCTGAACCTATAGGTCTGAAAGCTGTGAGAATAACTTGTAAATCTTCAGCATCTTGGCCTGGAGCTAATGTTACGACTCTAGAAATATATTTTGATTTAGTAACACCATTATTGAAAAATTCGTCATATTCAAAAGCTATAGGATCAATATCATTTTTCAAAACAAGCTGCTGGTATCTAACAGTATCGATAGCTGGTGATAAAAATTCACTATCGGAAATCATTACGCCCTTCAACATCATAGATTTGTTGCCAGACATATTATTCAATTCGTTTGTCTTACTCGCGACAATTCTTTCTCTGTCGTAGAACTCGTAATCATAACCAGAAGTTACTTTATACTCTGCTGTATCAACTGCGTAGGCATTAGAAGTTCCTCTGTAGTAATATTCTAGCGAAGTTCCAGGAGGAGTAATATACGCAAACTGAGGTACGATCGCATTAATACCAGGATTATACATAGATGATGTATTAGCATAAGCTATAATAGTTGAGGTGTTTGGTGTTATAGTCGAATTACTGAATCTATGAACCTGAACCATTCTGTTGACGGTAAAGTTACCGGTAGAATTCTCGCAGTGAAAAATATTATTTAAATCGTCATAATAATCAATTACGCCTCTTACTGAAGTATTGGCTGTAGTTGGACTTGATGTTGTAGATTCGAATACATAATCGCCTGACAGAATAGAAACAGAAGTGTTTGAATATGTCAATCCAGTAACAGGAATAAACTCAGTATTAGTATTGTAGAATACTGCTTGACCTCTTTGTGAATTGAATCTAGCTCTGTTCAAAGTAAACTTAACATATTCAGTCTGAAGAGCAGTCCATTGCTGTTCAGTTGCTCCATAAAAAGCAGTTCCCATTACTGGCTGACTGAATACTTGGTAACCAGTTTTAACGTCAGTGTCGCCAAGTTCAGCAGTCCAAACTTGATAGTCCTGATCGTTATTATCAGGTCTAAGAACGAAAGCATAAAGCTGTTTGTTAGTCAAGAATACAGGAGATTCGAAAGTAAATCTGGTAGCAACGCTTGCGTCATCGCTGGTGTTTACTTCGTAATATGTTTTATGGACCTTAGAAAAAGGAAGTACAGCTCTTCCATTAGGATAACCGTTGATAGTTTCGCAAAGATAAAGAGTTATGCCATGTTCTGCAATCAAAGCTTTCTGTTTAAAGAAAACATCAATAGAAGTTGCATAAATTCCAGTTTCGCCATTAGGAGTGTTAATTGACAAAGCCTGAGCAACTGGCTCGGGGAAGAATATTGGTGGCGGAGGAGGCGGTGGTGGAAGAGTGGTAATATTATCAGGAGTTACTACAACTTCTACTGTAGTATCAACGTTAACTATAGTGTTAGATACAGGAAGAAATCCTAGATCAGGATTAACAGTAGTTAGAGTAAGGTTTTCCTTAGTTACATTCATATTAGATGCTGTGAATGTAGCAGAAGAAACTGTAGTGACAGCGTCATTGCCTCGAGCAATAGAGTCAACGTCAACTAGCTGAAAAGTTCTATCGCCTGTTTTGAATACAGATTCAGGAATATTAAACTGACCCGCAACTCTACCCTGAGGATCGCTGTAAATAGCTGTTCCCCAATCGCCGCTTCTTGTAACTGAAGCAAAGTTACTAGTATCAGATGGTACTGGATAAGTGTTGTTGATAGCAGTATTTCCGCTGACAATTCTTTCGCCAGGAGCGCAGTATGCATCAACGTTTACGCTATCAAAAAATACGTGTAATCTTCTTCCTGGACGCATATTATATGCATAAAAAGAAACAACTCTATTTTTAATGTATGGCTGAATAGAAACATCAGTAACGTAATTACCAATAGTCTTTTTAGTCTCATTAGTTGAAACTACTAATTTAGTTCCATCTTGAGTATTAGTAGTAGTTACTGTTGTTGTAGTCGTATTAGTAAGAGCCAATTTATTTCTCCTATGCGATCATTTTAAATATTATTTATGAACCTCTGAACAAATCATTGAGATTTAGGCTGGCAGGAACAAATCCAACCCAAGGCACAAATATAAGAGGTAGACCTCCAGCAGCTGCTGTTGCAGCAGGCACTGGCGCAGGGTTAACAGGCTGATCGCTAACTAGGTTTCCTCGCCAATCTCTTGTAATATTACGAACTTCGCCTGTGGTTACTGATGATACTTCAGTGTTTACTGATGTTCTCCAATCGCCCCAACTATAAGCCAATGGACTAGCAGCAAAATCTTTCCAAGGAGCAGCGAGATCTATGAAGATATCAGCTGAACCAGTGTTTTTCTGATTGATGTTATTATCGTAAGAAGGTATCAATGTTACGAAACCGTTCCAAGAAGCAGCAACCAAAGCCGAAGATCTATATTTAGTAGCATACTGCTGTGTTACGAAAGGAACTTCAGCATAATTAAGAGTTATAAGTCTTCCAGTTTTAACAACATTCGAAGAGGCTGTTGGAGAAAACGCAATGTTTATAACTTCTCTGATAATTTTAGGTCTTCCGTGACCTTTATCTTGATCGATGGCTATATTAAATTCTTGGTTAGAAGTATCAGCCAAAGCAAAACTAGAAAACGGATCAACGAAAATACCGTTTTTAAATCTGTCTAGACCGTTTTGATCTGTAATTGTAAGGTCTTTTGCCTTTTTCTCTAGAAGAGAAAGCTGAGTGTAGTATTCAAGGTTTGAAACTCTCTGATCGATAGTTCCAATATCTCTCATAGTGTATCTTCTGTTAGAAACTGAGATACAAGAAATAGCTAGATTAGCGTCTCTAATTAAGCTAGTTGCAGATTGATTTATAGTTAAAAACTCGTCTACCTGATCTGTAGAAAGAGAAGGATAAGGCGGAATGTTTAAGACAGACAATGCCATAGCGTTTTCTGGATACAATGGCGATTGAGGGTTTAAGCTAGATACACCTTCTTTGACCTTCACAATATTATCAGGAGTGATCATAATAAGGTCTTTTCTACCTAGGTAGAAAGTATAATCTGCTTCTAGGCTCTTTCCGTATGCAGGGAAATTTATACCTGCAGCTGGAACGCTGAAGTTAACTGTTGCTGATGGATTCAGAGTAGAATAACTAATAGCAGTGTTTATTTGAGCTCCATTTGATGTATCGTAAACGCCGCAATCATTAGCGGTATTAATACATGGAGTTCTGAAATCCACATGATCTCTTAGAGGAAGTTTTGCTCCGCTCTCATTAACATACAAAGTAATATCTTTGGTCTGAATAGCATTAGTATTAGCAGTATTAGCGTCATCGATTGGATAAGATTCTACTGTAAAGAATCCCATACCTGTTGTTGTATCTACTGCGAAATAGTCAAGGTCAATTAATAGGTTTGGATAAGAAGCCGCAGAATAACTGCTCTTTGCATAAAGATATGCTAGACTATAGTGAGTATCTTTTTGTCCTGTATCAAAAATAAAGTCAGAAGTCAGGTCTGCGCCAGCTACTGTGTAAACGCCATTAGCTGTTCCATAAATTCTGTTAATCTTATGAACATCGCTGAAACCTAAACACCATGGACCTTTAATATTCGAAGCAGTGTTGATCTTAACGAATCTTCTCTTCTTTATAAGCTTCTTGGCTGGCGTTGTAACTGTTCTTTTTACGATATAAGAAACATCTACTGGTACTGAAGTATTTGGAAACTGACCAGAATGAATTGTCAAAGTTGTAGAATCATCAATAGTTACATAAGTGTTAGGACCAGACAAACCTCTTGTAGAAGGAATGATTTTACCGTTAGCGTAGTTTTTACGATAAGCAGTTGTATTGTTTGTGTATGCTAGATTACCGTCTACAGTCATGTAGATATTGTTAGCAACAGAAGTAACAATTCTCTTAGCTCCGTCGATCTTTACAATATCGCCAGGAGTAAAATCGCTAAGGAATGTAGTACTGTTTCCTCTAACAATTGTAGAAGTAGATGTTACGTTTACTGTACCTGTCAAAGCATTCGAATCTACGTCTGCTTTAGCTGTAATGATAATATCAGCAGCGTCAGTATCAATAAGAGTTGTACCACCAACGTAAGGAAGAATATCTGTTCCACCTGGCTGAGAACAAGCAAGTCTAACAACAATATCACCAGTAGTTATCATTGTAGCAGAAGTATTAGAAGTTCTGTAATAATAATCTGTATTGATATTATTGTTTTGATCTCTTAGGTTTTTAACACCAGTAACACCAAAGCTGTAAAGCTGATCTTTATTATCTGCTCCAAGAACGCCAGCAGACACAACGTCAGCAAAACCTTTATTAGTACCATCAAAATACAAAGCTTTTACTTGACTTGGAGAATATCCAGATGTCAAAGAAATATCAAAAACGTGAACATAATATTGTGCTGTTGAAGATCCAGGAACTCCAGATGCGTATGTGATACAACGCATTTTGGCAGTACCAATCAAAGTTCCTGTTGGAGATGTTGTGGCATAAGTTCTGCTAGAAACTGATCTCTGGGCAGTGTTGTATAATTTTACAGTTTGAACTGCATCGTTCAAAAATGTGCCTGAAAACTCGTTAACAAGGAAATAGTTACCATAATTGAAATAAATTTCCTGAGAACGGTTAGTTTGTGTATCAACACCACGGCGCATGTTGATATAGCTGGTTTTTAATAACTCAACTCTGTTTCCTTGAGCGTAACCAACGCCAGAACTAATACGTCCCAAAACGCTGCTTGAGTTTGCAGCTGCAACATCGTTTCCTGGAGTTGTAGTTATAGTGTCTACAATGAATGGATTTACTACGTAATTTCCAGATTCTTCATAAGTTCTCTTAGAAACAACATCGCCAATAATAGAATAAAGATTAGTAGAAGGCTGAGCCTTAGAAATAAGGTATCCGTAATTATAAGTTCCAATAGGATTGAACTTCTCTCTCAGAGAAGCTTCTTCAGGGGTAAGGGATACAATATATGGAGTAAGTTTTAGTCTGTGCGCTCCAGGAGCATTTTCGTTTGGATATCCAAGAGCGTTATCAACTAGAGTTTCATCTTGGTTTTCAGTTATAATTTCTTCGATGAGATCGAAACCTACAACGTTATTACCAGCATATGTTCCGAAATTGTTAACCAAACCAAAAGTTGAATTAGCAACTCTTACGAATTCTCCAGCAATAAACACAACGCCTTCTGAAACAACTATTCCGTGCGCATTGCCAGTAGTAACTGTATTAGCGAAAACGTTGGCCCAACTGTAAACATTAGCCAAAGCAACGTTACCAAGAGGAGTGACTTGAACGAATTTCAGTAGTTCATTATTGGAAAATACAGATTCCCCACCATCACCAGTGTTGATATATTTTAGATATAGAATATTAGTATCAGGATAATTGGTGCTGAATCCTGCATTGGCGTAAAGAACCTGAGCTCTTAGGTTACTAGTGTGACTGATTGCAACAGCGTTGACATAATCTCTTACGTCTAAAGTGGCTGAATTGGCAGAACCGTTTGAAGCAAAATCCATCAAACGAACATAACCAACAGATGGCATGTCAAAAATCTGACAGCCATATACAATATCGCCGTTATTGAAAGCCCAGCTACCGAATCTTTCGATCTGTTTCTGTAAAATTGTCTGAAGCTGAGTTAGTTCTCTAGCCTGTACCGCTGTTCCTGGTCTAAAAAGAACACGATAATAATCTTTGAACTCATCATAATCGTCAAAATAAGGTGCGACATTGAAATCTGTTTTTAGAGCCATTATTTGATACCTATTAGATATGAATGATCAGTTTGAAAGATTCTGTTTGATTGTTAGATCTATTAACATTATTTATATTCTGAACGTAAAGGGGAGATATATCCTTGGCATATATGTCGCCCTTAGTTGTTATGGTCATTTCAGAATTCAAAACGCCATTACTCGAGAATACATATTCACCATTAGCAAAAGTCTTATCGCCTGTTAGATACAGTTTAGTAGTATTAGCAAAAGCCACAACTCCAAATGCGTTACTGGTGTTACCATATACTCTATCGCCTAGCTGAAACTGAACCGGGCTTGATAGGTCTGCTTCTAAAATTTGACTAAAGGTGTTTGATGTGTATTGAGTATTGCTTTTTGCTCCATTGGCATGCAAACCATATGGATTCTTTAACAATCCAATTTTATTGTATTGAGGTCTAGTTGGAATTGTTCCGCCTTCTGTATTAGCAAAATGGAAATTAACGCCAATAGCCTTTACATTTAGTTCTGAAAGAACGTCGGCGCCATGACCGCCTGGTGGAGGAACAATAGAATAAACGTTCGCAGAAGAACCAACAAGAGCATGAATTGTAGTATTAGCCCAAGAAATATCTGCTCCGATATCCAACATAACAACATCTGCAATTGAGTTGTTGTATGGATTTATGTTAGTATAAGCTACTGGTTTAGTACCACCATCAGTTATAAACTGAACTCTTGGTGAAATATGATATTGAGTAGCTTCTGGTAGAATGTTTGTAGTGTTTGCTTCGCCGTCAATATAGATCCATTTACCAACGCTGTTGGCTACGTAATCCGAGACTCTGAAAATCTGAGATGTTGTTGCTGTAACGTTGTAAATATAGATTGCACTGTCAGTATAATATCCAGACTGAATACTAGCATCGTTACCAATCTGTAAAACTGTGCTGTTAGCTGACAAAATAGTTCCATCATGATATGCAGAATAACCTGTTCCTGCGTCTACGATAACTACTTTTTCTACGCCGCTGTATTGATTGGCGTAGATAGAAGTAATCGTATTAGCATACAGTGGAGCATAATCGTTTGTGGAAAACATCTTATAAAGTCGATAAGGAATAGAAGTAATATATCTCCACAAATAACCATCAGAGGTATAGAACGAAGTTGATTGGACTTCTGTTGGTTTTACAGTTGATGGAGCTCCGTTGGCGTTATCCAAACATTTGTAAATATTATATGTTCCGCCGTCGTATTGGGGCGAAGAAATGGCATAATACATATTGTTGGAATATAGGTCAGAGTCGCTATTATCGTATCTTAGATAAACTGTATTTGAAACCCAAAGATTATTCTGGATCAAAGGCGCAAAATTAGCAGTAGATAACCTTTTACCGAATAACATCAACCAATCGTTTTCAAATTTAGCGCTGTAATCGTCCAAACTCGTGTTAGGAGTTAAACCTGAATATGGTACAGGGTTGGCAGCAAAAGCATAATAAAAAGAAGTGTTTGATCTGATATTATCAAACAATTCGTCTATGAGAGCTTTTTTATATGCAGGTAATAGAACTCCAGCCATAATTTATGCCTTACTTTCCTAGTGCGATGTAATACACATTAGTAGCGGTTACATTGGCGGTTCTGATAGCTGCTACAGTAGTGTTCATGCTTATAACACCTGCATTATATGTTATATCAGAAGCATTGGCTGTAGCTGTTACAACATAACAAGCCGTAGCAAAAGCTGAAGAAAATGTAGCATTACCTACAGAAGAATTAGCAAAAATCCAACCCCAGTTCATTTTCATTCCGTTTGGAAGCCAAATATAGCCATTAGCTGTAGTTGTTGATGAACCTAGAGTTATGTTGTTTCCGGTAACTGTTAGATTACCAGTATTGACCAATCCAGCTGTATGGAACCCAGAACTGTTTGCTACAACGTTTGTTGAGTTATTACCAACTCTGACCGAACCAGCATTATTTTGAACGAAAATAACTGAGGTGTTTACGTAAACGTTACCTAATGTGTTATTTCCTACCTGAATACTGGTGTTCACTACAGCATTAGTACTAAGCTGTATAAAATTCTGATTAAACATATAAACAGCATCTCTCAAAGGAGTGCCTAGTCCATCATTTGGATTTACGCCAATGTTAGCTGTTTCTATTGCCAATTTATCCCCCTATCAATCTTCTGCTGTTTTGTCACAAGTAATAAGCCTTGTATCTACTTTTGTTGTATTTATATCACATCCAAAATAATTATTGGCGAAACTGAATCTATCAACGGTTAGGATGGTAGTTAACAACCTACCATCTGGAAGCTCGTCGTAGTAAGTATCGCATCTGATTCTGGAGTCAGCAATGTCGCAGGTAAGCCACAAAGGCCAAGAAGTGTTTGCAAAAGTATCAAACTCTAGAACAATATCGCTATCAACAGTAAATGGCTGTAGCTCATATTTTCCAAATAGTTCTGTACCAGCTGGATGGAATGTAGTATAGAAAATGTCTTTATAATTTTCTAGGCTGATAGCAGTTTTAATTTCATACGAATAATCCTGATAGTAGTAACTATCTTGAATTTTCTTTTCTGAATCTAATAGACCGTCTTCGTTGGCCCAATAACCTATATCTCTACCAATACCAGATTTTCTAACTAGACCTCTAATTTCGTTGGCAGTATCAAAAGGTATGTACGATGTTGTAAGAACGGCTCCTGTAGCCAAAACGTTGGAAGATCTTACTGTAATGGAAGGAACATCATTATACCCAGAACCACCATACCAAGCTCCAGTCATTGTATTTACAGATACAACATTACCACTTGAATTGGTTACAATTGAGCCTCTTGCAGGACTATTAGTGTATCCTCCAGTAAATATTAGAGTATCGCCATTAGAATAACCTCTACCACCATTTACAATAGTTGGAACATTCAGAATACCATAACGATAAGCGTGAACGGATTCGCCCTCAACGTAACCGATACCAGAAGATATAGCAGAAACTCTTTCTACGATGTTATTACCGCTAGAGTTTAGAGCAAGAATATTATCATTAATACCATTAATAGTATCATCAAGTCTTCTCATAATACTGGCATAGGGGCCATAATTAGAAGGGTCGTTATCGTATGATAATAAACTAAACTGATCTAGCTGACCTGTAGTTCTGTTTCTGGATGTTACTTCAGAGTTAGCAAATTGTGCTGGCATAATAACAACTGCACGACCGTATACCATAGAATTGGTTGAAGTATTATTAGTAAACCCATATAGCTGTACTGATGTGTCGCTTATAATATCTCTAATTACGGCTAATTCCATAGTATTAGCATCAGAACTATTTGCTTGAAGGTACATCAAGTCGTTTACTGCAAAATACTTTGAGAACTTTGAACCCTTCAACAAATGAGTCTCATTCAAAGAACCGCTTGCGTATATCTGTATAGTAGCTCCACCAGATGTATTGCTTAACGTAAGAGCGCTACTATTTACTGTTTTGACATAATATACTGAATTTGCCACAAGGTTTGAAATAGCAGTATTACCAACAGGAACGTCATAAAAAATTCTCTGATCTGCGCTGAAAATTAAATCTGCGTTGGCAATCATAAAAGAATATGCTGCGTTGTTTACAGAAGTGCTGTTTGAAAACACCTCTTCTAAACTGGCATTAACATAAGGAGTCTGAGCACGAGTTGTATCATTTAGTAGATAATGAGTTTCGCCAGCAATATATACGTCTGTTGAAATAGCTAATGGATTAAGTCCACCAACAGTATCTGATAAAGTCAAAGCAGTAGAATTTACAGTTTCTACATAATAAAATGTATTTGATTCTATACCATTTATGCCTGTATTTCCTGCAGGAACCAGATAATACACATAATCATTAGCAGCAAAATATGTATCAGCGTCAGTAACAAGTATTGAATAACTGCTGTTATTTACAGAAGTATTATTTGCAAAGAAACTCTTAGTCAATGCTTTAGTATTGAAAAAATGACGTTGTGTTGTGTTTGTTGAAGGAACTGTTCCTATGTCAACTGTTGAACCGCCTGGTGTAGAACTCAGAGTGATACCAGTGCTATTAGTTGTTTTGACATAATATCTAGAATTAGCTGTCAGTCCAGTAATAGCAACGTTTCCAGCAGGCACAACATAATCAACATAAGCATTCAAATCATAATGCTTTATAGCATTTGGTATTAGAATTGCATTGTTTGTAGAATCTACATATGTTGTATTTACATATACGCCGCTTGAATATGTGTTTATGAAAGTGTTGGTGTTATAATACCAAAGCTTACCAGGTAAGTTTTTGGAATTGAATGTTGATCTGATGAATACGTTGGCAGGAGCGATATAAGCATTACCAGCCAAAACATTAGTGAGAGCAGCGATTCTACCGAAAACGCCAGAGTCATATTGTAAAACATCTCCTATGGTTGACGATAGATTAGCTGTCGGGTTGCCTAAAAACCCAAAAGATGCTTCGTCAAGACGTAAATCGATGAAGTCTTGAATCCAGTCTGTATTAAATGATAACTGTCTAGTATCAGCGAGTTTTATGTTAAAGCTGGCACCTTGGCCTGTTTGATCTAGAATATTCTTATAAATGAAAATTGCAGAATTGGCAAGAAATCCAAAACCGCCATTTACGATATTGAAATTCAAAGAACCGTAACCACGGAACAAAGATTTAACGATAACAAGACCTTCAATACCAAACGAGTCGATTTCGTTTGTATCTGGGTCTTTATAAGCTATTTTTAGTATGTCTCCAACGTTAAATGAGTTACCGCTATTGAACACATCCAATGTATCAAGAGAACCAACAATAACAGGGGATTTACTAATAGTTTCAGAATCGTTTCTATAACGATAATCTACAATTCTTTCACCAACATCAAAATCGCCGCCTTTTGGGGCAACGCTGGTAATATAAGCCAGATATACAATATCTTTGTTGACTCTTTCTCTTACAACTTTTTCTACTGTAGCTGTAGTTTTTGAAGACACACCAATAACAGTTTTGTCAATCAAAGACTCAAGGTTTTCAGTATATGTAACTTCTAAGTAACGAGGACTTACCCATTTACCATCAGAAATTCTAAGAACGTCTTTACCAGGAATGTAAATATCAACATCTTCGTTGTATATCAATCTGAATAAAAGCTTATAACCCTGGATAGTTGTTTTAGAACGATAAACATCCAAGATATGCTTTAATAGGAATCTTTTATTAATAATAACATTAAATGGAATACCATAAAGATATTTCTTTTGGAAATATTCTAGAAATCTTTCTACTGTTGTATCAATATCTCTATAATCAAAAAGCTTTCTGCTTTCTTTAATAGAACCACCATAACCATTAGTAGAAGAATCTTCTTCCAACCATTCATAGTAAGCTTTTACGAATTGAATGAAGTTTTGTCCCTCTTCTTTATAGAATTGAGGGAACTGGTTTTCAATAAAATTCGATATTGTTTTTTCTATGTTGAAATCCATTTTACTTCAATGTTTCTATTACGTTAATACTAATGTCTTCGGCTTCTATAACCAATACCATATTCTTTGATGCTATAATATCTTTATTTCTAGTAGAAAGCTCTAGAGTAATATAATTACCATAATCTCTGGTTTTAAGGTTAGTTATAGAAACTGCTCCGGTTTCATAATTAATGTTTCCTATTGCATTATTTAATACGGTTTTTAACCCTTTAATATAAGTATAAACTATAAGATTACCGACAGCATCATCTTCGATATAACAATTAGGAGTTACTTCGTTTCTTTCATTAATATAAGAGAAAGAAGAACTCATAAGAACTCTATCGTCTGGATAAGCTATACCAGCATATACGCCTTCTAATTCAGCAGGATTATTAAATCTAATATCATATGAAGTAGCAAAATCAATCTTAGGATTGATTCTTTTTACTAATTTGACATGGGTATCATTACTGGTTATACTATTATCTGTATTATCTATTTGAGTAACGAATCTACTATATCTAAAATCATTACCAAATTTTTCTAATTGATTTCTACTATAGTCTATAACAGTATTTAATATAAGGCTTCTAATTTCAGAAGAATACTTTGTAGAAGATTTAGAATTAAACTGAACTGAAGATCTAACCTTAATGTAGAAATAGTCTGGGTCAGATACAACCACTCTATTAGGTAAAGCAATAAAATCCTGTAAATAGTTTTCAATATTAGTCTTTAACAAAGAAGATGCAATAGTAGAGGCTGTTGGTTTAATAGCAATAATTACTCTACCGTATAGTTTAGGTTCTAATTCCTGACCTCCATAAACAATAACGTCGTCTACAGCGCCGCCGAAATTAGCATATACAAGAGAAGCATAATCGTCTACAGATACTGCTCTTTGTTGAGTAGCATAATATCTAGGAGCATTGAAACGAATATTCTCAATGCTTTCTTGATTGGCTCCCCAAACAGAAGGAGTTATAACTGTTATCTCAGAAGCTTCTGCTGTACCACCGTTTACTGGACCTATGTTGTCGCTTAAAGTAAAACTTTCTACGCCATTACCATCGGAACCAGTAGTAACGATATAGCTAACCGAAATAGTGGCACCATTTAATGGTCTTCTACCGAAAAGCCCGTCACCAAACAATATTTCGTATTTACCGCCTTCAACAGCTTGAACGAAATAAACTTCTGAGAGGTTATTCAATCCAAACAAAGTATTAACGAATGAGAATTCTGTATTTGACAAGCCAGAGTTTTCTATGACGTTTACTTGTATTGAATTTATGTCAATAAACTCGTTAGAAAGCACAAACTTCTGAGACTCAATGTCATAGTCAACAACAAAAGTATCTTGAAAATAATTACCTTCGTTGATCTGAATATTATCCACCAAATATGTATTATTACTTGATGTGAAAGTCAAAGACTGGTCAGTAACGAAAGTGTATGTTCCGTTAGAGTTGAGTCCTGAAAATCTAGTTCCCTTTGGGATTACTAATTTGTTTGCAGTAAAACCAGAAGCTTCTACAGTAAATGAGACATTAGCTACTGCAGCGTGGGCGCTTCTAGGAATATAGTTTAGTTCTTTAGCATGAGAAATTACTGAATCTATTTTCTGAGCAGAGTCCAGAAACATCTCAGAAGCTACCATATTCAAGTAAAACGAATTCAAATATGAGTTATAAGACATAACGTCCAATAACACGTTGATGTTCGAACCGTCAAAATTATAATCTTTGAAGGTAGACTGGGCTTTTAGATACTCTTTGAAATTAGACTTGAGAGTATCGAAATCAAGAGAAGTTAAAGTAAGAGAGCTATTTGCCATTTATCGGACTCTTTTTAGTAACATGGTAAGAGTATTTAACTCTGGATTATTTATTAAGTTGTAGATTAATGTTATTTCAATAGTATTTTCATCATTAACTACAGTTTCAACGTTTACCTCTACTAAATTAACACGAGGTTCGTTGTTTTCAATAGTATTTCTGATAAACATTTCTAACATACTGAGAGAATCTGTAACATTCATTTCAAACAAGGTAGCCATAATTTCTGACCCAACAGTTGGTTGAAACAATCTTTCGCCCAAATTGGTTTTCAATAGGTTTTTTAAAGATTGATTTACAGAATGCTCATTAGATACTTTTGCTAACTGATTACCAATTGGCGTTTTTGCAAAACTTGTCATAAAGTCAGAAAAGAAATCTACTTGTTTTTTGCTACCTGTAAATGTATCTGCTCTTGTTGGTTTAGTTGCCATTAGCTTACCTTTATAAAACTTTTACCCTCTTGGGCTTTTGGGTTACAGTGTTCTCCTCCTAGAGAGGGACATAAAGCATCTTGTTGTGCACTGTCGCCTTTTATAATAACAGACTTTCCATCAATTTTAACATAAGTCTTTGAAGCTATCAATTGACCGCTTCCATGACTGTTTTGATCATTTTCTACAGCCCACAGCTGACCATCTACTTTAACAAAACTTTGACCTGATACTATTGTTGTTGCTCCACATGATCTCAGCTGGCCGTTTACGTGTGCTTCTGTCATTTAATATATTTACCCTTGTTTAAATTCGATAGATGGTGATGTAATAGTTATAGAACCAGAACTAATCTCTATTTTTGAACTACCCACCTTTAGAGTAATTTTTGAACTAGCGTTTAATACTATCTCAGAAGCTGCGTTAACACTAACATCAGAAGCAGAATTAATTGTTGCTGTAGAACCAGTTTGAATAAACATGGTGCTACCAGTTTCAATTTTTCCTTTCTGCTCAACGTACGTGTCCATATTTTGACCAACGTTTATAGCATAATCTTTTTTAGTAACAGTAACTTTATTCTTTTCGCCCATGCTGACAATATCGCCTTCTACATGGTTGAAATAATCTTCTTCATAAGAATTTCTAACAGTTCCTGTATAGCCTCTAGAACTAACAGCCTTTGAACCTGTCTTTATTTTTGCTGTATCTCCGGAGATTTTTACTTCTTTATTTTTGGTGCCTCTATAATAATTTTTACCAGTAGCCTGACCTATGTCTCCAGCAGATTCTATTCTAAAAGTTGACTCAACGTTAATGTCATGATGCCCGTCAACATGAGTAGATTTACCGCCACCAACATAATGCCTAACTTCTCCAGGTCTATGACTACTGTGAATTTCTTTTTTCTTTTCATTTTTTTCAATAGTGTCATAAGCTCCGGATGGGTGCATAGTTTGAGAGAACGTTTTATTTTGTTCGGAAACATTCTCGTAATGCCAATTACTACCACCACATTCTCTCCAGTATCCAGTTATAAAACCGTATTTTGGTTCTATATCGCCTTCGCAAACTGCATCTTTCGGTAGTTTCTTGTTGTCATCAGCCATTTGAAATTCCTAATATTTGTAGCATTTGCGATATATTTTTCATACCTTCCGTGGAAACATCTCCACCATCATAGTTACCGCCAGTATAACCACCAAATCCAGAACCAGCTGCTCCGCCGCCGCCACCAGAATTACCACCAAACGAACCAAAACTACCAAGCTGACTCGGCAGACCTATTGAAGAAAGCACGCCACCAAGGCCGCCACCTCCCATAGAAAAACCTCCCATGATATTAGAGATACCGCCCATATTACCAAGAGAACCTAAAGGCGAACCTCCACCAAGAGCTTGTTTGCCAAGCTCGAATATTTTGTTGTTTAGGCCCATATCTTTTTTGAATTTTTGCATCACATCATCTAAGCTAGTGACAGCTGCATTAGGTTTGCTTGTCTGTTGCGTTAACATACTAATCAGAGACTGTAATTGACCTCCAAGCATGCTATTAGAATTACTAGAAGAGCTACTCTTATTACCCGCTCCCAAATCCATAGAGTTATTTTCTATGGTTACCAACTGCTTATAAAGAATATCGTTTAATTTAGTTGGTGTAAGCTTTCTAATTGGTAAACCGTTTGTATTTAATTCGAAATAAATTGCTAAATCTGCAGCTAGCTGAGTTTCAGATTCAGAAAATATTTCTTCGCTAGATGTGCTAAAATGATAAGATTTAGTTGGTTTTTTAACGTAAACCTTTTTTGTCTTATCAGGAGACAACCATTCTTCATAACCAGGGAAAGGATCTTTGTCTAATGTGTAGTATTGCTTTACATACAAATCAGGAACTGAACTTGCAGAAACCAGCGGAGATGGAACTAAGTCTCCGAAAACAGTGTCATCGTATTGAGAAACAGGAATATTTAATGGTCCGAAATATAAAGCTAGTCTTATGAGATTAGCCATACCATTTTTTACTATATCTCTGTATAATATATTGATGTTGTCTAAACCATTACCTGATAAAACTGAAGTGAACAAAGCTATAACTTTATCAAACCCGAACTGTCTTACAAGGATAGCCAGAGCTCCAGTAAAAGAATCATTAAGAATAACTGTAGGGCCAGATAACGGATTATCACCGAAACTTTGTTGTCCGCCGTTTTGACCTCCACTAGATCCTGAACCCATAGACAACAAGCTTGTTATCTGCTGCATCTGTTGATAAAGTTGAGGCATAACCTGTGATTGACCGTTTCCATCAACTTTTTGTAAAACTTGAGGTAGGTCTTTACCACCAACATCGCCAGAAGCTGTGGTTGGTTTATCTGCATTCTTGGCGTATTCTTTACGGATTTCTTCTACCTTTTCGCCATCCGAACCTTTTGATCTTGGTGGATCAGCGTATTTTACATCGCCCTTCAAAATTTTGGGTTTAGTTTTACGATGTAAAACGGTTTTCTTTTCTTCTCCGAAAGCAGTTTCTTGTGTCATTATTTTTCCTTAGTATACGCAGGATTGTCAGGGCCTGGTTTTCTAATTTTACCACCAGAATTTTTCTGAGATTCTTGAGAATCTTTACCAACACCACCATTACTGTCATCGTTGCCTTCTGGCATATCCCCTCTTGGTAAAGAACCAAGAACTATAGGATATTGTTTAGCAGAATCGTGCGGAAGATATGTAACAAGAACTCTTGATCCAACTCTTAAACCATGAGGAGCGTAACCTAATTTAGCAGTAGCTGCTGATGTGCTAGGTTGAACAACCATAGCCCAAGGTAAATCGTCGTCTTTAATTTCCTGTTCGTCGTTATGTTCATTGTAAATTCTTACTTTTACTCGACCTGATCTTGTTGGATCGTCTTCAAAATTTCTTACTTCTGCAATATAAAACATTATCCTTGACCTCCGCCGCCACGTTTGAACGAAGCTTTCACAACCCTGAGAACCATTGTGCATTTAGGTGGTTCTGCAGCCACTTTATATTTTGTTCTGATTGCGACTACAAGACATTTTCCATTAAACTGGCCTTCGCCTTCTTCAGTATCGCTGTTGGCCTTTTTTGGTATTTCTAATTCTATCATAGACCCTAATTTTATTTTAGGATCATAATAAACCTCTAGTTCTGCTGAATTCTGAGCCAGATGAGAAAGAAAAGCAGCCCTTTTAGTTTTAGCCGAAGAAGTTGTATGCTTGTCTTTGTTGTTTGCTTTATCATGTATATATCTAATAGGCAAAGATTTAGCATAAGAGGGAGACTCGTCGTAAACCCCTTGACTGTCTGCAAACTTAAACTTATTCTTCTTGTTGTAATTTGTAGCCACAACTTTATGAGTTGTTAGATCTACTGTGTATTCTTCAGTTTTGTCTAAAGCTCTTGGGCCAGTATCAAAATTCTTAGATGGCCTGAACCAAAGAATAGATTTTTGTTTGGCGTTTTGATCTTTATAGTCATAGTTCAGGCTAGTAGTCTGTTTCAATTTAACTGCAGGTTGTTCTTCAAATAATTCTTCGAAGGTTTTAAACACATACTTGTGTTCGCCCTGTTGATCAGCTTGTTGAAAAAGAGCAAATGTAGAAGACTCATATTTTTCTGAAACATGTTCAGTGTTCATCTTTTTCAATGCATCTAATGGATGCATTTTTGGTATAACTATTCTTCTGTTTCCCTTGGTCTTAGCTTTTTCTATAGTTCTTTTAGTTTTAAAACCTTCTTTAAGGATATATTCCACTACTTCGCTTGTATTTCCTTTAAAGCTCTTTTCGATATGATTGCCTTGCGCATTCAAAAATTCTGGTGAAACGCATCTGATGTCGTATTGTTTGTTGTGGCCTGAACCAACGTTGTGTAGCGATTGATCGTTGAGGTTTTTGTTTTGATACATTTTAAATTTAAAATTACCACCACCAGAACCTAAGATATTATCGTCGCCAGAAAAGTTTATCTCAACATCCTGGTCGTATGAACCATTTATTCTGTTTTTAGACAAAGCGTCTGAAGGATCTATGACCCTTATTTCTGCAACAGGGCCATAAGGATTTAGAATATCTTCGTAGATATTAAATCCTACTATAGAAGCTTCGCCAGATTTGATAAGGTCTAGATTTCCAATTTTCAAACTGGAAATTTTTACATCGCCTACAGCCATATTACTCCTTCAACAAGTCTGTTAAATTATCCACTGCCGTTTGTCTCAAACTACTGTCAAGAACTCTGATTGTTTTATTAAATTCGTTTTTCTCTGTTTCGTATTCAAGATAAGTAACAGGTTTCCAATAAGCTTCTTCTTCAACGCTAATGTTTCTAGAAACAAGTCTTTCATCTGTAAAAGCCGTGTTTACTGCGCTTTCAGTTCCATAAAGGTAACTTGAACCAGAAATAGAAACTACGTTATTAGTTTGGTAAACCCCGCTGATATGTTGTATAGAAACTTTATCATCAACAACTGAAAGTATTTGGCCTTTACCATAATACTGAGCGTCAAAAACTATGTCGCATATTTCATCCATCTGAAACGTAGGATTCGAAGTAGAAACTGCATATTCCATGATTTTGTTAGTATTAGCTTTCCAGTCAACTTCTTTTCTTTTGTAAGACATAACTCTGTTATAATTACCAAACATAGGTTCCCAATATTTTTGCATGCTCAAGGTCAAAGCATTATATGCACTAACTGTAATATTGTCCTGCCCAGTCCAGTCATTGGTATAGTATTTGACTTTAGTTTGAGCAGCGTAGAATGTACCATATTTTTTGATGATAAACTCTTGCATATCTCTTTCGTGTAAATACCATTCGTAATATGGATCTATAATTTTGTTTGTTATATACAATATCCAACTTTTGTATTGATCGTCGTAATATCTTGCAGAAAATTGGTCTGCTCTTTCGTTATCTGTGATCTCGTATGGATAGAATACGTAAGGCTCTGATGCAATTTTATCAAGAACAGTTACACGTCTTGTGATGTCTATTGCTTGAGTATTAGCGTAATTTACGATAGGGAACTTGTCGAAATATTTCTGTGCCATTTATTACTCTTGATAGTTGTCTTTACTCCAAAGCTCTATTTCTTTAAGCTGAAGAGTTAAGTTTACGACTGTTGGCGCACCAGAATTGAAAAAAGAAGGACCGCCTGCTCCAGTATAATCAACATGAACTGAAATTATTGCACAAGGTTTTAGCTTATAAAGGTAATTATCAGGAGTAAAAGACACATTACATAAATCTGGATAATCCATCATAATGCTAGTTCTGCCTCCTGATGGCAATGCAGCTTTTTTACATGTATTAATAATTCTTTTAAGGGTTTCTGACTCTTCTTTAGTGTTTGGAGCCAAAGTCCATTGTAACGTATGTTCTTTAAAATTTGGGCGTTTGAACATCATAAACTGAAACGGGTTAACAGATTGACCAGTAAAAGTACCCATCATATCAACACCAGCCGCTAAAGAAGAAATAGCAGATCCTGCCATACTTGCTCCTGGAACAAATTGCCCGATGGTTTGAAGAGCAGATCCTGCTGCTGCAGCACCAGACCATTCTTCCCAGTTAATAATTTCGTTGTCATTTAGCTTTCTAGGAAATGGTAACGTTACGCTGTCTCCAAGAACAATAGCTCCTGCCCCACCAGCAAAACTGTAATTATATTTGGAAAAGGTAAGTTTTGTGAAGAATCTTCTGTTGTTCTGTTCCAGGTCGTTTGGAAAAGAATCATTTTTTCTTTGAGACCTACCAGGAGGTTGTGGAAAATTTACTGTACGGGCCATTGTTACCTACGTCGCTATAAATAGAGTTACTTAATCTATTTATTACAAAAATTAAACATGGCAAAATATCAGGGATTTTTCAGTCCAAGAAACCCACAAAAATACCGAGGCGACCCAACAAATATAGTCTATAGGTCTAGTTGGGAATTGAAAGCAATGAACCGTTTTGACGCTGACCCTCAGATAATATGGTGGTCTTCGGAAGAAACTATTGTTCCATACAGATCGCCCGTTGATAACAGAATTCATCGTTATTATGTAGATTTTACTGTCAGGTTAAATACCTTAGATGGTCGAACTAAAACTCTGCTTATAGAAGTAAAACCTTTATACCAAACCATGCCTCCTGTTTTGACCGAAGGAAAAAAGAAGTCCAAAACGTATATAAAACAGGTTATGACCTGGGGAGTTAACTCCGCTAAATGGAAAGCTGCCAGAGAATATTGTAAGGATAGAGGTTATGAATTTATTATTATGACAGAAAAAGAGTTAGGAATTAAGTTCTAATGTCAAACAGATTCTCAAAAATGCTTAGAGCTACTGCTAGGGAAATAGCGGCTCAATCAGCTTCAGCTGTTGACTGGTTCAAAGGTTCAGTAGCAGACGTTCAGAAACAACAAAATAGAGATCCAAATAAAATTTTTAAGAAGTTTTCCATGCCTCAGGTTGGAAGCATGTATCTTTTCTTTTACGAGGCGAAACATAAAGACACTCTACCCTTTTATGACATGCATCCATTGGTTTTCCCTATAGAAATGTATAAAGATGGGTTTCTTGGTATAAATATCCATTATTTACCACCCTTGGCTAGAATAAACCTTCTTAGAGCTTTAGACGATATCAAGAACAATAATAAATACAACGAATCAACAAAACTATTAGTATCGTATGAATTATTGAGTAGGTATTCTAGGCAGTTTGTTGGCGTGGAAAATTGTATAAAGAAATATCTGTTTTCTCATGTCAGAAGTTCTTTTCATCTAGTTAATGCTGGCGATTGGGAAAAGGCTGCTATGTTACCATTACAGAGATGGTCTATCAACCCAAATAAAAAATACAGCGGCTCTCCGCCTTACTAGGATAAAAAATGCCATTCGACGTAAATAAATTCCAAACGAATCTAAGAGATTTTGGATATCTAGACAATAACTCTTTTTCTATGTTGGTCCAGAGTCCTAGGATTTTATTTAATTCTTCTTTGAGCAATCAAGGCACACCTACTTCAATATCTAATATTGCTAAGAATTTGGAATTCAGAATTGATCAGGTCAGAGCTCCTGGTATTTCTTTGATGACAGCAGATATAAACAGATATGGTATCGGCCCAACTCAAAAGATGCCAATAAACGCTCAGTTCCAAGAAATAAACATATCTACATTGGGCGATCATTATTGCGAGTTTTGGCAGTTCTGGTATCAGTGGACTAGAGCTATTTTTCAGTTTAATGGTTCCACTACAGGAAACTGGGCTCCAAATTATACAGCGGAATATAAAGAAAACTATTCTTCTACAATGTCTATCTTTATATACGACCATTTTGGTAATATCGTTCAAAAATTACATTTATTTGAAGCTTTCCCAACATCAATAAGAGATTTTCCTCTTTCTTGGGGAGATACTAATCTCATGAAGATTAACGTGCAAATAGCTTATACTGAATATACTATAGAAAACTCAACCGTACAAAAGGTTAAGTTGGAACAACCTGGTCCAAACAGACCAGCTGTGTATAAGGAAACACTTATAAACTAATTAATGGAGTTTGAAATGTCAAGGTTGCCTAAAATTGATTACCCAGTTTACAAAATTAATATTCCTTCTTTGAAAAAGGATTATCAATTTAGACCTTTTTTGGTGAAAGAAGAAAAGCTGCTGTTGATGGCTAAGGAAAGCGAAAACCCAGCAGATGTTTTAACTTCTATAAAGCAAATAGTAAACAATTGTTCGATAGACAAAAAACTCGATATCGGTAAATTGGCTATTTTTGATCTAGAATATATTTTTCTAAAATTAAGATCTATCTCAGTAGACAATCTTATTAAGGTTTCTTACAAAGACAACGAAGACGGTAAGATTTATGATTTCGAAATTAATCTTGAAGATGTAAAGATCAAATATCCAGAAAAGATAGACAACAATATTAAGATAACTCCTCAATCAGGAATTATCATGAAGTATCCTTCTGCTTCTCTTTATGATGACGAGCAGTTTTTGAAGTTAGATAAGGATTATATGTTTGAACTTATTGTACGTTGTATAGATTCTATCTACTTCGAAGAACAGATTTTTGAAACTAAAGATTACAGAAACGAAGAAATTAATGAATTTTTAGAAAATCTGAATATCAAGACTTTCGAAAAGATCCAAGAATTCTTGGTCAACATTCCTAAAATGGAATATAAAATTTTATACCAAAACGAATTAGGCAACGAACGTGAAATTGTTTTGAGTTCGTTAAACGATTTTTTTACGTGGCGCTGAACTACTCGAACCTGAGTTCTTATTATTCGACTATATTTTCTTTAGTTCAGCATCATAAATATTCAATTAGCGAAGTAGAAAACCTTATACCATTTGAAAGAGATATCTATGTTCAACTTTTGGTGAATTATATAAAAGAGGTAGAGGAAGCCAAAAAGGCATCAGGAAATAGATAGGTAACAAATGGCAACGGCAGAATTAGCAGAAGTTTCTAGAAGTTTAAGATCAGTTATGGGAGAATCAGCTGGTCAATTCAGACAAGCTGCCACTGCTTCTTCTGCTAGTCTATCTAAGATAGTTAAAGATCTAGCCAACACTTTTTCATCACAAAGAAAAGATATTATTGATCTTCACAATACAATTGCTGAAGGTCAATATGCATCTGAACAAACAAACGAAAAAGTTGATGGTCTAACTAGAATATTCCAAGAATCAGTCAGTTTACAAACAACCATGCTTGGAACTCTTAATAATATATCAAGAAATATTAAAATTCTTAATGATACCACAGAATCAATGAATCGTAGCCTGAACAACAGTTTAGTTGGTCAGGGATCTAATTCTGTTCTTGGTTCTTTGACCGCTGGTTTTGGTAATGTGGCAGCTGCTATTGGCGGAATGGCTGTTGCTGGAGCAATTGGTTATGGAGCTTCTCAGCTATCTGGCGGTGTAACTTCTGGACCTGTTGGTAAAGGCGTTGGAGAATCAGGAAGTTCTTCTGAAGCAATGTCGTTCTTCCAATCCAAAGGATGGTCTAAAGAGCAATCAGCTGGTATTGTAGGTAATCTACAAACAGAATCAGGTAAAAACCTAAGAACAGATGCTGTAGGGGATAGCGGACAAGCTTATGGTATTGCTCAGTGGCATCCAGACAGACAGAGAAAATTCCAAGAAGTAATGGGTATTCCCATTAGGCAATCAAACTTCAAACAGCAATTAGAATTCGTTCAGTGGGAACTAACCAATACTGAAAAGCGTGCTGGAGAAATGCTGAAAGCTGCTTCTAGTGCAATTGATGCTGCTAAAGCAATTGATTATGGTTACGAAAGATCGTCTCATCAACACTTAGGTCAAAGAATGGCTAATGCTGTTGCATTAGCAAAAAGCGAAGGTAGCTCAACGCCAACTACTACTCAATCTACTTCAACAACTTCTGGTGCGACAACTGCTACTGCAACTCCTACTAACAAACCAGAGTCTATTCCTTCAGCTACTTCTTTAAGAACTGAAACAATAGGCAAAGAAGGTGGTCATGGGCCAATTAGTGGAGCAATGCACGGAGAAGGTCATGCAGAAAAAATGGAAAATTCTGCTTCTCTACCATCAGGCGATCTTGTTGCACTAGGTAATGCGCTCAAAGGAATGAAGGTTCAAGTTTCTGAACATCCAGCTTTTGGAGGAGTAAGCCCTACTGCTCATGGTAAAAACAGCGCTCATTATGACAACATGGCCATTGATATTAATGCTCCTGGTGGCATAGTCGAAGCTCAAGATCCTACATGGGGTCCAAAATTCGATCAACTAGCAAAACAAATTCAAGCTGCAGGTTATACTGTTCTTTGGAGAACAAAAGGTCATCAAGATCATATACATGCTCAGATCGGTGGAAAAGGAATCAGAGGAGGTCAATCAGTAATTGGAGGGCAAGTAACTCCTTCCGCTGGAGAGACTCCAACAACTCCTGGTTCGAGCGCTCCTCAAATGACGCCACCAACTCCTGGTATGACTACTAGCCCATCTGTTGTTTCTGCTCCATCAGCAGCAGAACCAGTCACCCAAGCTCCTATGACTCAAGCTGCAATGGCTCCACAGACGGCTGGCTTCCCTATGGGACAGCTTATGGGAATGATGGGGGGAATGTTGCCTATGGGTCTAGGCGGAATCCTGGGATCAGTATTACCTATGATTGGTTCTGCTTTAGAAGGAATAGAATCTACTCCTATGCCTTTTGCAGAATTAACACCAAAACCAACAGTTTCCAATCAAAACGTTCAAAGAGTAAAAGAAGCTGCTATTGAAAGTCAAAGAATGGCAGAAACACAAACTCCTCAAATTGTTGCAACTCAAAACGTTCCTTCTCCTCAAGGAGGAACAGGTTCGATGAGCCCTGCAGATGCATCCGGATACGCATACAATCTTCCAGGAGATGTCGGTTGGCCTGACTGGGCTGCTTTGATCGGCGGAAACCATTGGGAAGAAATGAAACATTATAAAAAGCATATGGCTGGATAATAAAAAGGGAGCTTTTAGCTCCCTTTAATTTTACTCGCTTGCGAGCTTCTTAAAGAATTCTAACGACTCATCATCGTCATCATCTTCAGCTGCGTACTTTGGTGCACTAGCAGCCTTAAACTTTGGCGCTGAATCCTCATCGTTATCCCAAGGAACTTCTGTGGTCTCAGCCTTTGCACGCTTTGCAGGCGCAGAGTCTTCGGCCAGAACCTTAGCCAAACGAGCCTGTAGCTCTTCATAAGTCTTAAAGTTAGATGGCGCAAGGAATTCCTTCAGAGAATGTTCCTTTTTCCAAACTGCCTCTAGCTCTTCGTCATCGTTCAGAAGAGGAGCAATCTTATCAAACTCTGACTTATCGTAGTTACGATAACCCTCGACCTGACGGATCTTTAACTTGAAGTTAGCACCAGCCCAAAGATCAAAAGGATTAATTGCCTCTTCATCAGCAAACTGTGGCTCCATAGCTTCCTTTAGCTTATCAAAGATCTTCTTGCCGTACTTGTAAAGGAAAACCTTACCCTCGTTAGCAGGATTGCCTGAATCAGTAACAACATAGATATTGCTTACGAAATGAAGGCGACGCTTCTGCTTACGAGCAATTTCCTTGTTGGCTTCAATACCTGAGTTCCAAAGCTTAGAATTATACTCTGAAACTGGGTCGTTCTTACCGAGAGTTGTTAGCGAGTTCTCGATATACCATCCGCCTGGACCCTGGAAACCATGATCAAAGATACGAACGAATGGAACGTCTTCGCCAGCTGGTGGGGGAAGGAAACGAATAACAGCATAACCGTTACCAGCCTTATCGACTGTTGGCGTCCAAAAACGATCATCAGAGCCCTTGCTTTCGCCGCCTGAAATCTTTGTTAGTTCTGCTGTAAGTGTTTCGAGGGACTTCTTACCTGAAGAAGCTTTAAGTGACTTGAAATCTACCATGTGTATTTCTCCGTATGACAATGTATTACAATGTATGATGGGCATTTGTATCACCCAACATTATTTAGTATACCCCAAATCATCCATAACGTCAAGCATGACTTTTTTAATCTTCATTTTATCAAATTTGATGAATGGAGTATATTTTACGACCCTAATCCTAAGATCTTCCCAGATAGGATCGTATTCCAACTTAGAGTCCCACTCTTTAAGCGCACCAGTCATAGATACAAATATACAAAGGGACTCTAAACTAATTTCTCCTGCTAGATACGTTCGCATGGCTGCAGGATGTTGATGCCCTTTTGGAGCATCTAAAATTTTCTTGAAATCTGTTTTGAAATTATATGTGAGGGATTGGTTTCGTTTCTTCCAGTTTTGGAAGATTACATTAGCATTTTCTGAATATGCGAGATCACGAATCCAAAGCTTCGGATTGTTACTAAGGTTAGCAACAAGATACTCGTGATAGTCCGGATTTTTCGCAAGCTTCTCAAAGAACACCTTATCCTTGCGTTTCTCAAAGGAAGAAAAAGTTAGACCTGTTTTACCGTTATATTTGATATAGTCGTAGTCAGTTTTGGTGAAATGGTTTTTTAAGGCGACATAATCTTTATACGCTTCGAAGGCTGACATTTTAATTCGGGCTCACCATCTTTTAGATAATTCAAAAATTTGAAGTATAGACCTCTCTCACGACCATACGCTTCAATTTCCCAGGGACATTCCCAATAATCCATTTCCTCATAAAGATATCTCTCGCCTTGCCATTTGACCATTCTGACTGGATGATGAATGTCTTTCATCTCTCCTTTGGCGTATTGCTTTAGATGCACCATCTCATGGGCTAAAGCTAGCAAGGTCTCTTTTTTATTGAGAGTTCTATCTACGCCTATTACAAATTCTCTTTTTAGATTGTTATCGTCTACCCAATCACAGTAGGCATAATCGTCCTCCATAGAAGACATTTTTTCAAATTGAATTGTCAGTTTCAAATTATTGTAGAGTTTACCATTACCGACAAGATATTTTCCATAAAAAACAGCTGCCTTTTTGGCCATTGACAGAGATACATTTAAGGGTTTACCGATTGTTTTAACGTGCATACTAGCCTCCAACAATGGTTAACCCATTATTTATATCGGAAGTCTTGCCCCACGCTTTAGGACATTTAGATTTTCAGCTTCTAGCTGAATTTTAGATTTCATTACCGGATCCTTTTTAATCCAGTAAGCTGCAGTTTCAATTTCTAGATTGTTTTTATTACACCAATAAACAACAGCATCAATATATTCGATGTTTTTATCTCTACAGAGCTTTTCTACTTCTTCGACGAACCTTGAATCTTTAAGCATTTTTTCTCATCTTCCTTAATTTGTTCAATTCGCTCTTGTAGGTATTGTATAACTCTAAAGAATTCCTGCCTATCCTCGAACTTTAAAACATTGTTTAACTCGTATTCAAATGCAAGCCTTAACAGGGTGAGTTGAGAATACGAAGCTGAAGGTCTAAATTGCATACTAAACCTCAGTGGTTATGATTCTGCTTTTGCCAGATCCAAGAAGTTAGCCTTAGCAGCTGTTGATGAACCACATCAACAAAACGGGAGTTCCAAAACCAGTGATTATGACGGTCAGACATTTTTGTTCTCCGATAAAATGGCGACTCCGGTGCGATTCGAACACACGACCCACAGATTAGAAGTCTGTTGCTCTATCCAGCTGAGCTACGGAGCCATTATTAGTATTATACCCTATGATTGACGAAAAAGCAAGCTAATGTTACACAAACATCCCAAAGATACCAGAAAGAACTAAGAAAGTGATTGACGAAGCTACAGAGATCTCTACTAATCCTGTCGCCCAATAACCTAGAATTGCTCCTAGAAAAGCTCCTGCTGCTGCACAGATATAGACATTAGTGCTCAATGCAAAATTAAACTCACGCATGCCGGTGTATTTGTCTTTTTGATCGGTCATTATAAACTCCAAAATGAAAAAAGCAACTATTCTGTTTCTAGGAAGTTGCCAACCCAATGAGATTAAGCAGCTAGTGCCATCTCAAATGGTGCGAAGTTATCGTTTGCACCTATAAATGCCTACAGTCTCCTTACGACCTTACTGAATCCTGTCGAACCTGTTCGTCCCCATCAAAGATACATTCCGCTAACAGACTCTTTCTCTACGTCTTTTCGGCTGCGCAACCTAGTTAGCACCAGGTGTGTATGGTTGAATGTATCCATGGTGGAGACGGTGGGAATCGCACCCACGTCCAAGAAACCTATGTTTCGTCTCTCAACGACCTTTGGCAATTCTATTTATTCTACTTCAACCTCTTCAAACGAAATCGGAGGAGGTCTAGATCCTGCCGAGTAAATACCAGTAGCAGGAACTTGATATCTCGGTGGCTGTGTTGGCCTTTCCCATGAATAAGTCGGAATGTCATTTCTCATAATGTCAGCAGGAGGAATTGTATTAGCCACCTGCGCCAGTATGATCAGTTCCTTTATCATAGTGGTCCGATTGTCTTACTCTTGCCATCTATTGATAGTGTTACGCTTCGAACATAGAAGCACTCTTTTGTTCCAGGTATCTCAAATGCTTTCTCTGCGCCAACATGTTTGTGAAATGCAACAGAAGCACATTCACCACCGTTTAGTGCTAATAGAGAGACATCCGCTTCTTTCTTGCTCTTACACTCGATAACAAAGTTATGAGTTGGCTTCTTTTGACAAGAGATGTCCTCAGCAAGAGCGGCAGAGCAAGAAAGAAGCAACATAACAAAAACACGAATCACTTTTTGTCCTTACCTGATATAGAAATCATCAGATCGACAGGATAATCAAGCAAACGAGAAAGAGCCTTTACCGCTTCTTCCTGTTGAACGCCACCAGCAATCTTATCCTTACTCCACATAATATAGTGTATAAGATTGTTGATGTCAAGTAGTTTCTGATCATCGAACTTATTCATTCAATTCTTCCTCAAAATCTTTGATCGTAGGCGTATCAGTTACATGGCCTAGATGTGTTATCCAGTAGTGAGCAGCGAGCAATTGTTCCCGCTGCACCGCACCCAGCCAAACTAAAACTAAGAAAGGATAAACCTACTAGAACTAATGCGATCTTTTTCATATTAAGCTCCTGCGATAATATTACTCTTCTTTTCCTCTGGATTAAACTCGTGCTTTTCCATTTCATCAATTCGAACAGAAAACCATTCAGCTGAACCCTGACGCTTATACTGAAGATCCTGCATAGGAACCATTACCATCTGTTTCGTTTCTGGATGCACCATCATCTTAGGAAACATAACCATGCGAATTTCTTCGATTGGATGCTTAGTCACTAATCCGCCTGTCGGAAAACCAATTAATTCACTCATGTCTTTTGTCCTTTTGACTTCTCTAATACTTCATGAAGAAAATCAATAAATTTATCATTGAATAAAGGGTTATTAATCTTCTGTGTTACGCAATATTCCTTTGATTGGAAAGCACTACCGCTCTTGGAGGTATCATACTCAACAAAATAGATACTACGGTTCTTTGATGATAGAACTTCAATAGTTCTGGTTGGAGTCTTTTCGCCGTTGAAAACAGAAAAGAGCTTTTCTGAAGCGATAAGTGTCATAAACTCGTCGTTCTTATAACACTTTAACTCAATTGGAGCTGTATTCGTTTCCTCTGCATGAGCAACTTTATATGTAAACAAAAAGCCGAGAACAAAGAAAAAAGCAAGAATCGAGAGTTCTTTAAACCTAGACATATTTACTCCATATTAATAATAGCACGAGGATGAAGGCAGGCACGCTCTGTGCGATGCGTTTTGCCTACCATCGTATAATACTTAGATGGCACACCACCAGCTGCATGACATTTCTCTACAAACTCTTCTTCGTATTTGGAACCCTCGACAATAGCAACGATGAATAAAAATAATAAACCAGATAGAATAAACAAGAACCATTTATCATCATTACTCACTCAACAACCTCCAATTGATCCTTATTAACCCTAATCTTTACCAGTTTGCACTCTTTCAAAACGGAACCACCGTAACGTGTGTAGTTCCTGCCACCGTCAACAAAAAGACCGTTAGGGCACTCACGAAAATCATGACTGTAACGGGAATAGTATACTTCGCCTTTGTATTCAACGCCTTGAAACTCCTCAGTAGCAGATATGCCATTAGTAATAATCAGATTACCGAAATAGTCCCACCCGATTGCAAAATAGTTCGAACCTTCGGGATGTGGCTCTTCGGTGTAAAAGATCGCATAGGCTCTGTCTGTCCAACTCCCGTCTTTAGTTTTGAGAGCAGATTCGAAAACATATTTACCATTATATTTTTCCTCGATTAATGAAACGTTTTCTGGTTTTAAAAGTCGAGGCTCATTATGAATCTTCACTGCACCACCCTCAGTAGAATCGTGTTTTCGTTGATACGATACGCCAGAGGCTTTTCTGTCTTGAGGTCATCCAAGACTTTTCGTAATACAAGTTTGCCACCTTCGAGTACACGCTTGAGAAACTCAGTTGGCTCTTTCCTTCCAACACTCCGAGAGATAGAACTATTTTCGTCATAGTTCGTAATGCTAGTGCCCTTGACTTGTAAGCCACCCCGATCAATCGCCACGAGCCGTGTAAAGACTTTATACTTCGTATTGTAAGTCCAGAGTTCCATCGCTCCAATGACTTTTTCTGGAGAGACACTAACAATCTTAAGAGTTGCATCTTCCTTTTGGAACTTGAGGTTCTTGATTTTCTTTTCGACCGAAACCGTTCGCGGTTTGCGAGCCGTTCTAACTTTCTTCGTGTTTGAAGAATACCGTTCCGCATCTTCGATGAGGGTGTTGTAGAACGTGATGATCTTCTTGAGATCCGCCTTTTTGAGGTGGCGGTAGCCTTCCTTGAGTTGTTCATCTTTACCCTCATATGCCTCTAGAAGTTCATCTAGGACAGGAGAGAACTTAGAAATAATTGACGTAGCATAAGCAGCAGGAATATTATTCGCCTGCAACCAATCGTAAAGAGAAAACTCTTCATTCTTATACATATAATCGTCAATCAATCCTTCAATTTCTCCCAAAATATCATGCATACGCTCACGCATACGATCCTGGATAGAGACCTTTGGCGTTTCATTAGAATCCTGCTTGGGCTCTTCCTTCGCCTTATCCCACATATTTAGAATTTTGCTACTAAAGAACTGCATGGTCGAGCCTGCAGGCTTATGACCACGAGAGATCATACGTGCAATCCAAGCAGCCGTCAGAGGAATATCACAGTCAGAGATCCTCGAAAGCTTCTTGGCCAGTTCTGGCTTACCAGTATTCTTGAAATACTCCTTGAGATAGTCTCGAGCATCATTAGTAGTGCACATATAGTTATACCATGTGAAGCACTGACTAAGGCTAATCTCGTCTACCATGAGAGGCTCGTCGCCCAGATACTTGCGATTAACGATATACTGTTCGCTCTTAGAGACTCGAATAGTCTTCGGTTTACGCTTGATCATTGCAGGGCGACGAGCCATAGTTCTCTCCTTATTCTTTTTATATTATATCTCTCTTATAGAGATTTGTCAAGCAGCTTTATTTTTACGCATGTTGAGGATAAGACGATATTCGTCCAGAGTAGTACAACCCATGTCGCGGTTATGGGACTTACGGATAACAGCGCCGTCCTTCAACTGCCCTCCCTGAGCCCAAGGAGTATCGTGGCCCCAAACAGAGTCCTCAAGAGTTAACTGTTCTCCATCGATTGCGCACTTATACCCCTGAATAGCAAGCATTTCTTCTCGCTTAGCAGTAGATAAAGAACGCTTAGAGTCTCGGAATGTAACTCCAATATCCTTACCCATTTCTTCAAGAATAATTTTGGCACACTGACGCTGAATAACGCTGTTCGAAAAATTCTTCGTATTTACACGAACAAATTCCTTTACGAAAACGTATTCAGGTTCGTCTTCTGTTCCAACATTAATAGTCTTATCGTTATAAAGACTATTACCAGTACCAGTCAACTTAGAATAAGCCTCCATGAACTTATCCTTGAACTGATAGCGATCGCTGATAACAAACTCGCGATTCTGCTCATAAAGAGCAAACCAAACAAGTTGAAATGCTGCATAGATATCGCCATTAAGTTTCTTACCACGACGATACCTAAAATCATCAACATCAGCAAAGAAACGATCAACTGTTTTAAGAACATTCTTAGAAACAGGGTTCTTACCATCATATTCGCCATGAACAAGAGATTCAATCTCTCGCTGACCAGCATCAACGTTTCCACCGCCAATAGTCTTAAGAATTGCGATGAATACGTATTCATCCCATTTACGACGGGGGTTGATGTCAGAATCAAAACATTCCGGAACCCATTCGCCCTTAGAATTACGCTTTGCTTCGAACAAAGGATGAACAGAGTTCTGATATTCCTTATAATACTTTGTACGGCTACGAACTTCGCGACAAATAGAAGACTCGTCATCGCACATAATCATCTCAATAAAGTTAACAGAAGTAGTCTTATTACGTGTACGGAAAATCTTAGTAGCCTCCGCAGAAGTGCAGATGACAATTTCAAACGGAATTTCCGTGTTCAGGAAAGATGTATCTTCAGTTTCGTTGAAATACTTACCAGCCAACTTAAACTTATTGGTATAAAAATCTGTAAACGCTCGAATACGGTGTCCACCATCAATAACAAGATAATGAACGCCAGGATAGACTTCCTGCATCTTAAGATCGTTAGAAATATCTCGAACTGTAATCATTCCCACGCCAAAATGATTACGCATGGCCTCAATAATTTCTTGAGACTTCTTAGGGCCAGAGGAGGTAGCAGGACGCTGAGAGATAGGGTCGGGATTAAGCTTTCCCTTGATTGCAAGGTCGATAAGCTCGTGAACAGTCTTAACAGTAAACGTAGTCTTCATTTCACTTCTCCATAGGTCTGGACATATAGTCCTTACACAGTCAATCCTGGCACACTATGTGCTTCGGTATCAACTAAAGACATCCTACTATATTCCAAGTAGGATGTCAATTCTTTTATTACGCAGCCTCAGCCATTTCGACAGCCAGTTCAAGAGCCTTGGTCTTAAGACCCTTGTTATAACCATACCAGGCAGACTGCATACGAGTGTCTGCCGTACGACCCAGAACATGGTCAGTCATAAAGGTAACAGCATTAAACGGCTGCCACCAACTTCCCTGAGCATACTCCGAACCAGGCTGAGTGTCAATGATACCGAGAGCAATGTTCGCATTCTTAGAACGCTTACCCTCGGTAGCGTTAGCGAGAGGAAAGATACGCTCGAAGTACTCGACGATTGATTCGGTCTTAGCCTTCTTAGAGCCAAGGAACTGAGCCATCTCCTTATACTTCTGCAGCTTATCAGTAGCGATACCAAGCATATCCTTTACATCAGAAGCAACAAACTGCTTACGATGAGAAATCTTGGCCATACGCTCGACCTTAGAGCTCAGCGAGAGCGTGAGCGTATTGTTACAAACGACTCGGATCGGTGTGAACCGAACGTCAGTGCTAAAGCCATACTTGTGAAAATTAGAAAATAGAAGGTAAGAGTCAATCTGATCTCCCTTGAAAAGCTCGAAAGAGTCCTTAATCTTTGCGAGGCCCCAAACAATCTGTCCACCCTTGAGCGAACCAGCAGTATGCATCTCCATATCGCCAGCCATGACAAACTCGTTAAAGAAGTCAAACGCTTCAGCATTCTGGACAGGGTTCCAGTCATCAGAAACAACATCAAGCAGCTTCTTATCCTTAGTGCGAATAAGAGCAGACTGACCAGTTTCGATGACACTATCTGGATCGTTTTCATCCAGAATAGCAAAAGTAGGAAACTTCTGAACTTCCCAATTGAGTCCAGCAGCTTCAAGCATCTGTTCCGGAGTCAGATCGGCAGGAACTTCCTTACCAAGACCATGCCACGGAACAGCGCCAGTATAAGCCATCTGAGCCATACCATTAATAATTTCAATCTCATGAGACATTTTGGTTCTCCTTCACAACCTTCATTATATACATAGTATAGCTCGATATTTTTAAAAAGTCAAGCCCTTATTCCGCAGGATCGACTCCAAAATCCGCATTCTGACCAGGAGAAGGAAGCTGTGGTGCTGCCTGCTGGCGTAGCTTTTCGACTAGAGCAGCTACCTGATCATATGGCATCTTACCTAGAGAAAAGAGAACAGCGTTAGCTTCTTCGAATGTTAGTTCGAACTTAATAGTAATCTTATCCATTTTATACTCCATTAGTTGTTAAATATCTTAGACTCTCTCAAGCAATTTTCTTAGAGTCTATAGATTCCTTGTACTCAAAATGAAAACCAGCAAGCCATTCTTTCTGGCGATACAGTTCAGACTGCACCCGTTTTTCATCGGTTTGTTTTACGCTCAAGTAGTTATATGGACAATCCTCGACAGAACCGCCCATAGAAAAATGACTACGACCTTCCATAAAAAACTGATTATCGTACTGCCATTCTTGCATTTCATTTATCCTTCAATTGATAAGCATAGATGTATTATATATATCATTCCAAAGACAAGAAATATTTTATGCAGATTTTTTATCTCGAACTTCAACGAAGTGTTTTTTTAGTTCAGGAGAAGCTTTATCCAACAATTCGCCACTGACACCAATACGAATAAGAACCAGCAACTCGATTATCTCGTTTTCAGTAATATTATCTTTAGGTTTGAATTCAAAAACTTTAGATTGACTATATTTCTTATCTTTTGCCATCCGTATTCCTTTTTACCAGAGACGGTCCACCGACCAAAATACTTAGGTTTCCACAATCACAGTCAATCAACCTGAGACATACCCTTTGCAATCTTATTCTTATAATCTAATCGGTCACGAATAGCCTGCAAACGCTTTTCTGCCTCTGTTCCTACGGAAAAATGCTTTGCTAGAACTTCGTAGGCATCAAGAACTCTTGTAGAGTTAAAGATATCTTCACGCTTAAAGGCCCAAGACGTAGGATCTTGCACGAATTTTTGAACATCTTCTTCATAACAATGATATGTTGTTTCATAACCATCATAAAGGATCTGAAGGAAGATTTCATCAACAGTCTCGTAGTCTAGATCAACAGCAATTTTCATAATAGATAACCCCTATTTTCAAACATCATATTACGACGAGCAAGTTCTTCACGTGCTGCACGAAACTTAGCATTAGTAGCAACACGATCTGCAGTTTCGCTACTCCAATTACCCTCAGCAGCATTGTAATATGAAACGGAAGAGGCCAGGCGATGAACTTCGTCAAGAAGCATTTCATCTGTCATTGACCCATAGTCAACAGCGCCATTAATCTCCATCAACAATCTCCATAATTCGCATGTTACTGCCTCCAGCCACAACAAACTTTGTTGCCCAATATAAAGAATCAAACGTTGCGATAACAGGAGAGGGTCCGGGTCCCTCATCGTGAATATAGATTATGGCATAACGAGCCTTACCAGATTCCCATTCATATTCTTTTGCATTATTTTCAAGCTTACGTAGTTTCATCTTCCATTTCCTCTACAATGAAATATGTATGATCATGCATATCATTAAGCATAGTTGCAATGACACGAGCTAACGTTAACGAAACGTTCTCAATATGAACCTCGTCATCACATCCAACAACCCTGTAATTAAGTTCACGTATCATGACTTATCTCCATACTCAGCATCCCAGTAGCCATCGTCAAATCTGTCAGCAAGGATTTTTGATACACCATAATAGGGATTATCAGAACAAAGCATTCCATCCCTGTACCACTGAACACCTTCATTATATACTAGAACAAATTCATAATATGACATTTTACACCCACAGTTTATCTTCGGAATCAGGATAGCATCCATTGTTATCCAGATACAGTGCATAGATACGAAGAATCATAAGAGACTCTGCATCACCACCATAGATGAATGCATGACGCATGGCAGCATTATGAATTTCTGGAAGACCCTGTGTCTTACGCATACCATTATATACGGGCACACTCAAAACGTTTTGGATTGCAGAGATTAGTCTTTTCATGTCAAATCCCTATAAGATGTCTTACCAATACCCCAAATCGCGCATAGCAAACCACTAGAGAAAAGTCCAGGGATCATACCGAACTGCATGAAAATGGAGATAGCGATTAGCACTAGACCAGTAGTTGTTACGATTGCAGTGATTGACATTTTACACCCACCATTGAGTTCCTGGAACCAACCATTCTGATCGATCAGATACAAGACTATACTCGATCTCACCATATACCGTATCGATAAAGCCATAAGGAATGACATCATCGGCGATACCATAGACGATAAACATTGCAGGCTCCTAAAAATTTTTGCGGAATTTTTTTGATTCGGGTCCCTTAGTGTTTCTTGATGCGACTTTGGAGCTTTGTTGCGACTTTGGAGCTTGTGGTGTGTTGTCGGAGATGACACTAGGCTTCGGGTCCCCCAGCCAAGTTTTCGTGATTTCCTAAAGGACCGACTTTATACAGAATGGTCTCGCCCAAGCCACATCACCAACAAACACAAAAGACAAGGCACCAACAGTAAAGCCCAACCTATTGCCTCTCTCATCGCTTCTTTCTCCTCGGGGAGTATGCTGTATCATAATACTCATTATATGATCCATTATACCAGAAATGCGGCATAAAGTCAAGAAGATTATGCTCTGTGAATGTGCCTCGCTTTTGAGCAGCCATCATTCTCTGATACAGTTCAATCGTTCGAATTGGATAAGGCATTACCACTCCCGATACTGTCGAAAAAATTGTCTGGCACTATACTCATCTCGAGCCCACATGTCAAGCTCTTTTACCTCTTGCTCATACTCCTCTTGGGTAATCATACCCTTGGTCAGTTGTCGGTCTAGGTTGGTCATTTGACGCTCGACTATACGTTCAATTTGGTCTTCGGTCATTGGTTATTTCCTTTTCGATTCTTCGATTGTCCGGGAAGCCCATTCAGGACCAAAAAGCAGAACACCAATTGCCAGCAGTATAAAGGCGATAAAGAGACGAATTCTAGTCATAATCAAACCTCCATAGCAGCATAGACGAAGATAGCGAACACAATTATCTCAGCCATAGTCATATCAAGCTCCCATAGTATAAGAACGGACCGAATAAGTCCACTGATATCCGCCATCCTTCTTATTACGTTCTCTCAACTTCTTTGCATAAGAAGCAGCGGCCTCGCGAGTGCTGAACATTTTACGAACCTTGAGCGCATCCGTGGACTCACCATGGGGATCAGAGAGCGGGGTGACGACAGCGTAGACTTTCATGATCAATCCTCCATGCAGTCTTCGAATTCCTGAAGCTCAGCCTCGAGCTCTGCTGCACCAGCCGCATCACCATTCAGATAGCACTCCTGAATAGCGACTTGAAGCTCCAGACGGTGGGCGTCATTAGCGGACATAGTAGACATCAGAACCTCCGTTTCAACCTATAATTCCATTGTACCTGAATCTCTGGAAAAGTCAAGCGGAAAAGTGATCTTTTTGAAAAATATTTTATGGCTCAGATCGAGCTAGTCCTCCTTGGGAAGGATTTCCTCGATGAAATCCTCCAGCCGCTCTACCTCTGCCTGAAGCTTGTCAATAATATCCAATAGCTTCTCGGCCTCATCCCATGACATTGGGCACCCATATCGGGCATCAATTGATACTCGAGCAATACGGTTCTTAATCATATCTACGAGATCAGTCATCATTCTTCTCCAATACGAACGTATATGAGTTATCACTCCAACGCTTCTGCTTTACAATACGATAGCCCATTGCACTCCATATGCGAGACTGACGACAAACATATGAGAATGATCCTGAGATAATCTTCTTTGGCTTATCCATATCACACCTCCGGAAGATAGACAATAATGGTGAGGAATAGGATCATACCCAGGGTCATAACACCCAAACCAATAACGGCGAGCAGTTCTTCATTACGCATGTTAGACTTCCTCTCCTACGAGTTCAAAACCATAATAATCAGCCTTATCCACCTCAACCTTACGAATGCTCGTTGATTCAGATGATCCTGTTATACTCATCTTGGAGATCAATTCCAACTCGAATGAACGAGCCTTATCGTAGGACGAGAATACTGCCTGGGCATATTCTCCCTCATACGCTATATGATAGAATACGATATAGACGAACATATTACTTCTCAAGAAATTCTGCTAGATGGGTCATAGTTCCCTCTTACCTTTCAACTTTTCTTTCTCGTCTTTATACTGATTGGGCGTTAGATGTTCGTGGTCTTCACAAGGGAAGTAGTTGAACCAAGAGTCAAATATAACAGACCGCTTGCCACAAATGTCACAGCGAACATCATTCTTCTCCTTTACAAGGCGAGGAATTTCACCACTAATATCGACTATATGACACCAATCGGTTTTACGTTTGATATTCGAATAAGCGGCCTCTGCTTCTTCTAACGTATTATACGTTCCCCAATAGTCATTCCATCCACCCTCAGGATAATAGTCCCAGCCTACAAATAAAAGAAACATATCACTTCTCCAGATTGATAGTGCCAGGAACAATCCACCAGGATGCATCGCAGCTATATGGCTTCACATCGTTGAAATTGTAACCAGTAACAGAAAAAACGTTAAAACAGGGAGCGTAATATACAACGATCATAATCAATCCTCCAGAGTTCCAGGAACAATCCACCAGGATGCATCGCAGCTATATGGCTTCACATCGCTGATAATGTAATCAGTAACAAAAAGATTGAGCCAGCGAGTGTAATAGACAACCATAATCAATCCTCCAGAGTTCGGTATGAGATGAACGGCGAAGCCATAGCTTAATCACTGCAAGACTCGTTATGGACAAGCCACAGCTTAATCACTACAAGACTTTCAGTTCACCCCATATTCTTAATGTACCCTAGATCCCGAAAAATGTCAACCCCTAAAACGAGATATTTTTAAAAAAAAGTCCGCCTACCTGGGGCTCCACAGAGACAACGATAGGGCGGACTTGACTTTGGTGCTAAAATGCGGTAGGCTAGAAATTACACGAGAACCTTGACCTCGTCCATAGACAAGAACGTCGGGGACTTAAAGGACTCCAGGTCATCGTTTACAGCAGCGACATAGTCTCGGGCTTCCTGAGCCTGCTTCTTGGTGAAACCACCAGCACGACCTTCGGCATACTGGCCACGAGCGTATTTGGCTCCCACAGCCTTTAAACGCTGGAGGTTCTTAGCACGAATATCCGCAATTTCTTCCGCTGTCTTTTCCTTACCAAGCTTGGCCTTCTCAGCCTCTTCCTTGTCCCCAGCCACACGAGGCTTGGGAACCTTGACAAGCTTCGGCTTAGCAGCCTTCGCAGCCTTAGCCTTGGGCTCTGCCTTGGCACGGGTAGACTTAACAACCTCACCGGGAGCCATGCCGTGCTGGACAATCCACTTGTAGTAGGACTTAGCATTGCCCTCGGTAACACCGATACGCTCGGCGATAAGCTTAACCACATCAGCCATCGACTTACCCTCGTTGGCCTTCATCACCTCAATAGCCTCAGAACGCTTAGACATCATATATCTCCTATCAGAGTTTCACCGGATGAGCTCATCACCCATCGTATTATCATTCTACCCTAGATCCTGGAAAAAGTCAACCCCGACTGTGAACTTTTTTTAATCTAGAGCGTAGCCATAGAAATCTGGGTTCTCTTGATGATAAGCAATATAATACTTTACTGCAGTACGAGAGATATTAAGATAATGGATAACACCCTTATCCGTATAGATCGTGAGATTCATTCGCTTAATCATTATGCATCCTCCAATACATAGGTGCACAAATCCTTATTATCTCGATACCAATCAATATAATACTTGACTGCGGTACGAGAGATATTATAATAAGTTTTCTGTCCACCGCTGAAGTAAATTGTGATTTTCATTAGCTTAATCATAATGCCTCCAGTTCTTTTTGGATCTTTGATACATTACCATCAGAAGGAACATAACGCTTTACAACATCAGATTCGGAATTATCCAGAATCTCAGATTCGGGATAATTCTTCATTATTACAATGTATTTGATAGATTTACCTAAAAGATAGGTTGCAACCTTTTCGGCAGTCAATCGAACTCTAAATATGCCTTTATCAAGGTGGAGGATATAGTATGTCATATCAGCGCTCCATATCTTCCATAAGACGGACAAACTCAAGGCAGTATTGGCGCATCATATTAAAGCCATACTGTTCTTCTTTTGAGAGAGTAGCCAGATACTCCTTAAGAGTATCAGCATTCTCATATGCCTCACGCATATCTTCAAGGCAATCATCCATATCACGAGAAGTATTCTGGAATTTGCAGTAGGACATATTAGCCATATGATTATCTCCTTACTTGATGATAACCTTATTGGAAGGAATGTTAACCTTTTTGGAACGCTTGGGCTTGCAAACGGTAACGGCTACGTTCTCGCGAGTCTGAAGCAGAGCCAGGGCGAGAGCCGGATCGAGGCGTTTGGGGCTAAAGCGAGTGTTAGACATTTGACTTCCTTCCGTTTCAACCTATAATCTAACTCTACCTCGGTTCCTCGAAAAAGTCAACCCCCTTCCAGGACTTTTTTAAAAAATATTTTACTGCTCAGCCTCTGCTTCCATGTCATAGTAACGCTCAAGGCAGTTCAAAACCCGATCATCACCATTAGTATAAATCACATAATCACCAATTTCGTTTCGGAATTCTTTATCGACATATTCGAACGCACCGTAATATTGTAGCATACGGTCATAATGCCTATCGACTATAATGCATTCCTCATCAATATAAAGATTATAACCAGCACGGATATCCAATCCAAGCTTATCAGCAGATACTCGAGTCATATTATCAGTACGGCGGAAAAGCTTTTCATTGACGTCTTCGATGAAGTCATATATGCTAGTCATTGTTTCTGTTCCTTCATTTCCTGCACTAATGATTATACTGGGTATTTGTGGAATGTCAAGTTAAAAGATTCGAAGTGCCTCGCCGAGATTAAACTGATAGCAAGAACCCAATTCGCATTCAGTAATCTGAATTACATCACCGTCAATAACAATGATATAATCCTCGTATTCGCCAATCATAGGATATTCGCTAGTAACTCCAGAAAACGCCTCATAATCAGAGATAGTAAACGGCTTGAATTCGGTTTTAGCAACCATAATCAAAGCAGTAGTGGCGTTCATCAGTTTTCTCCTATTTGAGTTGTTTTATTATATTTCGAAACGCTCAACGCCTTCATCCGTTCCCTCATATAAAGCTTCATGCGGATAAAAGGTAAACGAACCGCCATCGATTATAATAAGAAATCCTTTATAATCCTCGCATATAAGCGGATAGTTTGATTCGCAACCAGCGAACGAATACCAGTCAGCCTTAGTAAACGGGCGGAATTCGGCCTTATTAAGGAATTGTAAAGCTTCAGAGCGAGTCATCAGTTTTCTCCGTTTTTCCTATCGTAGATTCAGTCTAACCCGTAACTCGAAAAATGTCAACCCCCCCAACCCGACTTTTTAAAAATATTTTTCAACCCAGAGCTCTGCCGTTGTGAAGAACCAGCCCACCTCAACAACCACTCCCTAGAGTGTACTCCCTTTTTCGGAAAAAGTCAAGCGTAGCAATAGAAAAATATTTTTACGGCCAAGCTTGCTATTTTTCGGGAAACGGGCTAGAATGAATAATAGATAGGAGATAGCTAATGAACTTGACTTTTACCCGTCCCGAACCTTATAATAATGAGTTCGGGTGTGTGGTTTGTGAAGTTTCGGCCTTTTGCTTCGGTTATAATACTATTATCGGCTATATTATAAAGGCTGATAATTGTTATAATCGGGTTTGGGTTCTCTAATATAAGGAGAAACCATATGACTACGTTTGACTATGATTGGCTGGTTGCTATGAATGATATGGCTGATAAGGCCGAGCAAGACCACGGCTATTTGCCTGTTATGTCTAATGAGCAGCTATGCTATTTGGTATACTGGAATTGGGGTTATTCTGGTGCTCAAAATGCTGATGTAACCAAAGCGGCTATTAATGAATTGGCTGCTCGTGGTGTCACCAATTATAATGAGATTGGTGAAATGGTTGATAAGCAGGTCGAACAGTATTACTAATAGGAGAATGATATGATTACTGATCTTACTAAACTCACCCGTAATCAGCTGGTTAACCTGCTTGAAGAAACAGGTTATATAGAGAGCTCAAATGAAATTCATTCGGCTTCTTATACCAGCACCAATAAAGGCCAGGTCAAATATACTATCAAGTATAATGACTTTGGTGTTATGGCTACTGGTCATGTTTTCGTGTATATTGATAGTAATGGTCAATTGGTCGCTGATTACTAAGTTGGTCAGCGTATAGGTCACTAAGTTGGTTTATTAGTTGGTCAGCTAATAGGTCAACCAGCACCAGCACGCATTAGTATCCACAGACACACAGCGACACGGACCAATCCTCGCTACGATAAAATAAACGGGATTTAAAATACTCCTTTTCCATACCATATTAACTCATATTCATTCTCGGGTATTAAGCCTCATAGGTCATTAAGTTGGTCATCGCTCTTCCCTCTGCCAATATAAAGCGAATAGTAGGTCAATTACAGCCATAAGAGAAATCTCTATTCGCTTTTCATGGGTTTCAGATAATACAACTAGGAATATACTAAAGATAGCCAGCCAATAGAATAGGGTTTTCACTTTAAACTCTCCCCGTTAGGATAGCATATACAAGACCCCAAATGGCTAGAAAGCCTAGGATTAGTGACCCAAATGGAACTAATAGAATAATCGCCACAAATAGGATAAGGGATAGGATTATTCCCACTGCAATTAGAAATGATTTAAGAATTGGATTCATTCGACGCTCCTCAAGGAATTAAGAGTGATATGTTACGGCAACGTAAAGATTATCAAACTCCTTCATTTGATAATCACATACATATAGCTTCTCGGCTATACTCTCTACCTCGTGTGAGTTCTCGCCAATGATAATATAATCCCAGTCATCGGGCGAGAACTTCCAGAAATAATTCTCATATAGCTTAAACTCCGGGTCTTCATATGAAGTTATAATCTTAATAGACATTTACGTTCCTCATCTGGCCGGAGTAAACGCTATACTTAAAGCAAGCCTTACTACCAGGGTCATTTGACTCAATACAATCCCTGAGCATCGAATGACTAATATAACCGTAATACCCAATAAGGGCAAACGTACCAATAATTACGCTCCATACTACGTAGTTAACAATCTTATTCATTTGATTTCTCCTTTGAAGGACCGGCATAAGGCAATTCGACAAATGTATCGTCGCCCCACTCGTCTAAATAAACTAGGACTGTCATATCTAGCCCAGGTTCATAAAAACTATCAGCCGTGTCATAAGCCTCTTGAATAGGTTCAGGGGATATGCCGCCGAACTCAAAAGCGCCAATTATAATTTTATATTCGCCCTTATTCATTCGCTTTCTCCTCATCGTATATTAATAATACCTCGGATCTGGAAAAAAGTCAAGCTTGGCCGTAGTGAAAAAATTTCGCCTCACGGTCTAGGCAACGCTTGACAAATCTCGCGATCCGAGCTATAATTAAAACAAGATAGGAGAGCGAGCTATGAAAGTCTACGCCGTATTAATTCACGACGGTAAAGAATATTCCGTTTGGGGAGTTTTTGACTCCGAGGAAATGGCCGTCGCTCATTTGGAAAACGCCGAAGACCAGGGTTATACTGGTTATATTGAAATGCACTAATAGGAGAATGACTATGGTTGATCGTAAAAGAAAAACTATCAAGTATGCCGCCGAAAGCTTAGATATTGATTATTCTAAACTCGGGCAGGCGCTCGAGCGTATTCAATATCTTATTGACAAATATGGCAAAGACGCCTATATTGATTCACATAGCGAAGCATACTCCGATAGAGAGTATCTTTATGTGTGTGCCGAACGAGAAGAAACTGATGGAGAAATGGCTGTTCGAATTGAGAACGAAAAAAGATGGGAAAAGCTTCGCAATGAAGCAGAATTAAAAGAGTTTGAACGCCTGAAAGCCAAATTTGACTCTAAGTAAGGAGAATACTATGAACTTTCGTAAAGCTACTCAGAATGAAGTTGCTATGACTGGTCTTGTAGGTTATGTTATGACTGACTATAAGACGCTGGTAGAAAAGCTAGGCGAGCCTCATTATACTGGTGATGGCGAAAAGGTTACTTGCGAATGGCAAATCGTGATTGATAATCAGGTAGTTGCTACTATCTATGATTGGAAAGAGCATAAGACGCCCAAAGGTATGTACAACTGGCATATCGGCGGTAAAAGCAAATTGGCCGAGGAGTTGGTCAATCGGTTGGTCAAAGGATAGGTCAATGAATAGGTCAGAAGCTTATTGGGAAGGCTATAACGCCTATCTTAACGACCAGTCGGTGAATGATAATCCCTACAATGCGTGGGGTGCGGAAGAACCGCTCTGGGAAGAATGGAAGGAAGGTTATTACGACGCCGCATTGGACGATTAATAGGTCATTAAGTTGGTCAACCCGCTGGTCATTAAGTTGGTCAGCGGGTTGGTCACATCATAGGTCAGCCGTATAATCCCTTGACGATTAAACTAATAACATATGATACTGTAATAGTATAAGCCACGCCAATTGTAACACCAAACATACTAGGCTTCATCTTCTTCTCCCATATACTTACGCCATTCATCGGGCGTCACGCCGCTTTTGATGAATTCTCGGGCGTCGGATGATAGCTCCGGAAACGCCTCTTGAATTAACTTATCCCCTCGACGCCATGCTAATAGGCGTAATTCGAATTCGTCCTGATCGTATAGGTCAAACTGCATAGTATGAGTACGATCAGTAAATGGACTGGTCTTAGTAATTCTTGCTGGCATGTTATTATCCTAGTTTAAGGCTGGCTCATGCACTTCAAAGATGTGCCATACTAATGCTACGCCTAGAGCAGTTGATTGCTGAATTGTCTTGACATAATCATAATATTTCTTATCGTAGTCATGCATCTCGAAGCCAGTTCCAAATACATGGAACACATACTTACGCTTCTCTTTCTTGGGATTTACGATAGCCCAGATTACAGGTATATTACCGCCTTGAGTTTGAATATCAAGGATCTTTGCTCCTCGGGGCATTTCAATCTCATATACAGCATTGTGATGGATATCCATACCCAAAGGGTACTTATAAATCATTTTCATTAGGTTGTTACCTCATAACAATCAATAGCGTCTACGTCACGGCATTCGCTCTCGATTAGATAGTCACCGGGATTTTCGATTTCATACCAGTATTCGTAAATGGCTTCTACGCCCTTAGCAACGATCTCGTCCGGGACTTCAATCTCGTAGATTGCCTTGATTGTCTCTTCTTCAACGATATGAAACTTCTTCATTCCTTGTTCTCCTCAAAATACTTGTTAATGTCTGCCTGCCATGCTTCGTTACGACGGTCTAGTTCGTCAGCGATCTCTCGTAATTGATAAGCAGAAAGAGCGCCGCCAGCGAAACCAGATGGCCAATAATAAACAAACCCGTCATCTAATGTAACGAACTCATTCATCTTTTCTGCTGTGATAGTAGTATTACTCACTTTACTTCTACCTTTCTATCAATCTTAACACAAGCCCAGCTATCACCATATCCCTTGGTGTATGTCATCATACTAACTGGAACGCCTTCGGCTTCAATGCACTTGTGAACAAATCTGTTGTAGTTATCATTATGCGCAAACATAAAAACAATACCAAATGCGCTGAATATAATTGATATGGCAATTATAGGTAACCATCTATCAATCTGCTCCATTGTCATCCTCAATACCTTTTATATCGTTACATGCATTAGAAACATTCATTCCACCAGCACAATACAGCGGAACGTAAGCATCACCACCAAATCCTAGGCGATCATAGATTAGATATCGAAACGAGCCACCCTCGTTGATATGATTATCGATGTTCTCGAACACCCAAGCAGTCACTGCTAACTTTACGTCATAGGGACATTCTTCAACGAGTTTATCTAGGTCAGGAAAATCACTCATCCCCGTCTCCTTTCAGCGCAGCGTCGATGTTGGCAATGTCTTCTGGCATCAGCGCCATCGGCACCAACTCAAACCCATTCGAGCGGAGCCAATCGAGAAAGGCGTCGATGCGAGCTTTGGCGGCGGACTCCTCCCAAGCGTCAATCATGTCGTCTTCGCCTACGTAGCTCAATGAGGAGTTCCATCCTTCCTGATATGCACGAAACATCATATCTCTTAGATTTTCGTTTTTGGCTGCGAGGTTGGTGCGATGTATTTCCGCTATCTTTCGGGCCACATCGTCCTTGGCAGAGCACGACCAGCGCAAACGCTCACTTTCCTCACGGGCGGCGGCGAGGTTGATGTGGGCTTCCCGTGCCTCTTCTGCTGCACGTTTCATCGCTAACGAGTGTTCAATCTTTGTCGCTTCGTGGTCTCGACGCTCGGCGGCGAGTTCGGCTTGGGCGGCTCGCATGACATCGAGGAAGACGGCAGCGGCTTTCCGCAAATCTATATTTGCTTCGTTGGCAGTGACAAGTTCAGCACGAAGCCTCTTGATTTCAGCAACAACATCACCTACTAAACGCCGAGACATTACAACTGTAGGATCGTTGGGATAACCTTCAAGGTCTTTTAGAATATCAGTCATTACGCTCCCCAATATGTTCCTGGGTCTTGTTTAACGATCGGAACCCACCAATTAGTGTTACTACACCATTCGGAGTTATAGTTTTCCTTCATGTAATTCTTGAGGTAAGAAGATGGCGCTTTATTGATCACCGTATAATATTCACGCTCTCCTGCTTTCCATGGCTCGGCCATGCCATCAAGCCATGCATGTCCTCGGAATAACCTATTGGGAACATGATAATCACGAACATCTGTGTCGGACTTTAGTGTAAAGAAGAACACATAACCGTAATCCTTAACTTCGCCAACGCCTGCAGTTAGTTCAGTTGTCCCTAGATAATTCCACTCGTCCAAATCATAATTATACAGAGTTCGCCCAACAGTCTTCTTTGGCTTGTCGATCTCCTTGGGCTTGTTAAGCCTGTTGAACAACAGAGCAAAGGCGACTACAGCACAACTAATAAGTGCAGGTAGAATAAAGAATGCAAATATTTGTGTGTTATTCATGCTGCTTCCCATATAAATAAGTTGTCCGTCACGATACTCCAATATCTACGGACTCTAACGCTAATAAGGAGCGCCAGCATATGATATATAGACGTATCTACGAACAACATTTCGGTCCTATTCCTCAAGGTTATCATATCCATCATATCGATGGAGATAGAACTAACAACAATCCTTCAAACCTAATTGCTTTATCTCCAAAAGAACATTACAACGTGCATTTCGAACAAGGAGACTGGGCTGCTTGTTTACTACTTTCTAAACATTCTCTATCGGCCGATAAGTCTCAACTCGCTAGTCTATCTAACAAAAGAAGAATAGAAAGAGGCGATCATCCATTCGGTAAAAAGTTAGCACAGAGACTACTATCTGAAGGAAGAAATCCTTTTCAGAATTCAGAAATACAGCGTCGTAACGCTGTTAAAGGTGGTAAAAGCAGATCAAAAGCGAAATTGGATCATCTCCAGAGGGTTTACGATGAAGTGCACAGTAAATATGTTACTTGCCCTCATTGCGGTAAAACAGGTCAAAGTCTTGTTATGCATCGATGGCATTTTGACAAATGTAAACATCGGCTTCCTCTACTTCCTTAATATGACTGCAAGTTTTCCTGTACGAAAAAGATGTACAATTGCAGCGTAAACTAAGACCGCCATCGGCCAGAGATACAATATAAGACTTTCCAGAAGATCCGGATTGGACAGTAACTGACGTAGGAGCAGACAGTTTCCTATCATTACCAGGTATCCAACCACAAATGATTCTGTCTTTATCCAGAATACGAAGTACGGATTCATCTTCGCCAGTATCCATCATAAATTGGTTATCGGAAAGCCACTTAGGCTTGGGAGATACAATCTCGCCTTCGTATTCGTAGTATTCAGGGATCTGAATATATGAAGCATACGTGTGACGGTATGCATACATCGGATTTGAAACTCGAATACGAAGGCGCATAGTTGACTCCCTTAATTCATTCAGGTATTATACCTCTAGATGCGACAAAAGTCAATCTTCAACTTCTCGAATGTAGAACGGTCCAGCGCACTGCTGGACGTATTGTTCAGCATCGATATCGTTAGTGAATGCAGCGACAATCTTATTAGTATGCCGATTGACTACAACATACTCCCAAGATCCTCCCTCGATCGATAAACAATTAGGGATCGGCTTACACATGATCTCACTCATCAGAAATCTCCTGGTGCTACCTGAAAGCAACGAAGCCCAGCGGCCCGCCACATCTTAACGACACGGTCACGATCGTCGAATACTAGAACAGGCTCATAACCGTCGGCATAGATCTGCTCTAGCAATTCGAACTTAACGATATCATCATCTCGGCGATCTCCCTGCTTGCGCATGTAGAGGGCATCGAAAGGAATATCATTATCATAGAACCAGCCAGTAGTATCCTCACGGCACTTCTCATCACGACCAGTGCAGAGAACAATCTTAATACCAGCAGCAGAGGCCATATCAAGAATTTCTACCATCTGATCAATTGGCTCGTCCTTATGAGCATTCGCATGCCAGTTAGTCCAGTCCTTGTGACCGTTTGTAATATAATGAATACGATGCTCTGTATTAGCAACAGTACCATCAACATCGACCAAATAACACTTCATTCCCATCATTTCACCTTTTCTTTTCATCATAGAAATATTATATTAGGTTTCTGCGTAAAGTCAACTAAATAAAAGATGCCCGTCACGATGCTACCAACATCTACGAGCTCTATGTCTAACGCAAAACCTTGGAGACACAGCTATGACTACTTATAAACGCACTCACAGCCGCACATATCGCCGTATATACGAACAATATTACGGTCCAATCCCAAAAGATGAACACGGACGTTCTTACGAGATCCATCATATAGATGGAGACCACAAGAACAATGACATAAACAATCTACAATTAGTTACTATAGAAGAACATTTTAAAATACATCTAGATCAAGGCGACATTGGCTCTGCTTCTAGAATAGCAAAAAGAATGCATCAATCTCTCAGCAGTAAAGAATTGAGCGACATTTCTAGAATTGCTGTTCAAGATCAGATAGAACGAGGCGTTCATAATTTTTCTAATCCAGAATTACACAAACAATATATCGCCAAACAATTACAAGATGGCTCTCACCCATTTCTACGCTCAGATATACAGAGCGATAACGGTAAAAAAGGCGCTGCAGCATCTAGACCAAAAAGATCAGCACGTTTCTTCGCAGATAATCCTAACTACAAACCAAAGACGTGTGAACATTGTGGCAAAACGGTAACAGCGCCAGTTTATGGTAAATGCCATGGAAGCAAATGCAAATCACTTCAGCATAGTAATGCGAGCGATCTTCGACCAGTTATCGTTGTTAGCACGTAGAGCGCCCAACTTAATAACAGCACGAAGAGACAACTCTCGCATATTCTCGTAGTAAGCTTCGACGAAAGTAAGAACGTCGACCTGCTGATCTAGGTCAAGATGCGAGAGCAGTCCCTGAAGCACAACCTGACGAATACGAATGATCTTATCTTTCGCACTCTTGAGCGTCAAGTCAAGGTAATGCGCACGGCTCTGCAGAGCTTCCAGATGAGGAGCGAGTTTATGACCACGAGCGATCATGGCGTCAAAATCTAGATTTGTCAGGAAGATAACTGAACCTTCGAAATCAAAGTGACGGGGGACCAACTCGCCAGTATCCTCGTCGAGAAGCTTACCTTCGCTCAACCAAGAAACACGGCGGCGATCGCAAGTATCCACTACCGCTTTGAGCAGATTGAGACTAATATCGTCAGAGAAAACGCTGTCGCAATCGTCGAAAACAATAATGTTACCTGGATGACGAAACTGATACAGAAGCTTTACAATTCCTGTTGCACGACTGTAACCTTTGACGATGGTATACTGATTACCGCTAGGATCGTACTCTTCTAGCATACGCATAATACCGTAGCTTTTACCAACGCCAGGAGAACCAGAAATAATAGCAGCTCGAGAATGACCCTCGATGCAATTCTGAGCCAGAAAATCCAGCACTTCAAATCGCTCAGCGATACGGCGCTCGATCTGATCGTCGCTCTCGTTAGAGGAAGGCAGCGGGATAACGTTGTCAATCTTACGGGCACGAGCCATTACAGTTCTCCTCTCATCGTATATACATTATACCGCTGTTTTTGAAAAAAGTCAACCCAATGTTTCGTGGAAGAAGCGATCTAGAAAGTCTCGAAACTTTTCTGTATATCCATACGTGATATATTCTTTACGCAGTTCTTCAATTTTCGAGACATCGACTGGATCTTCTGCCTGTTTCGAGACGATATATCCACGATCCTCGAGCTCGTCAATAAGCTCGTCGTCATGGAATTCGTCAATATCAACATAAACGCTAGTGTCGATATACGGCATTAGAGTTCTCCTTAAACCTTCTTGAGCAGCGACGGCGAGACCTTCCATTCCATACCAGTGTTAGTACGGATATTAATGGTCTTCTGATTAATCTTAGTAATCTTACCAACGATCTGTTCTCCCGAACGAGAACTGAAAGTTACCTGTTCACCAACTCGATACGAAAACTTCTCACGAGTCTGCATCGTAGAATAAGCGGCCTTGAGTGCCTGCTGAATAGAACGGATATCGTCCGGCGAGAAATTACCCGAGAGAATGGCCTTGTTGATTTCGCTAACAGTCTTCATCGTTTTCTCCTCATCAACCATATTCTAAGTATACCCTATCCTGCGAAAAAGGCAAGCGAAGGCTTAACCGTAGAGAGTGTCTTTTTTAAAAAATATTCGCTTGACTTTTTCCAAGAACCCAGTATAATCAATGTTGAAGGTCGAAAGGAACAATCGATGAAAACATATAATCCTATAGCGATAGAGCTTAAGAGCGGTAAATATAAACAGCGAGTCATACGCAACAAGAAAAAGTATGACCGTAAACGTGTGAAACAGGAGAGATACTGATGTATGATTTTTACTCTAAAGATCGTGAAAAGGCATGGGACCAGATCAAAGAGGAACTGTATTCTCGGCTCGAGAACAGGAGACTGTATGCCAAGCAAAACCCTCTTAACGATCAGTACTACAAGGGACTTCAGAAAGGAGCTCTTTCTGAGATCGACTATCTTGAAAAACTGCTTGACATCCTAGAGCGTTCATGATATAATAATGACAGTTGAAGAGAGGCACAGAGATGGAACGCGATAAGCTTTATAAGATCGACACGAAGGGAAAGACTCGTGTTTGGTGGATGGAATACGATCACGAAAAGTATCGCACTCACTCTGGGATTGATGGCGGTAAGATCGTTGTTTCCGGTTGGCAGTATCCTACTGAAAAGAATACAGGACGCTCTAATGCAACAACTGTTGAGCAGCAGGTCATTGCCGAGATTGATGCTGAATATATAAAGAAACTGCATCAGGGTAAGTATCACTTCAACTGGAACGCTGCTTCAACTCTCGGCGCTAAGTTTCATGAGTGTATGCTTGCTACTAAGTATGACGCTAAGAAGCATAATAAGTTCCCGTATTACTCGCAGCCCAAACTAGATGGTGTTCGCTGTCTCGTTTCTAAGGATGGTATGCAGTCCCGGCAGGGTAAACCTATTCTGTCTGCTCCACATATTCTTGAAGAGCTTCAGGGTTTCTTTGAGATCTTTCCGGACATCATTCTTGATGGTGAACTTTACAACCATGACCTCAAGAATGACTTCGAAAAGATTATTTCTCTTGCTCGTAAGACAAAGCCGACTGCCGAGGATCTCGAAGAGTCCAAGCAGATGATTCAGTTTTGGGTATATGACGCCATCAATGATGGCGACTTCATCAGCCGTATTAAATTCTTTGACGAAGCCTTTGATGAAGACTTTGATTATTGGTATGAATCAATTAAGCTTGTTCCTACTCTGATGGTAGAAAATGAACAGGCTATCAATGAGCGTTTGGCTTTTTATCTCGAAGCTGGTTATGAAGGTCAAATGCTCCGTGTTCCTGACTCACCGTATGAAGGCAAGCGTTCTAAGTTTTTGATCAAGCACAAAGAGTTCGAAGATGAAGAGTTTGAGATTGTTGACATCACAGAGGGTCAAGGTAACTGGGCAGGATATGCCAAGTCTATTGACATTAAACTGAAGGATGGAACTACTCAGAGCTCTGGTGTTCGTGGAACGCAGGAATTTCTAAAAGATATTCTTGCTGAACGTGAGCAGCTGATTGGAACTGATGTTACTGTGCGATATCAGAACAAAACAGTTGATGGAAAGCTACGTTTTCCCGTAGTCGTTGCATTCTGGAAAGGTAAGAGGGAACTATGATCATTGAAAAGACAATCGCTCAAACTGTGCAAGTAGATGTATATTGCCGTCCTATGCAATGGGCAGTTGTTGTAGTGACGCCATTTCAGCTCCTTGATCCCACGTCATATGATGCTAGACATGGCGAGGTGATAGCACAGTTTCATACTGAAGCAGATGCTATGTTCTTTGTGGATAGACTTCCACCTCAAGGTCTAGAAGTAAGAAAGATTGTTTCTCATGACCACTGACGTTAGACATATTATTACAGAGAATGACTCTGTTCGTGTGGAGACTGGTCCAGTTCAATTCAATGATGACTGGCCTGGTGTATTCATTCGTGGCGACAATGCTGCATACTATGCTACGATGTTAGAGTCTTATAGAATTGGAGAAAGAGATTTTATTACAGATGCACAGATAACAAATCTTATTAATTTACTTAAAAGTTGCCAGCTGTGATCTAAATAGTTGACTTTATTGGCAGTATGTTTTATACTGTCTAACTATGAAGGAGAGAAACATGACTGAGCGTAGAAACCCATACAGAGTTGTTTACACTGTAAAGAACAATAGCGGATTCATTATTGATAAGTCGAAACAGTTTCCCACCTTCACAGATGCAATGACATTTGTCCAGTTGCTCCGAGAAGGCGGAAACTTAGTTGGTAAGCCAGTGTTTGAAATTGGAGAAGCAAAATGACGAAGCGATATAACATTCAGATGAACTGCTGGGAGATTGGTGTGTGGATTTCTAACACCACTTTCAGAGTTCTTCGCACAGAGAAGGTTTAAGTTTACAATTTTCTCCATGATGTTTGTTATAAATTTGAGGCTGACGTTGTTTTTTGCAATAAGGACATGTCAGCCTTTTTCTGTTTTTTGAAGATTCAGAAATTTTTCTTTTCCATTCTTCTGATTTAGGTCTTCTTAATTTCTCACGAACATCTTCTCTTTTTGATGGATTTTTGTCTCCAACTAATCTACCTTTATTCGATAAGCTAATTTTTTTCCTTGCATCTATATTTTGAGAAGGATGTTTACCTAGCAGTAACATTTCTTCGTTGGAAATACCTTTACTATTTGTTTTATTTAAAAATTTTTCTTTTTGTTTAGCTTTTAATCTACGAAGAACTTTGTATTCCCACTCTCTGCATTGTTCAGATGCTTCAAATATTTTTCTTATTTGGATTATATCCGGATCGCCATATTTTTCTCTAAAATTTTTTACATGTTTAGAAGAAGTGAAATATGTTTTCCATAAATTTGAAGGATTAGCTTTTTTGCCATATTGAGAACCGTAATACCACTTGTCGTGTTCGGTCCAACCAATAAGATATGTATAAGGCGTATTATAAATATGCATGCTGGGCTCCTCTTGCTAGGGCTAGAGTCTGTGGAGTTCGTACCTCGCGACAGACAATTCTATTTATAAATCTAAATATTTTAGAACAATAGCTGCTTGTAAAACTAGAAAAAATCGCCTAAATAGTTTGCGCCCCTATAGCATAATGGCAATGCAATCGTCTCTAAAACGACCAATGTGAGTTCAATTCCCACTAGGGGCGCCAATTACTTCATGAAAGGATACAACAATGTTCAAGAATTTTTTTCGTTAGGTTTCTAGATCACCACCAAAATTCCTTTTGTCTTCATTTTATGAACCAGTCAAACAAAAGGAAACACAAATGAGTATTGAACTAAAAATCAAATCAAAGCACCTCGGACTAGAAGCAAAAGTCATTCGTCATGAGGAGCACAAACTCAAAAAGCAAATCAGATGGCAATGCGATCAAGGAACACCTGATCGCAAACTAATCGAGAAGTATCGATCAATCAGCAATCACCGTAAGTGGGACGTTCGTAATGAGAACCGTGCAACGTTTCTTGCTCGGGCATATCTCGCAGGCAGACCATACAAGTCGGTTGAAAACAAGATTCACGATCCTGCTTTTCTAAACTTCTACATTCTACCAAGAGTGTTTGAAATGGTGAACAAGTATGGACCTGTTGAGGATCGTATCTATAAGTATCCTAAAAGAGATAGTAAAGGCAACTTCTTAGGAAAAGATTATGTTGCTGACGAGAAGGAAGCATATATCGATCGTATCCGAAAGTGGATCGAATCATAAATAGGGTTGCCTTCGGGCAATTCTTTCGAAAGGAGATAATTATGCTAGGATATAAGACATATCTTGTTGCGTTTTTAATGGCTTTTCTACCTGCTATCACCGAAAAGGTATCAGGAGTTGACTGGGTCTCTGTTCTTGGAAGCTGGGGAGTTCCTCAGAATATGGTAGTTCCTGCTGCTGGTTTAGTAGCGGCTCTTATCATGGCTTTCATGCGTTTTCTTACACAGATCACCACAGTTCATAACGCCATTATGACAGAGCCACCAAAGGCTGACGAATAATTAATCTGGGGAGCTTAACGGCTCCCCATTTTTTTATCTGCTTCTCTTAGAAAATTTCTAATTGACTCTATAC